TCTCAGGACGATGACCGGTAATTCCCACCTTCATATCTCCTCCTAGCTTGGGCCGAAGCCCAGCATATCATATAGTCCCACGAGTCGTGAGCTGATGATATGCATAATAAGCAATGCCAGCACTGTCACCAACATCATTATCTTCAAGATTCATTTCGGGCCACTTCTTATTGAAGATATCCATAGTTCTCTGCTTGCGAATGGCACGAATCTTTGTTGAATACCATGATGCTGACATTCCGGGAAATTCAGCCTTAAGTGCATTCTTTTCAGCAGTCTTAAAGTTTGGATTCCCAATGAATGATTGCCACGACAAAGGCTGTACTGTGACAACCTTTACATTCTTTCTCATAAGCTCTGCAATACAAGCTCCATAGACCATTGCTAGTTTAATTGTGACGTCCGGATTTTTTACCTTAGCCATGATAGCACCCTCAAATGCAATGTAATCTACATTGAATGAGTCTTTTACTGCACGCAACTTATTGGCGGCATCCTCAAGTCTTTCAAAGACATCCGCCCCTTCAAATACAATCTTGCCCCACTGAACAGGTCTCCGATTGTAAAAGATGGTGAACGCCAAAGAGTGGGTCGAACAATCAATTCCCATGACTCTGCTGGCTTTTGTTTTCTTCAAATTGGCTAGTGCCACATCAAATTCCCACTAGATTAAACAACAACTCGGTGCGATTCTTTCGTTCCTGAGCTGCTTCGCACTTGCGACACGTCTCACTCTCATTATATCTAGACAAGACAGTGTCACAGTCCGGGCTTGTGCATACACGAATGTGACCTTTCAATCTGGCCTTCTTTTCGTAGTACTGCTTCATTAGCCTGGCGTTTGTTGCCTTTCGGCAGCAATCATCTGAACAATATCGCTGATTATGTGTCTTGGCCTCAAATTCCTGGCCACATTCAGCATATGCACATTTCAAAGTTTTGGAACCTCCATTACAGGAATATCTACCATTCCTTCAGGAGCCCCATCACTCCAACAATATTCGTAGAAAGGACAACCCTTGCAAATCTTACTACGCTTAGTCAGAGGTCTATTGGGAACTTCATTGTCTTCGTATGACTTATAAACCCGCCGCATCCAATCAAAAGCATCGTCAATCAACTTTTCATTTTCGGCATTCATCTCAATTGGAATGATAAGAAATTCCTGAGAATTCTTATTTTCATAAAGCAAAAATCCTAGCCTACGATTACGTACCTTCATGTACGTAAGAATCTGAAATAGATGATTGGGGCTAGGTCTCATTGTTGCCTGTCTAACAAGGAAGGCTTCCTGGCGTGTTGTCTTTACCTCACCAATTACTTCCTCGCCCTCCCACATGATTTCAACATCGGCAAACCCGCGAATAGGCGGGCTGTCGTTCAGGATTTCAATCTCATTTCCAAGACGAATCCCGGAAGCATCAAACAATGCCTCAATTCTCTCATGCGCCTGTGTACCATTGGCCATATTGGCAATACCCAAAGCGTCTACGGTCTCAACGTAATGAGCACCGTTAAACGCAATGTACCAATATCGTGGGCAGGTTCCATGACCATACCCAATAGTACTTGGGGAAAAAGTCTTCTTCTGTGTAAATTTGTCAGGTCGTCTCTGTTGCATGTAAGCAGCCTCAAGCATTTCAGCCAACTTATTAGCATCGAAACCCTTGGGCTGCTTACGAAACTTGAGACCCTGGACAATATCTCTTGTTACCAATTTCATCCTTAGTCTTGTTATTGTACATTAATTATAGCACGGTAAATCTTGGTTGACTAGTTTACATCCTAGCCATGTACTTAAGAGCATCAACCAAACGGTCAACTGCTTCCTTCGTGCTGCGATAGATGTACTTTCGGTTATTGTTGTCTGTACCCGCTCTATCTTTCTTGATAGTTGCATACTCAACAGCCTTTACCGAAAACTTCAATGAAATTGCCTGAAGTTCTACAATAACCAATGGAATCTTTTGAGCATTAATTTCTGGCTTTGCGATACATTTGATTGCAAGGTCAAGAACCCTATCAAGGTCTGGGTCCTGCATATATTCGATAATATCATTGAACTCAGTAATCTTTGATACTGTCAAAATTGGGTCCTCATATTCACTCAATTACTTCCCACTCCTTTTCTGCATCTATATCAGAGATTTCACAGTCCCAAAAATTATCTAGCTCCCAATCGTAAAGCTCTCCTTCATCAACCCGGCGCTTTATATCAAGGTATCTCTGGTATTCTTCATCAGACAATTCAACGTCTATTGTCTTTGGCAGAATAGTGATTCTCAGCTTCAACCCCGAAACCTCCGACTCTGCTGAATACTCTGACCGACTGCCTTCTTAATCTGCTCAGACGTTACAACACCCTGAACATTCACATCGACCTTCATCTCCACAGGTTCATACTTGCGCTCAAAGATTGTCTTTTCACAAGGATACACATCACCTGCTGCATCTCTGACAATATAATCCCCGATTTTTACGCCTGCCCATTGCTTACTTGGCTCTACCCAAACAATAGCAACAATATCTTCTGGGATGTCAACCCACATTTCTTCTGCTGGAAGAAAGTTATTCAAATAGGCATTGGTGTCAATCTGATGATTACCAGAAAACTCATCTACCTCCGCCCAATTTTTGCCAGTAAACTGAATCGCTTCCGTCTCCACTGGCCTTGCTACATACTTCACAAAACCTCCGAATTTACCACAATCGCGTGGCTCTTTTCCATCATAATCTTTCTCAAAAACTTTTCTGCACGTTCATGACTGGCCTTCATATCCTTCTCTTGATGCATCCAATATCCATTGTGCTTAATAACAAATCTGGCCGCATCGTATCGAGTGGCAAAGCCTTCCATTGAATTTACGTTAAACCACTCACTGTGCTCTGCAAATGAAATTGCTGTCCAACGGTTCATGGTATCCAACATCGCCTGACCAATCTTTACATCATCAAGACATACATAATACCACTGGTATTCTGGATGACACTTCCGGAAAATGATATCTCCACCAGGTCCAACGCCCTCTTCTCGCAGGACAAAAAATCTACTCATACTTTTCTCTCCATGCCTCTAGCATTTCATGAAACATTGCATCACCAATAACCCACAGCCGAGTCTTTGGAGTCTTTGATTCAGGGTCATCATCTTCCCGAATTACCAACTTGAGTGCTGGTTGCCTTCGTCCATTATGAATAGCATCGGTAGAAATCTTTGACCAGAAATCCTTTGTTACGCTGAAAGACTTCTTATACTCCTTATAGTCTACAAGGAAAGGTTCAAGGATAGCATCACCCTTGTTTACTCCCTTGGACCGCCCGGAATTTTTTACCGGCGTTGCACCATCACGCTTAATTTCGTCAGCTTCTGACATAATCCCTGTCCCACTGAATTTCGAATTGCCACTTTAGGATTCTAAAACTTGCAAAAGCATAATCTTTCTGTCCAGCAAAATCAAAGCCGACGCCCCAGTCACGTCGTGACGAATAGGCTGCGTAAAACCATTTCCACTCAAACATTCTTTCAAACATCTCTATCCCTACTCGTATAGGCCGAAACACAAATGAGGGTAGCAATGATTCCCAGAGCTACCCCCAAAAGCAACCCGCTCAAAAATAGACTGACATCTCGAATAATATCAGAGAACAAAGTCCTCAACATACGAAATGTGCCCCTTTGAACAAGTCCACTTCAAAATCTTCTCAACATTAAAATACTGTGCATCGTCACACTGCTCGTGACAGGTTTGGCACCCAAAGGCACCGGAGATATCCATACCCTTGGGTGCCTCTTCTGCCTGACTCTGTGCAACGAAATCGCTAAACTTCGTCATCAGGTAGTTCGCCCGTTAGGACTAGATTCACCTTCTCCGTCAAAGACTTCAGCAGTACATCGTTTTCACGAAGCATCGCAATCACATTATCACGACCTTGGTACTGCTTCTCTTCAACAGTGTACCATGCCCCCTTCTTTGTGACAATGCCATACTTTTCAGCAGCATCTAGAACTTCTCCAACAGAATCAATACCAACAAAGGAACCGTCATAGAACAAGTCGTACTCACCCTTACGAGACTGAGGACCCAACTTGTTCTTCTCTACATAAAATTCAACCTTGCGGCCAATTGGAGTTTCCATCTGGATATCACCAATATATGTGATTCCCTTCTTTTGCTGATTTTCCGTATTTGAAGAAGTCAATTTGATAATCTGCGAAGATGCAAATGGCACCTTCTGACCACCGTGAGGAACCTGCTTAACATAGGTGGCTTCAATCTTTGTGGTTGTCTGTGAAATCAAAACAACGGCCGTCTGCTCATTCTCATAATGAATAGCATTAACCATCATAGTACAAGACTTTGCATGTGCTCCAAGCTGCTTCATCTTCTCGAATTCTACAGCCTCTCCGTCCTTATCTACAAAGACTTCTGGAAGAGCATCACTAATTGAGTCAACGACAATCAAGTCAATCCCGCCGCGAATCAGCGGCATAATAGAATCTGTAATTGCTCCGAATGACTTCTTCTGAATCAGAATAAGCTCATCATTGTTGATTCCAAGTCTGGCACCAAATGATTTCTCATATGTACCTTCAACATCAACCCATGCACAAACCTTGCCCATCTTCTGAAGAAGACCAACAGTTTGCATCATGAGAACAGACTTTCCACTACTGGTATTTCCATAAACCAGTGTAATTCTACCTGCTCCAATACCTCCACCTAGAGCAGTAGTTAGACCCGTACTTGCCAGCGGAAACTTGATAAGCTCAATTTCCTGAGCTGTCTTCAAACGCTTCGCTGTCTTCGGGTCCAGTTTAGCCATAAAATCTTCGAATGCCACTACTTTTTATTGTCCTTATTGTAATTTCGACTATTCCAGTCAATTTCAAGTTTTTGTGCTAGCGCCCTAATTTGTTTATCGCGACTGGCGCACAGCCGCTGAATAATACGTAGCAATTCCTCCGGGTCCTCAGACCTAAAGACCAAAATGTTGTCTTCATTGATTCCCCGGAGGAAGTAGCCGTTCACATTCATACTGATATTATACCAGGCTGACTAACGGTTGTCACCGCTACCGCTGATAACACCTCGCGCCTTGCGAGAATTCAACTTATTCAAATTGCTCTGCGCAATAGCCTCAAGAGGATAACCAATCTCATCAGCCAATCGGGCAAGATACCACAGAACATCACCAAGTTCCTTGGAAAGCTCCAGAGTATCTTCATACTTTACCTGACCAGCCTTGTCACGAAGAATCTTCTTGACTTTATTGGCAATCTCACCAGCCTCGCCAACCAAACCGAGAGCAACGTAGGAAAGTGCGTCAGCATTTCCCTCAAGCGCTCCGGGATAAATAGCAGTATCAGCAGTGGCAAGCTGATACTTATCGAAATCAAGGTCAGTCATTTGGAATCCCATCTACTACACGAAGCACAACTGTTGCTCCGTCATCTTCAATATCAATCGCAAGTGCCTTCTGCCCTACTTGGTTTCGGAATGTGTCATATGGAATACGGATTTCGCCGCCTGCCTCTTCCACAGCCGCCGCCAAAAATGGGGCAAGGTCAATCTGCGTAGGCTCGTTAGCCAATTTTCCTCCTATAGGTAAGCTTGGGCCCGAAGGCCCAACCACTTAGCGCGGAATTACTTCATCAAGAAAGAAGGAATCTCCATCTTGAGTCTGCTTAAGAGTGGCCTCAATTACTGAACCCTCCTTACAGAATCCGTAAGCCTTGTGGAACATTTGCGGAAACACTAGTACAGGATACAGGTTTTTATCATGGTCCGCAAGTACCATGTCAGCCATATTCTTTCCAGCCTTCGTCTTTCGACTCTGATTGGAAACAACGTAATAAAATCCATCAGTCAGTGATGCAAAGTTCTTTGTGTACACAAATCTTACAAATGTGTTACTAGAACCCCGTACAAAATCGCTGATTTCTACATAGCGTGCCAGACGCTTGTTGGCAATCAGCATGGCGTACATATTACCAGGTGCAATGAGTGTGTCTTCCTTGTGGAAGAAAGAAGCCTCACCAGTCTCATCAACAACCTCAATCCGAGACCATCCCTTTCCACGCTTCACGTTCTTGACCATTCCCATGATGATACTCGTAGAGTCCTCACGAAAAGCACTGAGCGGCGTAAATTGTGACCTGACACCATCAGGCATGTCAGGAATTTCAAACGCCGGAATATTTAGATACTCGTACAGGAAGTGCCTCTCATCGCCACGCTTCGGATTGTCCGGAAAGGTTGCAGCTCCAATAGCATTCATTGAAGACAAAACCCGGACATTCAAGCCACTTCCCTTTTCCTTCACAGTCTCGTACAAATGGGCATAATCTCTGTACGGCCTCTTTTCAATCAACTTAGCTCCCAGATTGTGAGAGATAAACTTGATGTCAGCAAGACCAAATCGAATAGAGTCGTCCTCAATCGAAAAATCAAGTTGAGAGTGATTGACATGAGGCAACTTAATCTTCACCTTCATGCGCTTTGCCTCAAGGAGATAGGCGGTAAGGTTCTCTTTCTTTTCCTCATTCTTCATCATTGCGTAGATGAATTCAACAGGATAGTAAGTCTTCAGCCATGCAGTCCAGTAAGAAATCATGGAATATGCAACAGCGTGAGACTTGTTGAAAGAATAGCCTGCGTGAGCCTCAAAGTCATGCCATAGCTTTTCAGCCACGGCCTTTGAAACCTTCTTAGAAGCACCCGCAATGAATTCGTCACGATAAGCATCGAATTCACGAGCATCCTTCTTCTTACCGATAATCTTACGAACCTTATCGGCAGTTGCCATAGACATCCCGGCCAATTCAGTCATCGTAAGCATAACCTGCTCCTGATACAGAATCTCACCATAGGTGTCTTCAGTAAACCACCGCATATCTTCGTGGTGAAACGTCACTGGAGACTCATTGTTCTTTCGAGCAATATATTCAGCACCAATAGTGTTCATCGCACCCGGCCGAACAAGTGCGTTGGACGCAGCAAGCTCAGCAAAGTTATCAATACCACCCATGTTGACAATCAGGCCGGTATATGGCGCAGCCTCACACTGGAAAACTCCCTTTGTATGACCAGCAGAAAGCATCTCATACACCTTCTTATCCTCAAGAGGAATTTCTGTGAGTGTAATGTCACGGTTGTGCCGCTCCTTGATAATCTTCAAAGCATCACCCATAACGGAAAGAGTCTTCAGGCCAAGGGCATCCAACTTAATCAGACCGAGGTCGGCAGCCTCATTCATGTCCATTGCAACAAGCATACGCCTAGGCGCAGACTTATCCTTTGGGTCAGCAGCAGTCTCGATTGGAGCATACTTTGCAATAGGCTCCTTTGAGATAACGATGCCCGCCGCGTGCATTCCAGTCTGACGAATTCGGCCACGAAGTTCATTGGCCAACTTCTCAACTTCTGGATACTTCTTTCGGTAAGCCTCAGTAGCAGGTGAAGTCAGATATTCTTCATATGTTGAAATAGTCTTTAGTGCTTCATCTGTCTCTGACTGCTCAATACGGAAAACCCGCGCAGCATCTCGAACAACACCCTTATCCTTGAAGTAACCCACAGTAGCAATAGATGCGACATGAGTAAACTTTCGGGTTAGGTAATCCTTGACCTCATTTCGCCTACGGTCTTCAAAGTCTGTATCAATGTCAGGATAGTCATTACGCTCAGGGTTGATAAATCGGAAGAACAGCAAACCCCACTTAATCGGGTCTACATCCGTAATACCAAGAACATAGTTGACCAAAGAACCGGCACCAGAACCACGACCAGGACCAACCAAAATTCCTTGGTCCTTAGACCACTTAATCGTATTGGCAAGAATCAGAAAGTAGGTCGAGAAATCCTTGTTCTTGATAATCTCAAGCTCTTCATTAAGACGCTCTACGTACTCTGGATTCTTATCCAGACCCTTATTACGAAGACCCGCCCGAGCCTTCTTTTCCAGAAGCTCATCAGGATTTCCATTCTTTGGGCGAGGCAGAAGGTCAAGACCTTGGTGGAAAGGATACTCCTCAATTCGAGAAGCAATTTCCTCAGTATTCTTTACAATATCCTCACGCTCAAATCCATTCTTCTGGAAATCATTAAGTTGCTCTTCAGCAGACTTCATATAAATCTGAATTTCCTCGAATGTCATCTTACGGTCAGGATATAGGTAGTTAAACCTCTCAAGCATATCCATCTTCTGAGACTTGCTGAAGTCAAATTCCTTACCAAATCCGGGCTTTGTTGAAAGAATCAGCATAGCCTCTTCAATCCAAAGCTCTTCCTTTCGAGCATAATGACAGTCAGAAGTAACAACAGGCTTAATGCCATTGCTATCAGCAATCTTGAATAGAGCCTCATTCATCTTCTTTGGATTATGAGCCTGAACCTCAATATAGAATCGGTCACCAAGAATACGCTTGAACTCTAGGGCAATCTGCTCAGCCTCTTCATAATTGCCTGCCTCAATTGCCTTACACAGCATCGAATTAAGACATCCAGACAAAATGATAAGACCTTCATTATGCTCTTCAAGAAGCTCCATATCAATGCGTGGCTTGTTATAAAATCCTTCTGTCCAAGCCTTTTCATTGAGGGTCTGAAGAGTCTTCAAACCAGTCTCACCCTGTGACAGGATAATAAGGTGATTATAGACATTCGTACCATCAGTACGCTTAGCCTTAGCTCGACGGTCAAAACGGTCGGTGGGCGAAATATAAGCCTCAACACCAAGAATAGGGACAATGCCCGCACTCTTGGCAGCCTTCTGAAATTCACGGTGGCCAAGAAGTGTACCGTGATTAGTCTGCGCAAGATGGGTCATTCCCAATTCCTTTGCGCGAATCATATATTCTTCTGGACTATTCAATCCATCAAGAGTTGAATAGTAGTCATGCAAATGGAGTTCACAATACGGCATTCTTTACCTCTTTCAATTGGTGACGCTTCTCTTCGGAGAGCATATTTTGAATAGACTCAACGGTCTGGATTGCTTGTCGACCAGAGAGATTGAATGAGTAAGCTCTTCTCTCTCCCTTAGCCATATATGGTCCTGCCACCCGTCCGAAGCCGAGTGCATTTTTGCAGAACCTACTTGTTTCATCCGAGTAATACTGAGAAATTGTCATAGCAACAAACAAAGTTTTAGAACCGTCTCTTTTAGTCTGACCATTTGTTTTTGTATAAATACATCCCTCAGCTTCATAATATCCGGCAAACCACGAACGGTTGTGTGGTTTTCTTACGCCATTGAAAATAAAACCTTTTGTTTCGGCCTGTTCGATTCTTTTTGACGAAAGATACGGAGAAATTTTATCAAAAACCGCCTGCGCTGGTCTTCCGACAATCTGAACCCGAGGAATCTTTCCTCCCGGAGAAAATCCAAATCCAAATTGGTCTCTTACTGCCTTCAGCGGCTCTGTATTCTTTTGATGAATCTCAATCTTTGGGTAAACGTATCGTCCGCCCTGTTGAGAATTAACAGAAAAGCATCCATCGCCCTCTATAAATCCTGCTAGCCATGCTTCGTTAATATACATAGAAATATCGTATCACGATTAATCGTGATAGTCAAGTTCTGTGTAAGGTCATAGTCTTTTATTACGCATTGCTTTTACAAAGTTGTATGTAACAAGCTTCAGACTAACCCGCCGATTTGCGCGGTGTTGCTGATGAATGCGTCTATGACAGTCATGACAAACACCTGTGAGGTCTGACATAATCTCACGCTTGAATCTATCATAGGTATTATGATGGACGTGTAGATTTTTTCTGGAGCCGCATGCTTGACACTTCCTGCCATACAGAGCCCAGTACCGAGCACACTTTGCTTTCCATTGGGGACTCTTAATGTATTTCTTATAGTCCTCTGTCAGTTCAAAACTCATAAGCTTCACTATAGCAAAGAACCCCGCCCTTTTCAAGGCGGGGTCTCTTCACAAAGTCATGTCACCACTCATCATCAGCGGCAGCCTGAGGGGAAGGCTTACGGTCAGAAACCTGAACAGGAGTAGACTCATCCTGGTAAACCGCACCATAGTATTCGTGCTGCTTCTCATACTCAACCTCACGAACAGCAGTCTTGTCAAGGTCAAATACCTCAACATTACTGTCATCAAGAGGCTCATCCTTAAGACGCTTCAAAAGCCACTGAGTAGTAGTTCCCTCACCAGTCTTAGTGATTCGGTAGTTTGCATTCGTGATGCTTCCCTCATCAACAGCCTCTTCAATAAGAGCCTGAGTAAATGCAGAATTGGCGTTACGAGTAAGCACATAGACCTTTTCACCATCACCAATGTTGGCAAGAACATTGATGTAAAGGTTCTGCTTCTGTCGCCATCCTTCCTTGTAGTTCATCTTGTGACGCTCACAAGCATAGCACTCGCCATCGTCAATGGTACAAAGTCCACGACGCTTCCAGCCATCAGGGCCAGGGGCATTGTGCTCAGTTGCGATGAATCCGACGCCGCGCTCTTCCTTATAGTTGTTCATCTGAGGGTCAAGCTCCTGAAGGAATCGAACGGTTACATTCGCAACACCCTTTGGAAACTTGAACCACTCCGCCTTTGGACGGTTGCCAGCCTCAGCGCGCTCCTGCTGAGCCTGCTGATTAGCCTTAATTCCTGCGAGGCCCTTAATCATCTTTGCCATTTTGTTTAATAATCTCCTAGTATAATTGAGCCTTCAATGAGGCTTCTTCTACTATTGTACCATCTGTCACGATGTGGCACAAGCTTGCCGGGCGAACCCGGCATTCTCAGTACAATCCCCAACTTTCATATTCAAAGTTAGTCACTGCATTTCTGAGGCACTGACGAATTTCATCATCTGTCATATCGCCAGCATCTTTCGCATCATGGGGGTAAATCATCTTATCTGCATATGAAGACCAAAGGATTTCCTTTGTATGCAGACCCGCCGCAATTGTTGCACCAAGGTCACGCCCTGGATTATGGCCCTTACACAAATTTAGGCCAATCTTCTTACATTTACGACAGTTCTTGTAGATATGCTTCTCTCTTCTGTCAAAGTCAGTCATGATGATAATCCGGCTGAAGTTCTTACTCAACTGGTCAAAATGATACGGACTAAAGTTTCCGCCAAGACAGGCAACCACGTTGGGATATCCAGCCTGGTGAATCCTCATGGCATCAAAAGATGCTTCACAAATAATTACCGTATCGCCATGCTTCTTTGCACGATGCATATTCCAAAGAGTCTTACTCGTTGGCAGCCCACGGGAATTCTTAAAGAACTTGTTTTCCGTATCGGCTGGTCTGCCAATAACACCTACAGGCAGTCCCTTTCCATTGTGCATAGGGACTGCAATGATATCTTTCTTTGAAGAATATCCAATTCTAAAGAAGTCTAGAATTTCCTCCTCAAATCCTCGCTCTTCAACCATGTATCGAACTGCCTCTGGATTCCTCCAGAAGTCATCATACATTCTGTCAAGTACATTTTGAGGAAATTCAATAAAATCTACTTCTGGTTCGAATTCCTTCGCTAGCTGGTCTTCAAACGCCTGTTCGGTTTCTGAACCCTTCTTAATGATGAGTCTACGAGCAGCGAATTCATTCCTGTGAGTACCATCCCTCATTGGGATTTTCTTCACCAAGTCTACCAGAGTACCTGAAACACCGCAAGAGTGATTGAAGCAGATGTACTTTCCACTTGTTCTAGATACACTGAATGATGGAGTGAATCTGTTTCCGTGAAAGGGGCAGAAGCATAGAAAGTCATTCGTTGTTTCGCCCTCAACATCTACCCCGCAGGCTCTGATGGTGGCTTCGATTTGGTTGGGGGTGTAGGTCTCAACATTTCCCTCCCATTTGAAATCCCTTCCACTTCCCACGACCGCCTCCTTCCTAGATAAACGCCATAAACCGAGATAACAAATTCATAATTGTTTCCCGGCTTGTCGTATTCTGTAGACCAATATGGCCCAAGGTCCAAAACAGGAACATAGCCAAGGTCTCTCATATCGTTGAGAATCATATTCTCATACTGTGCGCGAAGCCGGGCAAAATCAGCATCGTCACCAATTTTGCCCGACATTCCAAAACGCTTAATTGTCTTATGCATGTATCAAAGTGAGAACTTCTCATTCACGATACCACGGTCAATGTCCCAGTCAAGGTAGAAGTCAAACATACTTCCATGACGATTCTTTCGGCAGGCAATTTCAACCAGGCCAGAATCCTCATTGCGATGAACTGCGAACGCCATGTCAGCATCATACTCGATTGCCTTTGACCAAGCAACCTGACTCATCATCGGAGGATTGTCACGGTCTGAAAGGTCAGACTGAGTTGCAGCCGTAATATCAATCAGCGGAATATTGTTGGTAACCGCAAGCATCTTGAATTCACGAGAAACCGCCATACCACGCTCAGTAGGACTATTAGACCGACCATTGTTTTGGAACAACTGGTGATAGTCACAAATCACTAGGTCTGGCTTATGCTGGTCAATCTTAGCCTGTACTGTATTCGGAGTTACATCCGATAGTCCTTCATTTGATACTACCACAAAACCGCCGCGATTATCAAACCTTCTTTTACCCCAAGCGTGGAAATCATCAATATTGACGTCTCCCTTGGCGAAATCCGAGGCTCTAAACAGACCAGAACCCATCATTGTGTAGATACGGTCGCGCATATTCTCAGGAGACATCTCAAGAGAGACAATCATGGGCTTAAAACCCTGCTCCCATGCCTTACAGGCAAGATAGGAAGTGAACCATGTCTTACCCTTACCAGGCCATCCGATAGCCACAATAAGGTGACCAGGGGCCATTCCAGTAGGATAGACAGAGTCAATAGACTTGAAGGTCGTTGGGATGCCAGGGCTACCAGTCGCATTGCTGCGTTCACGAACCGCCGCAAAATGCTCCTCCGCCGCTGCAAAATCAGTCACATCAACATCTCGAACATTATTCGTAAACTTCCCCAACTTTGACAGAGCCCCATTAGTCTTGTCGAGAACTTCACTTGGAGCAGTGCCAGCCTTGAGTTCCTTGGCAGCACGCAAAGAGATGCTTTGAATGCGCGCCTTCAAATACTCATTCTTCAATTCATCAAGATAGTATTCAGTAGCACCAGAAACACGTTCCGGCTCAAACTCACTATGCTTCTTTTCAAGAAATTCTAGTGTTGGTACAGACTTGTATCTGGTGTAGTATTCCTTGATTGTATCCCAGACATCACCATGAGACACGAATAGGTCATCAACGTTTTCTGAATAAAGAACAGAAATATCCTTGTTCTCACAGACTGCGCTAATGAGATTTGCTTCAGCCGTCATTCTTAGACTCCCACTTCCTTACATTTTGCTCAGTCTGCTTACGCAGCTCTTCACGCTTTCGTTCATCTTCCTTACGCTCAACCATGAATTCAAACACACGGTCATAATTCGTCAGAAGAAAATCAATTGGATGACCCTGCTTACCAGTTCTAAAGTAATACTCTACAATTTCCTTGCACTGGTCATACGTATAATCTTCGAGCATATCCCGAAGACCCCACTTGGCGCGGTAACGATTACCATTCGGACCACGCCCATACTTTTCAGTATAATTCTTCTGGTAAAGTGTATAAAGGCCATTAGCCTGCTTGTTAATTACCGCGTCAGTGGTCATATCAGTTCTCGTACTTTCCCTTCACACCCCGGATTTCTGCCTCAACCTCTTCAACCTTCTCAAGCAACTTTCGCTCAACAAAGCTGTAGACCTTATCAAATGTGTCGTTAGGGTTTCCTGTACCATCGGCCTCAAGGCCAATGTCTACACGAAGAGACTCATAGTTCTGCATATTACGAGTGTATCCAAGGCTCACCTTTACTCGGTGGCCCGGCTTTTCAATTTCATGCATCTTCTGCAATTACCTCCTTTGTAGGCTCATCAACTTGTGAAATATGTCCATTGCCAAATCCAAACGCCTTCTTATCTGTTGGCTCATCTTCATCGTCTTCCTCTTCATCAACCTCAATAGTCAGACGCTCAGCCAACCCCATCCACATGGCGGCAATGTCCAGCAACTTACTTACATTCTTCGATTCTACCGCTAGATATGCGGCTGCGTCAAGAGTAGATGCAGCCTGAACAAGTGCCACATTAGCACTTAGTTCATTACCAAAGGGCTCATACGTAACGGGCTTGACTCTTACCAATCCTGCTCCTTCCAAACCGGAACAAACTCTCCTTGCTCAGTTTTTACATAGGTCACAACATCATGCTTCATCATGGCTCTTAGTTCGGCCTTTGATGGCAATGTTGTTCTTGGGGTAATCTTACCATCACTTCTAGGTCTTCCGACGTGAACTGTCAAAAGATAGTCATGAAGGTCAAATACATTTTCTTCACTAAAGAAATAATACAATGGCCTTCTATTTGCAAGTACATAAGAACGCTGAGGTGCCTTAATGTTACCCGCCAAAATATCGCGTTCAATATTTGTGCGATGGCGGCCAATCATCTTAGATACCTCTTGCATTTTAAACGCTTTTTGATGCCTCTTCTTGACATCTGACCACACATATCCAACCCGCTTCTCCTGTGGATAATTCCAACAAACGACAAGGTCCTGAGCACGTGTAACACTCAGGACCTTGTGCAAGTCTCCATTCAGGAAGAAATATCTCAGTCTGGCAGACTTGCGATTGCGGCGTTGGCGTGGCTTTGTTCCATTTTCCATAGCCATGCAGCAAACCTATTCTTAGTCTTATCAAGCATCCATCTGTTTCCACAGAGAATGCAAAACAGCTCTACGTGCTTCTTTTCCGAAAACACTCGGTCGAACATTACTCGACCGCCACACTTCTTACAGTACACCAGGCTGACCAATCGTGGTCGAAGGCTTGTTTGGAACTGCATAGACGCCAATAGCACCAGCAGCAATAACAAGTACCTGCATCCACTCAGCCGCTGAAATTCCGTCAGTTACAGCAGTAACGAAGAATGTAAGAACTGCGGTGATTACTGCGAGAACCGCCTTTGTGTAACGTGCACCAGGAACATTAGGTGCAGCAAAAACAGCAGCAGCACCAGCAGCAGCAATACCAACATTAATCCACTCAACGTTTGTAATAACGTTATCAGTAAGTGCAGCAACAATAGCTGTAATAGCAGTAACAAGAACTGCTAGTAGAGACTTGGCATAAGCCATATAGGTTATACCTCCTTTACTTTTTATCTACGCCCATTATAGCAGAGCGCACGTTCAAGGGCAATCATCCCTTGAAAACCTTCCCGTCCAGAACAATAACATATTCTGGAGAAATTGGAATGAATTGAAGAAATGGAACATTATCAATAACATGCCCAATTCCAAATCCCAATTCCCAGGATGGATTCGTTGTATAACGCAATCCATATGCACTTGGGTCACACATATGACCAGTGCCTAGACCAACCAATGTGGTCCCTGTCATTGGATAAGACTTGTATACTACACCACCGCGATGGTCATGACCACGAGCCAAAGAGATATTGTAGTTCTCAATGTCACTCTTTACTGCTAGACCTGTTGTGGTTGTTGTATTACCATGATGGACATAAATCCCGCCGAATCTTTCCACTGGCGGCAATTCGTATGGCCTCCATGCAATTCCTAGGTCATCCAATGACCACAGCATGTTTGGGGTTACTTCATCAACGTACTCAGGAAACTTCTTATCCATATATCCCTTGGCACGGATATCATGATTTCCCAAACTAGCATGCATGTCTGCATCCTTATGCTGAAGTCTAGCAAACGAATAGAACTCCTTTGCCACCTCTGCATTTTTCTTTACAAATGGAAGAGGGGAAACCCGGCCGCGAAACTGCTCATCAGTCTCTTCCTCAATCTTCTTTTCCTTCTTTAGCTGACTGAAGAATTCGTCAGTAGTTCCATCAGAAAACCGACTATACTCTAGCTGGTCATCAATGTCACCAAGGAAATCCATCGCATCGGGCTTCCACCATTTCATCGCCTTGAAGAAAAGGTCCACCGCCCTCTTGTCATGATATGGTGCTTGCAAATCTCCTACAAAAGCCCACTTCATATACTCTCCTATCAAAAAGAACGGGACCAGTTACCCAGCCCCGTTCAACGTACATCTTATTGTAGCTCACGCAATTTGCGGTGTCAACCGTTCAGCGTTATCGTGCTCTTTCCTGGTGCAAACGAACAGGTTCCACCATGAATTATCCGTCTTGTCTCCAGAGATATGGTGCACGGTTTCCCATGATTTGAGAATTCTTCCCACACTCCTCTCTGCCTCAAGCCTATGTTCATAGTACCATCCGCCCGCAAAACTCTTTGGATGCTCTGGAACCCAAACCAGAACATATCCGTTAGAGTTTAGGCGACGGTCGCGTCTATACCACTTCTGAAGTGGTGAATATTTCACAGACACGTCCCCTTTCCAGTTTATATCAGTATCCCATTGCTAGCCAATTCACATAAATCTGCTTAGACAAAACATGCGACTTCTCAACTGTAGCCGTTGCTGCACAAACAACAAAGCCTCTATGGTCTGGAACATAACCAGTTCCCTGAATTCCCCAATGAGAAAGAATCATTCTTCTATTATATGGAGAGGTAACGCTAGTAACAATTACCGGCTTAGAACCTACAGTAAAGAACGAACCAAAGTTGATTGTCTTTGTATAGTAATGTACCTTACCCGGCGCAATTGTTGCGGTTCCGCAAGCAATTTTAATTCCAGTATCTTTCTTTGTTGAATATGAATTATAATAAAGTTTTGGAGCCCTTTCAAACAGGTATCTTGTATTTGATACCATTGTATTCAACTTGTCACTTGCTAGATACTCATTGGAACCCCAATTAACATCTTTAAATGATGAAACGGACAATTAGCTCAACACCTCCCCATCCTCATGAATATTTACCTCTTCAAGAGAAGCATCAATGATAAGATTCTTGTTCAAGCCAAACTTGTCAAACACATCCGGAGATTGAATGTGCCTTTTCAGATTCTTTGAGATAAGATAAACTTTGCCATCAGCAAAGTTTCTTACAAGAGACCCGTCCCTAAATCCAACAGTTCCCAAAATTGGGAGGTGTTTCACAGCGTTCTCTGAAGATTGTAGCACAGGTGCCGACCAGCTAGCCATCGCTCTTTGAGACTTAATCTTGAATCTGCACTTATCTCTTACAAGAAAGAATCCGGATTCTGTACAAAGAAACACCCCGTATGGATATTCTGTTCTTGTTGTAGGAATCGGGCGCTGCTCACTCTTCTTACGAAACATCTCCACCTTCTAGCTCTGCTAGCCTCTTTTCCAGTTCTGCAATTCTCAAATTGTTCTCTTCTACAATCATTGTAGCATCCGCCCGAATCAATGCTAGCTGCTCTTCATAGCTAGTAACCTTTTGTGCTAGACTCTCTTTTAGAGCAGTAATAATTAGTTCTAGTCTCTTACTATTATCCATAACCTTTTCTTTCTACCTTTGTATATTATAATCATGATTTCGGAGGGTTGTCAAGACTGCGTTATCAAATTGTCACGCTTCTCGATACCAACCCTGAAGATTCATCGACCATCCCGAAGCGTTAATTTGAGAACCAGTAATGTTAGCACCCGCATTTGTTCTGATACGGTCAACTGTAGTTCCAGAACCTGAAGTCAGGGCAACCGCTGCAACTGTTCCGTTAATTGCTGAAGAACCTGCAATATGACCAACCAGAACTTGCTGATTAGTACGCTCTACGCTTGTTGGTGTAGTTACACTCAAGGTCGAACTTCCTGAACCAGCAGCGCTGGCCACCGCCCAGATATTTACGTAAACCATCTTACCAATCCTTTGGTACCAACCAGTCAAAGATGACCATGTAACTGTTCCTCCTCCAGTAATAGAAGGAGTATATGTTCCAAATGCATTTTGCGAATAATTTGTAATTACACCATCAATAGAGAGTGAAAATACATCCGTTCCATCATTCTGGAATCTAAGGAAGTTTCCAGTATAAGTAGACTGAGGATTAATGAAAATAACAGAACTTGATGATGGAGTGGGGCTAATTTGCAAACGGTTTCCAACTAGTCGAACAAGGTCCTTATCGATGGTAACATTTGACGTTCCAGTGGCAATGGTAGCATTTGCATTGGAGCTTCCATCATTATTCTGTGAAGCTAGCAAAAGACTTGCACTGTCCGTTGCCCCTGTTACTGTTGGACCAAGTAGCTGAAGCGACGCATACTCATTTACAGCTCCAGAATTAACAACACCAACAAGAATTCTACCGGCAACGTTCTCAATTGACCTATGTGTTGGGAACTGAATAAATCCGGCGCCACTGTTAGTGTTCATGATTACCTGAGGCCCGGTACTTACTCCAGCACTGACACCTCTTGGGTATGTATTACCAAAGGAATCTGTTCCAGAAGCAGCAGCAATAGCAAATAGCAAGTTTCCGGCCGCTGGAGTTCCGTTGTAGTACAATCCTGTACCAGAAACTACAGTTCCACCACGAATAGTTACGTTATTGAATTCAGCAAATCCGTCATTTCTGATAACCCATCCGGCAGAACCCGCCGAATAGTTGGATGACATAATCTTACTGTTAACACCATCAGCAGACGGGTTGCTTGGGTCACCAACAACAAGACGTCCACGAATTGTAGCATCACCAAACTGAGCTGCACCAGACACGTTAATTGACCATGCTGGTTGACCAGCCAAGCCATTGGCTGAAGCTGTGGACAGAATAGAACCAGTTCTGATGATTCCACCATCGATAGTAGTCTGACTTGGTGGCTTCCATGGTGAAGGTGATGTAGAACTAGTCAATTGCGGTTCAAGCTGAAGGCCATCAAAATACAGCGTTCCATCTGTTTCTGTAGACAATCCAATTGTAATTGCATTATATGTTCCAGTTGTCAGTGTTCCAGAATATCTTGTCCATGCACCATTTGCCGCCCTTGATGACATTGAGTCAAAGGAACGATACGTTCCATCACTAGAGCGAAGCTTTAGCTGGACATTCTTTGCACCAGAACCAGAAGCATTGAAAATCCATACAGAAAAGATGTATGTAGTGTTCTGTTCAACAGCAACATTGTATGATGTTGAGCTAGCTCCTAGCCATACGTCTGAATCATCTCCTGCTGAACCTCCTGAGCGCACAACTCTCAGGCACTGCCCGCCAAATTTTGGAGCCTGTGTTACCGAATCAACGATTGTGGCAGTAAGAGTTCCAGATGGCGTTACAGTTTCCAGCTTTCCTGAATACCATGTTGAAAGGAATTCCCAATCGGCATAAGCAGGGTGAAGCATGTTGTGGCCGTTCTGAAGGAGTAGCGCCGCAGCCCTGATGGTACCCTGGTTAATTTCTAGCGTGCTGTTAGTTAGCTGCCAGCCCGCAACGCCAGCGGAATAATTCGCGCTCTGCATAATTCCGCTGGTACCAATTGTGAAGGTTGAACCAACAGTCAAGTTCTGAGAGAATGTCGTATTAGCCTTGATTGTATTTGCATCAAGGCTGTTTGCGATAACTCTGTCACCATTAATGGTTGCAGCGGTAATTCTGTCACCATTGATAGTACCTGCCTGAATATCAGCATTGGCTACATAACGCGGAGTTCCAGATACAATTGAAGAATATGAGCTTGCATTGGCAGATGCATCATAAGCCCTCACTCTTGTATAATATGTTGTATTTGAAGTAAGGTTTGAGAATGAAGTAATTGTAGCAGTCACTCTCTTTGTGATAAGGTTACCTGAGTTAAATGTATTAACTGTATCTAGTTGTACTTCATAGAATCCAATGCCATTCTTTACATCATTCTCGGTATTCTCATTCCAGAAAACCGTCATTGTAGTTACACCGGCACCCACAGTCACTCCAGTTGGAGCGGCGGGGGCTGTTGTATCTGAAGTTGTCGTAATTGGATACGTTCCTGCATTTGTGTATGCGCTAGAATTTCCTTGGAAGTCTACTGCTGCAACAGCAACATTATATGCAGTACCCGGACGCAGACCATTGATTCGAGCATTAGTAACGCCATCTGGGACATTAGTGTATTCCCAAGTAGTTCCAGTACTATAACGAACACTATAATTCTGTAGGTCTGTATCTGCTACACCTGTCCAAGAAACATCGATATAAGCTCTTCCACCAGAAGCGTCAGAAGTATCAAGAGCAGAAGAAACCGTAACTCCTGTAGGTGCTGCTGGTGGAGTCACATCAACACCAATGGAGCTTCGTGCGGTTGCGTTGGCTTGTGCCGCAGTTGCTGACTGTGTATTAAATACGTCAACCGCATAAATCTTGAAGTACTGTGGATTTGTTGACAGTGTATCGAACTTATATGAATTGCCCAATCCTGTATATACCAAAGTATTTTCTGCACCAAGCGCAGTTCCCTGATAAACCTGATAATACTTTAGGTCAGTGTCTGTATTCTGATTCCATGACAAAGCGATGGAGTCTGTTACTCCAGTTGCCGTGAAACCCGTCACATTGGCCGGGGCAGGATTTGAAACAGTTGATGTTGCCGCCGAAGAAAGATTCCCCGAATTATCACGTGCTCTTACCTCAATTGTTACCTGAGCGCGAGGGGTTCCAAGAGCATTGACGTTCATTTCAAATGGGAAATCAAATCTAGCTGCTGGAGTATAATATGTAGCAATAGTAGAAGGTGCTGCTGGAGAGAAAACCTTTACTTGAAAGTCTTTGAAATCCTTTAGAGTGCTACCATCTTGATTTGTTGTTGGCCCTGTCCAGACAGCCTTAAAAGCCGTACCCTCAACAGTCCAAGAAAGACTGGTAGGTGCGGCTGGTGGCATAATATCGCTGGTTGTCTGAAGGTCCCAGAGTTGTGACCACTGAGAGGTGTCATCACCATTATTTGCTCTGGCCTGAATTCGATAGAGCCTTCCTGGCTCAAGGTCTCTTAGTAGAATTCTTGTCATGTTACGCTAAAGTCCAATGCATATTCAACGTCCATTGGAGCCGTACTTGACTTTACCAATGGAGAAGACAATACTGTATGTGATACAAGAACGAAATTCTGATTCACTGTATCTAGGTCTTCAATTCTTAGCCCGTCCAAAATAACATAGCCCGCCGTTGCTGTGGCTGTTACATCAAATCCGAAACGAGTAATGCTGTCCCAACTGATTGTTCCAGATACAACAAAATCTCCCTTTCTAAAAGCTAGAATGTTATAGCCCGTAGGAAGAGAAGATACAGTCTTTGTCAGGGAAAAAGACCCACCGGTTGATGTGTCCTCAAAAATCAGCTTAATTGATGCAATGTTATTATTCGGCTTGCTGAATGCTAGATAGAATGTGTCATTTGCTGAATAACCAGACAAATCCATATCAACATCTAGTCTTGGGGATGTGGTTGCGCTTGACCCGGCACTTACCTTTGCAGCATCCGGACCTGTTCTTGCAACTGAAGAATCTAGAGTGATGTTTGTCCATGCTTCAAGGTCAGAATCAAAAGTCGTCATAAGTCTTGAGTCGAATTCTCCACTCAAATCATTTGTCGCGGTGCTCCACAAACCCGCCTCATAAATGCTGAAAGCAGCATCCTGCTCGATTGTTCCCTTGAACAAAACAACATTGTTTACATAGTCTGCATTCTTCAAATCGACAGCAACTCTGTCAATTTCAAACCCAAGAATGGTATCGGCTGAAGTTGCCGCAACTCCGGAAACTCCCAAACCAATCGCAGCACCTAGAGAAGGTGATTGTCCGGCAAGATAGCGCAAAATAAGCCTCTTACCTTCTGTGGTAATGAGGTTTTCATGTTCTGCAATAAGCTCATTATTCTGATAAAATCGGTAGATGCCTCTCACTTGGTAATCCTTACGTCGTATTCTGATGCTCCGGTTACGTCTTCAAGCTCGATTACAACATCAACAACTGCTTTACCATCCGGGGCGATTCTTACCTGCTGACTAATAATGTTCATCCATTGTGGTGTAGGGAGCACTTCTACTCCCTCACCATCATCGTCTGTAGGAATGTTTGGGGTATCAGAGATACCACCATCGTCGGCAGAGCCATCAATTACATCATCAGCATCGATTACATCATCAAACGTTACGCCATCTTCCTCAGATGGGTCCGATGTATCGGAAACACGAATATCAACAACATCCGGTGGCAAAAAGAACGCCGGATGAAGAACGACCTCTGGGGTCTTAATGACATTTGCTGTGGAAATCTGACTCATAATGTAATTATATCTTTCAGTCAAATGAAAGTCAAATTATCAAATTCTTGCTCTACGCAAAGTCAATGTAGTTGTAAGCCCAGCTTCCCAATTCTGGTCAACTGAAACAACGAAATACTTATGTGTAGACTCAGTCATATCCCTAGGGGAATAGTTGATTGCCACAATATCACCAATTTGTAGAAGGGGATTTCCAAAGACTTCTAGCTCAACTTGGTCAGCAGGAGAACCCCAGTTTTCGACAATCCAGTCTCCGAGAGCCTTAGCTGTTGCCTCAGACTGAATCCAAGGAGAGGAGAATTCAATAGCAATCTCACCACGAGCACGAATTGCTACATCATTCTGTACAACATAGTCTGTTGTTTCTGCTTGCTGAACTGTTCTGCCAATAATCATGATTTTCTGGTCTACAGGATTATCCGCCCCAAAAGTCAATGTGTCTTCACCATTAACTACAGAATTTACTCTCGATGCGTTGGCAATGATGAACTTGGCACCAAATGGATTGTGAATATACTCATCCTGTACAATTTGGCTATCATTGCTCACATATAGGCTGGAATACAGAACCGGCGACTTTTCAAAGGTAATGTCATAAGGTCTATACTCATGAACCTGCATACCAAACTCATCAAAGTACCTCTGGTCATACCATTGAGTGTCAAGGACCGTTTTCTTTCCTCTTCTTCTAATCCATGTTCTTGTACGAGTTACGAAGTCTCTGTAGTACTGACTTGAATAATAACCGCCGCGAATCAAATCAAGATATGAAGAATTATCTAGGTCTGTTTCCTGAATACCCCCATCAGCCATCATGTAGAAATACTCAAAATCAACAACACTATCTCCTCTAGCGTAAAGTCCAGCCCAACCAGAAGCAGGAATAGGGTCACTATCAATTACGTTCAGAACGACATTTCCATTGATTGCAACAGTTACTCTAGATGTTCCAGAAACAACAATATCAATGTCATACCACTTATCATAATCAATTGCGAATGTAGCACCCTTCCCACCAATCTGAGTCAATGAACCATCAGACTTCCTCTTCAAAACCTGAATCTCATTTCCAAGATTCCTGTTCAAAGTGGCCGTTCTCTGAATATCTACACAATACATTTGATTATGAGATGTGTTTCCCCAGAACCAAACCCCGCCGATTGACTGACTTCCCTTAGGGTTAGAAGGAAACTTAACTCTGGTTCCAATGAACCTTGGAGCTTCACCCTCCCAGTCACCTCGCCGTGCTGTGTAAAGATGCTTTGATGTAGCCTTCTTTCCAGTAGCCTGTAGTCTTAGAAGAGAATCGGTTGGCATGAACTTTGTTCCACCATTCCATAGCTTCTGCGTTCCAGAACTGCCAAAATAGGACCCGTTGCTCAACCAAATATTCTGAATAAGAGGATAGTCCTTCGCCGTTGTGCTATCGTAACCACGCTCTTCAACATTCATATAGCCAGTGAAATAATTTCTCCAACCATCAGTCTCTGAAGAGAGTTCATTATCAATCTGCAACTTTTCATCACTGGTATAGATTACCTTGAACACTGTATCAGCATTGATATTTCCAGTATATGAACCACCGGCCGGATAATAGCGATATCCCTTACCCTTATACTTGATAAGCTCACCACGAATATTTACCATACCTTCATACGGCCAATCAGTAACGTCCTTCTTGTCAATCCAGAAGTGCATATCTTCCTTAGTCATAGCAGTAGTCAAAGCAGAGCTACGCAAAACAATAGTGTCATCAGGTTGCCAAACAACCTCAGAAATTGGCCTTCCTTGAGAATCTTGAGCAAGAGTGGTCTTCTGATATTTTACAGTAACCTTGTTTGCCTCAAAGTTGTCACCAACCTGTAGGCTTACAATGTCAGGAAGCTTACTCCCATTCTTAGCATAATCAAAAGTCCAAACAACTGGTGCTGTCTTATTGAAAGCAGAGTCCCTTGTCTTGATTTGCAGAATTCCATGTTCATCAAAGTAGCAAGCTGACTGAGTGACACGACATAGTTCCTGAATATGGTCCCAAATTGTCTTCTCATCATCTGTCCAATAGAATGCAATATTATTAGACGCAACTTCAGCGCTTCTTGTGTATTCGTAATCAATGAACCCGACCGAATCCAGCATACGCCAAATAGCCATACCAATGGTTACATCCTGCATCAGTTCCTTGAGAGGCTTAATCTCCTGAAGAAACTTTGAGGCATCCTTGAGAGGAACCTGAACTGTTTCATCTCCACCGCCCCAATTTTCTGAGTACATGGTCGCAAGTCTGATGTACTCAATCCCTGAGCCGCCCCAATCGGAAACATCAATACCAAAATCGATAGTAAACTTTACATTGGCATCAATAAGCCCATAATAAGGAGAATCTACGTTGTCAATATGAAAAATGCCATCATAATTAGACAGCGTTACAGAACCAGTATTTGAACTAATGGTTCCCATTGGAGTAATAAAATCAGTATCACCAAGCTCATTGCTGACGGAATAATCAACGACTCTGTCTGACAAATCCTTCTCAAGTCGAGCGCCAAGTTCAACTAGATTGAACCAAGAATTAATTCTACTCATTGAATGAACAACAAGACGAATACCCTTAATATCCATTGCAAAGTCGCGTGCTACAGTAGACGACCATGTGGTTCCAGCATCCTGCAAATACAGGATGACCTGACCCTTGCTATTCGTTACCACATCGGAAGCAATTGTTGTCCAAGTAGTCCCGTTAGTTGTAATCTGAATATCCCACTTCTGTGGCCGGGCCCATGAATTCTCGATGCAAATATAAATCTTGTTCGTCAAAACAGGATTCGCGTAGATGATATACGGCTGAACAGTTTCGGGTAGCGTATATCCACCGCCCGAATAAGGCGTTGTATTTGATTGAGAGGGACCAGTCCAGTACTTGTACTTTGAATCAGGGTCAGCAGTATACGTCCTATAAACACCAGGAGTATCAGAATACCCTTGAACTACAGCACCCTCACCAACACGAGCCTTCAACAAACCCGCCGTTGGACGAAGAGGTTGCGTAATAGTCTCAATGGGATACATATCAAGGTCATAGCCATAGGTTTCCTCAGCATGACCAAAATTATCTACTGTGGTGATTTCTGTATAGCGATTGTGATTCCACTCAGCAATTACACGTGCTGCTGGAGTAAGGTTCTCGCCCTCCTTTAGGGCGTTCTGAATGAACAATGAGCCCGACTGCATATCAGACCTCTTCCATACTTACATTGATTTCCCAAAAATCAACACTTCCACGCTTAGAAATGGTCTTCGAGAAATCAGAAAACATTACATTATATGTATAAGTTTCTGCATCTCCATCAGAAATCTCAAGAGAGAAGGAGCCTGTTACAGTATTATAAAACTGTTCAATATCATCGGCCCCCCAGAATCCGTCAACAGTCTGAGAAGTATTCTTTGGAAGCATATTCCATGACGTAGTAAAAGAACGCTTGTCAGCAACGATATATTTACGCAAAGTTCCGTTAGCCATTCTTTGCTTCTTTTCAATACGCTCAACATCAATTGCCAGAGGCTGACGATTATGGTCGGTAATAGCATTACCATTCCATCTCATCAGTCTTGGATTAGAAAACGTCATTGTCATGACTTAACACTCCTACTTCTTCCTAGCTTACTATCTCTCTTGTTCAAAGCTGCCGTTACAGCCTTCTCTACGTCAACATCTGAGCTGACTGGTCCATAAAAGTTCACATTTACATTATAATCGTTATTAATGCCCTGGTCAATCTTCTGGATTCCAGACTTAAGCTGGTCAGTCAATGGTGCTGTGAGAACAGCTTCCTTTGCGTGCAACTTCGCGTAACCATCGCTCAAAGTAAACCCGCCCTTTCTCATTCCCGGAATTCCAAATGGGCCTGGTGGCAAAGTCTTTCCATTACGCCATGTCTCAAAGTGAAGGTGAGGACCAGTTGAATTACCTGTGTTACCAGAATAACCAATTAGCTGTCCAGCCCTAACAGTCTGTCCAGCACGAACACCTCTCTGAGAAAGGTGAGCATACAGAGTCTTCTCAGCACCATTTGCAACAACAATGTATCGACCATACGAACGATATCCGCCCGGACCCTTAAGGTCGGCAGAGGTAATAACCTGTCCATTCATAGCTGAACGAACTGGAGTACCGACACCAACACCGAAGTCTGTAGCTCTTGGCAAATTAGTGTGATGAGCGTAGTCACGAGAAACCGGCCCATTAACAGGACGAACCTTTCCTCCGCCTGTCAAACCAGCAAACGGCTGGAACGAAGTTCCAGCAACAACCTGACGTGCCATTGCCTCCCACTTTGCATAAGCCTCAGGGAATGCAGAACGCTGAACTCTTTGAGCCTGCTGTGTTAGACTCAACTTATTTCGGCCCTTCATTGCTAGCAAGTGCTCAAAGAACTTACGTGCAGCATATGAAGGATTCATAATCTGCTGAGGAGTACCCCAACCCTGAGAAGGACGCTGCTGGAACAGACCCAAAGAGTCACGGTCACCATAATTCAGATTACGAAGAGTAGACTCCTGCATTGCAGTCATAAGGGAAACGATAAGGTCATTTGTAGTTGCACCCATTCCCTTACCTACACCAATAATGGTAGCTGCATTCTGAAGCTGTGTGGCTGTTAGCGGAACCCCGCCGTATGTTCCAGCCTTACCAGCAATAGCCATTCCGTCAATACCAAATCCCATGGCATTGTTTCCGGCTGCCTGAATTGCTGCATCTGCCGCTGCTTCATACATTCCTTCCGCTGCTGCCGCATAAATTCCCACTAGACCAAGTCCAGCGCCACCAATTCCACCAGTTCCACGACCACCAGTCTTATTGATATTATCTAGGTAGTCAGTACCAAGAGCCTTGTGAGCCTTTCCATTAAGAACATACTCGTCATTCTTCAGAAGCATCATTGACTCATCACGACGAAGACCCGTTCCCCAGTTACGTCCACCACGATTGTCATACTTAGAAGAACCATTTACCGGACCACCAGTGTGGCGGGTCTTTGGCTTAGCAGGTGCACTGTACTTCTTTGGAAGCTCACCTGTGGTAACCCACTTCATAAATTCTGCGGTAGACATGTTGAATCCACCGTCAACCATCTTCTGAGTTACGGCATTACCAATGTTCTTCCACTTGATTTCATTCTGAAGGTCGGCAGAAGCTTCCTTAATATGAGCAGTTAGACCATCACCAATAATCTTTGACCACTGGTTACCCTGAGCCTTAAGATTTACACCATACTTGGAGTACATCTTTTCAATAGTCTTGATTTGCGCATCATATTCCTTCTTATTACGTGGAACAGATGCACGAATTGCCAAAAGTTCAAGCTCAAGCGTCTTCTTCTGACGCTCTAGCTCCTTACGCTTAGCCTCAGTATCACGCTGAGTTTGCTCCTGAATAGCCTTCTTTTGTGCTTCAATTCCCTTACGGTAACGTTCACGCTCTGCTTCCAAAGCCTTGTTATAGCGCTCACGCTCAGCCTGAAGAGCTTCCTGTTCACGCTCCTTCTTATCCTGAAGAGCCTTCTTTTCAGCCTCCTCAACCTTCTTTAGGTCATCAATACGCTTATCTCGTGCTGCCTCAAGGGTATCAATCTGTCCCTGCATTTGCTCCTTACGAGCATCAGACTGAGACTGACTAGAGGCCGCCGCATCATCAAGAGACCAACCAGCTTCTGTAGACTGCATAGTATTAGCAATCTTTGCAGCCTCATCAAGATTTCCAGTATTTACAGCAACATTGAAGTCAATCTGAGAATTTGCCATGGACGCCATTCTTTCGAGACGTGTCTTTTCAGCCTCGAAAATCTTCTGACGCTGCTCCTCAGCCTTCTCTTCAGCATCCATTGTCTTCTTGATGTTGTCAATCTTCTTGTTATAGGCGTCCTCTTCTCTCTTTAGACGAGCATCCCACCTGTTATCGAAATCTTCATCAATCTTGTCCCAGCGCTTATCAAGAGCCTTTGAACGCCTGTCGAATCTCTTATCCGCCGCATCAGCTCTATCATCAAAACGCTTATCCTGACGCTCAGCCTGGTCATCCAAAGCATCCTCTCTTTGCTGACCCCGCTTTTCAATAGCATCAGTTTCCGCATCCGCCTTCTCCTGCCAAATATCCTCAGCGGCCTGGAATGCATAATCCTGAGCCCCAGACATAGCCTTCTGTCTGGCGCTAGCCCATTCGTCGATGCTTGCCACAGAATTTTCCATGGCCTGTCCATTCTCCTTAACCTTTCCGGTTACGGAGTCAACTGCATCTCCAAATCCCTGCTCAATACTGGTAGCCTTTGTCAACCCAGCATTTGCACGATAGATGTTAAGGATACGAAGCTGCTCATCCTTAGACAATTTTGTACCTTGTCTATTGTAGTTCATGATTGCTTCGTTGTAACCCTTTTGTGCCTCAGTTACTGTTGAGAACGACATATCAAGAATGTTATAAAGGTCAGCAAGGGTGTGGACACGCTTGATATCTTCATCAGACATGTTATTCTTCTTAGCAATAGCCTGAGCAATATACTTCTCCGCATCAATGTGCTTCTCGGCATATCGGGTTGTCTCTGAACCAAGACCGTTCAAAGCTGCCTTAACCTTCTTTGCCTGCTCAATATCACCATCACCCCACGCAAACTTAAACTCCACATCAGTCATGTTCTGAGCGTCTGTGTAAGCCTGAGCAAATTCCTGCCATGAGTCAATACCAACCTTCTGAAGGTCCTTACGGTTAGAATTACCAAGACGACCCCAAGCCTCATGCTGTTCGGCCTCTACAGACTTGAAGAACTTACTGAAGTAATCCTTCTTTTCTGACTGTGTTGTTTGTGCCTGGAATCCCGTCCAAAATTCCTCAGCCATTCCCTTACCACGTTCAGCAGCATTCTTGTTAATATCTCCACGACCAGAGAATACGCGAGTAAAGCCTTCCCAAGTTCCCTGACCAAATTCGTTATTGGCAACCTTGTTAAAGGTATCCTTGAACTGGCGCATTTGCTCTCTCATGGTGCTCTCTGCATCTGAGAAATCAACCTGGGCACGAACCTTTACCATCAATTCCTGAACTTCTGAACTCTTATATCCAGCAGCACGTAGAGATAGTTCAGTTGCAGAAGTTGCATCTTCAGCAGAACCACCATGATTCTTCACCTTAAGACCCTCAGCAATCGCCAAGTTGATAGCATTCTGAGTATCCTCATTATCCTTAGCAAGCTGCAAACTCTTAACAAGCTCGGCGTTCTTTTCCTTCAGCTTTGTTACCTGAGCATCAATAGAGCTGACAATCTTGTCATTGGCATCCTTTACCTGACCAGCTTCTGTGTATACAAATCCAAGAACGTCCGCCCAGTCCTTAGCAGATTCATTGATTCTCTTCTGAGTTTCTACACCCTTCTTCATATTCTGGTAAAGCTTAAATGCAAGAATTGCTCCACCCGCCAAAAGTCCTACAGGGCCAGCAAATCTAAGAATTACTCCAGAAAGAGCCAATGCCGGTCTCATTGCTGCCGACAATCCAGAAGCAAATCTACCAACTGCACCCCTACCAGCAATTGAACCAGCACGAGAACCTAGACCAAAGGCCGCACCGACATTTGAAGCAGCCGCCGCAATTCCAGCATTACGGAAAGCCTTTACCAGCATAGGACCAAGCATGGAAGCAGCAACAAGAGCAAGACTAATGTTGTTCATGATTTCACCCGAAGAGCCGGAAGCTGTCATCATTGTTGCAGCCATAAGTCCAACCCCACCCATTGCCAGTGAAATTCTTCCCCAGTTTCTTGATGTTACAGTTGAGGCAGCAGCCGCTTGCTGTGCAGAACGGGCACCGGCTGCCTGCGCAGCCGCATATGCATTCATCTCTTGTGTTGAGACAAAACGTCCGGTTGTAACATTCTGATATCTACCATTGGCTGTCTGACGATATGGAGACTGACCAGTTGGAAGAGCCGGACCAATTCCACCTACATTTGTTGTATAGTTCGGTGTAGTACTTCCAAATCTCGTGATGGCCATTCCATTAGCCTGCATCTGAGCAATGGCCATTCTCTCCATCTGAGAAGTAAGCATAGAAAGCTGACCAGACAAAGCCTGTGCAGCTCTAGCCTGATTTGACCACGCCAAAGTGGAACGCTCAGCCAACATAGCCTGCGCCTTTTGCTCAATTGAAAGAGGGCGGAATCTTGTAAGAAGTCCAGTAAGAAGACCACCAAGCTTAACAATCTGGCCCATTAGGTTAGCAAATAGACCAGTAAGCATAATGATAGGACCAAGAATCGCTCCACCGATGATGAAACCAGCCATTGCCTTCTTAAGGGCACCCGGCATAGCATTGAACATATCAAATAGCTTTCCGATGAAGCCGAGAATCTTAGAACCAACCTCAAGGAACGGTTCTCCGACAACTGCTAGTTGAGCCTTAATAGACTCAAGGGCACGCTTGAACTTACCAGATGCAGAATCCGCCATCTTGTCAAGCTCCTGTTGAGCAATAGTGGAGTTCGTTGTAGCATCCTGAGCCATAATCTTGTAGGCAGTACCAACCTGCCCAGTCTTGTTTACAAGGCCGTTCAGAACACCATAAATCTTGTTAGACTGATAAACACCAAAGATACGAGCAATCATTTCCTGCTGCTGGTAAGGCTTAAGACCTTCCATTTGCTTACCCAGTTCCTGAAGAATTGGAATAAACTTTCCTTCATAGGTGTCAACGATAGACTTTAGGGTAGGTGCATCAGGAAGCAACTTCTTCCAAGACTTTTCTGTTTCACCTTCTGGACGAATCATAAGAAGACGCTGGGACGCTGCACGAAGACCATTCATACCTTCCGCCGCAGAAATACCATTCTGCTTTAGGGCAACTAGAAGTACACCCATCTGCTTTAGGTCAACGCCCATTGCCTTCATAACACCAGCACCACGAGGAATAGCATCAACAAAGTCCTGCATTGATAGGCTGGTAGCATTCTCGATGGCGTTCATGTAATTGAAGTCCTTGGTAAGCTGCTCTGCGCTATCTCCATACACAGACTGAAGTGCAATTGTTGCCTTCATAGCCTGCTGCTTGTCAAGTTCACCCAGAGTAGCCGCGCGGGTAACAGAAACAGTTGCCTGCTGCAATTGCTGACCCTTTAGACCAGTAGCAGCAAGGTCAGCTTCTAGACTGAGAGTATCCTGCAAAGACTGACCATACATCTTTGCAACCTGAACACCCATACTCATTGATTGAGTACGTAGTTCATCAAGTTCTCTTTGCTTCCCCATTACTGAAGTTGCTGTGGTATCGTAAACCTTCTGGATACGAGTCATTGCAGCATCTACATCATAGGCAGCCTTTCCAGCCACCGCGCCAAATGCCATCAATGGAACGGTAAAACCAACCATAAGCTGACGACCAGCCCACTGAGTATTCTTACCCCACTTAATAAGAGATTCTGACGCTGCTCCCAAAGCGGCGGTTGTCAGTCCAATACGAACACGCATAACTGACCAAGCTTCGTTCAATCCTCCCATGCCAATAAGGCCACGAGCCATGGCCTTTGAGTTTGCAGCAAGAGAGTTGGTCATTGCTTCAATTCTTTCTGTGCTACCGCGCGGAATAATCATGTCCGCACCAACCCGGCCAGAAGTTGAAGTGGTCCACTGAACAGCCATAGCACGCTGAAGAGCATACTGTTCCTTCAGAATGTTAGTAAACTGCTTGTGGACCTGCATTGACTGCTTTAGACTGATATCACGCTTAATAATTGATTCAGTCAGAACGGAAGTGGCAGTCCTAGCCTGTACAGATTGTACGGCTAGGTCACCAATTTGTGAAACGGCTCTACGGAATGAGTTACGAGAGTCATTTACATTGCTCATAGACAAAGCACCCGATGCCATATTGCGCTGCATTACTTGCAACTGCTGGTTCAATCGGGTTACTTCTCCGTAAACTTCTCTAAAGTTTGCGGAACCGCTAAATCTAATCTGAATGTTTTCTATCTTAACTCATTCCTTCATTTATTCTTCAATAATTCCGATACCAATATCGGAGAATTCAAGCTGTTCTTCGGATACCCCGCGAAGTTTAGCCTCTGCCCTTCTCTTTACCTCTTCGAATGAAGAATCATTGTTCTTCTTTTCGTCTAGGTCAATTCCCTTAAGAGCCGCCGCGAACTTCTGTCGTCGGTATTCTTGTTCACGCGATGCCTCTAGAATTGCTCGAAGCTCATCGAGAGTAAGATTGTCCTCAATCTCTTCGAAGTTTTTCCAGTGGCCTAGGAGAAAAACCTCAGCCTCTAGTTCGGCCAGGTCTAGCTCCTTCCAAGAGCCTCCTGAGCCATCGCTAGAAGATTTGGGTCGTTGAGCTTAATTCCGCCACATACATCAAGAATGTGATATACAGTGGGCATATCAACGGCATCTTCATAAGCCTCAGTATGCTTGTCGTTATCCCAGAACTCTGGTCTCTGAGACTTCAAGCACAAAGCGGACGCATCTAGAAGAACTTCTAGACCATCCTCTTCAGTTGCACCTTCCTCGCCAAACTTTTCCATTACCTTCATAAAGGTACGCAGTGTCTTAATGTTAAGTGGCTTTAGAGTAACTGAGGTTTCGTCCTGTAGACCAATATCCTCTGTTACATATACAGATGTTGCCAATTTAAACCTTTCCTTCCATTTATAATCTCAGTTTACCACGATTTAATCATGGGCGCAATTTTATGGGGCAAAAATGAAAACCCCGCCAAAAGGCGGGGCTTCATAGAAAATCAAATCTTAGATGTTACGGTCACGAATGATTCCGTACTCAGAACCACTGAAGTTAGGGTCTGGTAGAAGTCGGAATGCAACTGGGAATACCGTAGCCTCATTACGCTTAACGCTGTGTGCAGTAGATTCTACAGACAGAACTCTGCGTGCGTGATAAATACGCTCACGCTTGGCTCCAGCAGCAGTCTTTGGACCTGGACCTACAGCAACTAGAGCACGCTCTACAGGCTCATCACCTAGAGCACCCGCCGCAATTCCAAGTTCAGTAACGCTCGCTGTTGATGTAAGGGTTGCAGACTGCTGACCCCAAGCAACTAGAAGGTTCTCTAGCGCTGCCTCAGCAAGAGTAGTATTGATGGTTACTCGCATTGACTGCTTGAAGAGCTTAGCTGAGTCAAGAAGCTGGTCAACTTCTACATCTCCGTAGTCTGGCTCATAAGAAACCTCAAGACCTTCTGTCGTAAAACCGGCGTGGCGGAAGTCAGCAGAAGCATCTAGAGCAGTCGTGAAAGACTGACCTGAAGATGGATTTGCTGGCAGTGCCGGACCTCCGGACCATGCTACATCAGTGCTATCCTTTGCAGAAATATAAAGAGCTGCTGCACCAATGATAATGTTACGTACCTGATATGCCATTTTTGAATGTCACCTCCATTTAGGTTAAAAAGTTTTGTGTGCTGGCTAGGCACTTCCTCTATCAGTATATTATCCTGATTTGGGTTCTAAAGCAAAATTAACCAATTATGCTCTCATGCCATTTCCCTCTTGAGTATTCATATCAGTTGTATATTCGTAATTGACAACTACCATGGCTCCTCTAAGGGTCTTTTCAGTTGTTACCGCAAAATCATCAGGGCCAGCCGCAGAAGTAAGCTGCACAAACTTGAAATCAAACTTGTCTGATACCAAGGAACTGTTGTTCAAATCCCGGGCTGTCCAATCCATTCTCTTCATAAGGTCAACCATATAGGCATTAATTGCCCTCAAGCGTTCTTCATCAAAGTCATAAATTACATAGGCACACTGCTCTCTACACAACCACCATTCAGATGAGTATGCAGACACAATATAATTGTAAACGATATACGGGCTTCTATTTCCGGTAATGTCACTCATTTGTGGCCACTGATAACCAGGGACAATAGGAACAATATCATATCCTGAAGTATTTCCAGAACCCTTATAATCCTTAAATGCCTTTACTCCCGGCTTATACTCAAACGCCTTAAGCTTATCCCAAAGCCATTTGTTGATTTCATGAGCACCAACAACCCTATAATCTTCAGCCATTAATAATCCCCTCCCTGGCTCTTGCCGCCTCAATATATTTTCTAGAGCGAGATTCTAGATACTTCTTTGCTGCCAATGCACCAGCTCTTTGTGCAGCTTCGGCATCCGCAATAGTGTTAATAGCGAACGTCTTTGTTCTTGCTCTTCTGAATGGCTTTGTTGCTGATTCAATAGGCATCTTACCAAGGTCTTCTTCTAGAACCCGCCGAATTGATGAGTTGAATACCTCTTGAGCACCAGAACCACCCCACCAAGAAACATACTCCTTAGTAAATGAACCCTTTACCAAAGGTCCACCAGGGTCAGTTACATGGATAGGATTCTGAGTAATTTGACGCTCATACTTCATACTAGGATTCGTGGGACCTGTGAAATAAGCGAGGAACTTTCCTCTCTTTGGCTCAATCAAAATGTTTTTTCCATATTCCATTACAGGAGCCTTCCATACAAAGACATGGATTTGCTTTACTCCAACGTCCTTAAAGTCTGACCGAACTGGAACAGTTTGCTTCGAGGCCCGCCAAGAAAATGTCGCTGTCCTTGTAGCACCGCTTCCCAAAAGCTTATCGTCCCACAATTTAGCTGTAGGGTCTCCAATCTGCCCCCATTCATAGACATGATGGAACCTTGAAGGCTGCGCTGGACCAACTACTGACATATAATCAGTAAATGCTTGTGACATAATCACATGGGTATACTTAAGGACTGGACCAATATGTCTAGATGTCTTAATACCCATAGAAAGCTCTTGCAAAAATCCGGTGAGGGCGGCTGACTCAGCAATGTCAACATTGAAACCAATGTACTTTTTAGCCATTATTGAACAACCGCCCTCTTGACTAGAGCAATTTTGCCAATAAGCATTCCAAACCCGTCGATTTCAGGAGAAACCCTGAATACATCGAATGTAGTTGGTGGATTGCCATCAGATTCCTCTTCAGACCAAAGAGTCTGTCCCTTGAGAGTCCTGATATTGGCTACTCTGTCTCTCAGAGTAATATCGGCATTAAATGGTAGTTCGAGCTTAACCCACTCCTCATTCAAATACTCTGAGCCAAACTGTTCTGCTGCTCGGATGCTTCCGGTCATTGCAGCCTTAGCACGACACTTAACTGTGACAACATGACCTTCCACATCCGGGGTATTTGGGTCATCTGTTACCCAAACCTGAATGAAAGCCCAGGAATCAGGGTCCTGAACCCATTCCCAATGACCTGTTGATGATGAAGAATCATCTGGTGCAGCATCAGGCTTCACAATGTCTGCCAGCATACTGAACTTCGCACTTGCTAGACATCTAATCAATTAAATCACAACCATAGTGCTACGTCGGAAAGGCTCAAGAAGCTGGTCTACAATCACACTTCCTGTTCCATAGTAAGCATTTGGATTGTACTCGTATCTCCAGCCATCTCCAGAAATGCTCTTCAAGTATCTGTCTCTATATTCTGCTTGTGGACACAATTCATCTTCACAAAGTGACAGGGCTGCTTCTTTAACTTCGGCAGGAACATCGTCCCATCCCCATACTCCAGTAATTGTATAGACAAAATTATCCCTAAACCCGCGCGAATAAACACTGTCCGGGTCTCTGATAACATTCTCAAACACATAATCACCTGTAGGAGTTGGGGCGGAAAATCCAATGTACCATCCGTCTCCTCTAGAAGTGTAAAGGCCAGGAGAAGAAATGCCGTCACTTGAGTAAATAATATTCGCTCCAGCAATGTTTTCTAGAGAAACCAGCCTATCAGAAAGCTTAAGCTCTTCATCACCAGAACCAATCACCTCACGTGTTCCAACATACCTGCCAAATGACTGCCCGGTATAATTATCAATAATGCCGCGAATCCTTCTCTCAAGCCTCTTCAGCTCAAGGTCCATCTTGTCAGTGGTATCGAACATGGTCAAAACTTCAGGAATAGCTTCCTTAATTTCATCCAAAGTCACATACGGAGTCACAACATCAACAACAGTAGTGTAGTTGTATGTCTTGGTTACAGAATTTTCAACATAATTGAACTTCCATCTAATCTGGATAGTCTTATCTGACTGAACAAGGCTGAATGGAAGCACGACTCTATAGCCACCAGAAATCTGTGATACAGTTGCGAACGTGTACAGCAGTGTGTTACCTTCATAGGCAGCTACCTCAAAGGTTCCACTGACCGCAGTGACAGGCACCTTCAGGTCAATATTTGCTAGTTCATTTCTATAGATTTCCATGTCGTCAGTATATCACATTTGAATATATAAAACCTAAAATTGAGTTATAGGTTTGCAGGCTTCTTTACTCCACCTACAATAACATATGCACCTGAAACTGACTTCTTAACCCCGCCGACAATGGCAGACTTTGAAGAAACCGGCTTCTTAATACCGCCCACAATAATATTTCCCGGCTGAGCAGATGTAATAGCAGTGTTCTTCCATGTATTTACTTCAGTTGTTGTCAGTGACCCGGAAAAAATCCTCACTCCAGAAATTGAAAGCAGAGAGCTTGAATGCATGTCCGCAGTAAAACCACTAAACCATGGATAAGGCTCCCAAGTTACACTTCCCGTTCCCGTTCTACTTGCAGACTGAACACTTGTTCCATCGACATACCATTCATATCTGTCATCTGCATCTACTACAGCAAGATGATGCCAAGTGTTATCGTTCAAATCCGGGCCAATTCCATCTGCAAAAGCTAGCTGGTCACGCCATCTCGCAAATGGTCTGAACTTGTTCCCAATCATGTCACAGCCTGCTCTAGTAGACAATGAGCTTGGGTCTCTGTGCTTATGGATAACTCCAAGATATCCGGTTGATGATGCCGAAAGTTTAACCCAAGCCATCATACAAACACCCCCGTCTGATGCGACTGGTTCTAGACCTGTTCGGCCATAAGTAATAGTCTGTCCGTCTGCCGAAAATGTAATCCCCCGTGAACCAGCATGAGGTCCATTTACATACGTTGGAGTGTAATTTACAGTAGCTGTATGACCATGACCAGATGTATCATTCAGATTATCGAGAAATCCCCACTCACCAAGTAGAACTCCTGTCATGGCGTGTACTCCACCCACAACTTGCCTTCAAGAGCAGCTAGTTCTGTTGGGTCGGTTGGTAGTGCAGTTCCAGCCGTAACAATAACCAAATTATTTGGTCCGGCTGCTCCAGTATCGCCCTTGACACCTTGCGCACCTGTACTTCCAGTAGCACCAGTGGCACCCTTAATATTGACTTGCAATGTCCATGTGGTTGAATTAGTCTTCTTAAATACATCCTGACTTGTTGTATTAATAAACCAGTCTCCAACAACACCCTGGCCACTTGTTGGATTTACTGTTCCATTCAACCATTGTGCACCATCTGTACCATTATTTCCGGCAGGACCAGTTGCGCCCGTGGCTCCTGTTGCACCAGTATTACCAGTGTCGCCTTTATCTCCTTTGGGCCCTGTCGCTCCGGTAGCCCCTGTAGGTCCCTGAATTCCCTGCGGACCTCTTGGCCCAGAACCTGAAACAGAAACACCAGGTGGCGGAGTCCTGGTAATAGATACCATTGGGGACTCCGCCTGCACAATTTCAATATTAATTGGCCCTGATGGGGTTGTCACCTTGTTACCTCTGAGTATACTGTGACGTCACCAGCAAAATACGTTCTGTTATTTCCATCTTCATCAGTTACCTGAAAATCCCAAATGTAGGAACTTGCTGTCAAAGTTGATGTCAACGATGATGGAAATACAATATCAATTGTTCCCTCTGACGGAGTAATTGTGCAATCTGCGTCAAAAGATTCTACTGCATCAAAGGACGTCCTTAGACTGCACTTTGCTGTATGACCCGTTAGGTCAATCGCATTACCCTGGCTGTCCTTAAGAGTTACTGTAAATGGTAGATAGTCTCCCTTATACAGCACAAGGTCATAATTGGCAGGAAGATAGTCCTGTCCAATAGGACCCCCCGCTGCCATTCCTGGGAAGACAATATCAGCCATAATATTCCGCAGCCTCCTTTGGAGTTGCGTAACGGAATCCCTGAGCATCGCTTTCTACGATATACTCAGCATCATCTTCTGGTACAAGAGCAAATGGGTGTTCCTTGGTGAACTTAATCCCGCGAATTTCGTATGTTCCATTCGCACGAAGCATCTTAAGAAGCTGCTTAGGTCCATTAGACTTCTTTTCAGCAGCCTCTTCCTTTAGAACAGCATCCTGTTCTGCAACAGTCTTGTCCATCTTAGCAACATCTTCCCAATTAACGCCATCCTCAGCAAGCGCAGCAATAATGACCGCCTTAGTGTCGGTTGGCTTTGTTTCTACGCCGTAATCATCGGCAATCTTCAGAAGGTCTTCCTTCTTTAGTGTCTCAAAACTCATTAATCATATCCTCCATGTTGATTTCATTATAGCAGAAGCTTGTGTAAAACACGAAACCCCGCCCTTTTGGGCGGGGTTCGTCAAACAGAATTTTAGGCTGAGACCTTAACGTTCTTTACAACAACGAAAGCGTCTGCATTCTCAATCTGTGTACCAACACGGCAGTACATTGTGTACTCGATTGTGTCCTTCTTTGGCTTGAACTCACGGTAAACCTGAATCTCACGCTTTACACCCCAAAGCATGTTCTGTGGGAATGTTAGCCATAGGTCACCATGGTCACCTGTAGCACCTGAGTAGTCACCATCCACTGTCTCAAGGAATAGTGGAACCTCCTGAACTGGAACACCGAAGATTGCCTGACTGGTAAATCCAGCAGGACCCTCAGTACGAACACCGTTCTGGGTTACGTTCTGCGCAACCTGCTCAAGGCTGATTAGGCCAGAAGCAGTCTGTGTTAGACCGTATAGGTAATCCTGAATTAGGTTTGAACCGGTGAAGAACTTAAGACCGTTACGTCGCTGCATGTACTTACGTGGCATTGCCTTAAGAGCCTTGTTGGCAGCAGCACGGTTAAGTGGCTGTCCAGCGTGGTCAACAACGTGTCCACCTGCAAGGGCTAGCTTACGCCAACCGTCAAATGCCTTCATCAGCGGGTCTGAAGTAAGAGCGGTGTTACCGTTAATAGCAACATCCTCAATGTCGTTACCCGCCTGCGTTGCCATAAGGCGCGCAATGTGGTCCTCAAGAGCGTCACCTTCAATGTTGTCCTCAAGAGACTCGGTTGAAAGCTCCCAGTCAAGACGCAACTTCTTTGTAGTTAGAGAAATCTTGGTGAATGTCGCACCAGCGTTGACACCGTCGTCAACAGCCTCAGTTGCAACACGCATTAGACGCTCTCCAACACCAATCTTGTCGATGTCCTGCTCCGTTGCACGCATGCGGATTGTACGTACCTGTGAACCAAGTACAGTTGCATCCCACATGTAATCAATGAAACGGTCTGCCTGCTCTGCGTTAAGAAGACCACCACCACCGGAACCAACCTCGGTAGTACGGATAACCTTCTCTAGTAGTTCTGTATTACTCATCTGTTTGTGTCACCTCCATATTTCCTAGAAATTAGTTTTGTAGGTCGGAAAGGCCGAGGAAGCGCCCGCCCCACGTTGAACCCTTACTCTTCTTTAGGGTATCCTCCGTTGACCCGCCTAGGTCTCCGGACTTCTTCATAGCAGTCTCAGACTCTACACCCTCAAGACGCTTTTCAACGCCACCGATGTCAGTCTTTAGAGACTCAAACTTATTTACAAGCTCTTCGTGCTTCTCTACAAGTTCTCCTACCTTGGTCTCGAATGCTTCTGCTGCCTTAGCAATTGCTTCCTCAGCCGCCTTTGCATTCTTCTCAAGGCCAGACGAAATAGCAGTCTGTAGGTCACCAAACATCTTTGCAATGTCTGGCTCTGGAGCAACCTCCGAATTGTCGGCGGTCTCCTCTTCCTTCTTTGCCTCTTCTGCTACTGTCTCTGTGCTTGACTCAACTTCAGTCTCAGCCTTTCCTTCTTCTGCAACTTCGTTAACCTCAGTTGAAGTAGAACCGGCCGGAACCTCAGTCTCAGAATTCTTGTTCTCTTCTGCCACGATTACACCTCCTTCGTTTTGTGCAGTATCCTGCTTAGCGATTGGTTCCTCTGAACCGCTCGTGTTAGAAGAATTACGTGCAGCAACTAGTGACGAAACCTTTTCCGCCTTCTCTTCATCGCTGCCGTACTCAAACCATCCAATGTTTTGCATTGCGGAACCGCAGTTACCGCATTCTGCTGACTCATCAGTGGAAGTCTTAGCAATACCATCCTGCTCACAGTAGTAGACATTCTCTGAATGAGTATCTGCTACAATTCCCTTCATTACAACCTCACCATCAGATGACTTTGTAATAGAGAAGATATTTGCAAGCTGGTTAGCTGGAGAATCTACCAAGCTTAGTTCAACTAGGTCATAGTCCTTAACAAAGCGGATGGCTGCATTTGCTTCCTTTACCCACTGAGTCTCAGCATCCTTAATCGCACCGCCGATAGAAAATCCCTGGAGCGTTCCGTCTAGAACCTTCTCCCAAGTATCCTGCGCACCCTTGGAAACATATACTGTAACAAAAATTCCATTATAGAACTTCTGCGTCTCCTGGTCGAAGTAGGAGTCTTCCTTGAAATCAACCATGCGACCAACAGCAATTGGCTGATGCATCTCTCGGATGTTTCCACGGAAACGGCTGAATGCACGCTGGTTGGCCTCCTTGAGAACTACATCTCCTTGGCTATCAGCGTTGTCAAGAGAGGCCCACCCTGAAACTAGGCGGTTCTCCTTATCAACCTTAGAAAGTGGCATCGTCAGACGAATACTTTCGCCATCTGAAGCCCACTGAGCCTTCTTAATCTCCATAGTTGTATATTATCAGCCGCCTTTTAAAAAGGCAAATTATTCGGGATGTGTTTCTTTAAAATGAAGGTATCTGATGTTTAGATAGATAGCTGCACAATAAAGTGCCATTGCGCTTGATGTAATTCCACCGGTATTTCTCCAGTCACCCGCAAAATATCCCATGGCAATGATTAGCCAATGAATAAAACCGACAAATGCTCCAATCGTCAAGGATTTTCTGGAGCCGCGAATTACCCCATAAGTCATGATTGCGCCAACAGCCATTGCCATACTACCCCAATATTCTTCTGGGGCTACACTAGATAGCCAATCATATACATGTGCATTTCCAAAAACATCCCAGAAGGGGTTGGCAATCCAGAACCCCCAGAGAAATGTATAAACTGACAAAACTACTGCGGCTACTTTATTGATTGGCCTAGCCAAAGCTGTGGCTAGGCTCTCCCAAGCCCTTCTTAGAATCTTAACCATTTAAATTAGGCGGTCTGTCTTCCTTCCCCTTGCGGATTTCTTGTGTTATTTGAGGAAGCGGAATCTGTCGAATTACCCTGACGCTCCTGGTCCCTCTTTCTATTACCGGAAGCCTGAGTCTTTTGCTCTGCCGCCTGCTGTGGCTTAAGTTCTACAGGCTTGTCTCCGCCCTTAATGCCAGGCATACCCTTACGAGCACGAACCTCATTTGGCAAATAGGTACCAAGACGTAGGTAACGCTCATCAATCTTTGACTGAGTATCTTCATCAGTCAAAGAAAGCTCATTCAACTTCAACACAAATACTTGTGTGAGTTCCTTGACAATCTTGTTCAACTTCTTTTCAAGAATTCTCTGGTCTGGCCTACATACTTGTTCCTTGAACGTCTTGTCTGCATCTCTAGCCGCCGCCAAAGAAACTCCCTCACCAAGAGACACCTTTGAGATAGGGACTCCATGAGCCATCAGAATTTCGTTCAGATTGCCCTTTCGGTAATTATTGAACGAAGAATCCTGCGTTCCAGTTTCAACAGGCTTCATTTCGAACGAAACCTTCTTGCCTTCCTCATCTGCTGGAAGTGGAACATACAGAGTCCTGTGATTCTTACCCTTCAAAGAAGCCTGGAAGAATTCTAGAATCTGCTGCTCTGAACGAGCAGAAAGGTTGCCACCCTTGATAACGATAACATAACGAGGAACTGCCTTGTTCTCAAAATAATCAAGATTAAATCGAGCGGAGAACTCATTACCAGTAACCGCCGTCATTGCAGAAATGATATCAGGAACACCGTAATATCCATGTGTAGGAGTGTACTTCTTGAAGTGGATAATCTCATTAGGACGTGGGTCATGACCAATTGGGTCGGTTGTTTCCTTGTCACCAAAGTTCCTAAAGAAAACCGCCCGATTTGAGATAATCTGAACAAATCCATCACGCTGCTTACGGATTCTCAATGTAGTTGCAGGAATATGTCCAAGATATCCGATTTCTCCAGTGTTCTTTCTACCAATCTCAAGGTAAGCGTTTCCGGTGGTTTCATAATCTGTCCACAGCTTCCCTAGAGTCTCATCGAATTCATCCTCTTCATTACATGAGTCAAGCCACTCGTTGAGCTGGATACGACCACGGGACAGTCTCCTACGTAGCTGAGAAAGCTTAGACTCATTTCCTTCTGCTCTGTCTAGAAGTTCCTTCGTTGCCTCTGATTCTACAAACTGATAACCCAACCCGGCGATATTCTTGACCTTAGCCTTAACAGCTGCCGCATGTGGAGAAGACTTCTCGTATAGAGCTGCTAGATAATCAAGATTATAGGGTGGCATAACTACTTCAAATAGGTTGTACCCCGTAATCTCGTCTCGCTCTTCACGCTTGGTCTTTGCTCCACCAGTTCCACGTTGGAACTTCTGGATTTCACGAGTCGTCTTCCTCTTAAGGGCAGGAGTGATTCCATCCATCTTACGGACTTCATCTGCTGACTTTGAGAATACATCAATTTCAGAAGAAGATGCCGAATATTCTACGATTGAGCCTACCTTAACCTCAATTTCCCTTGACTCTTCCTCTGCTGATACAACCTTATTTGCCATTAGCTAACCTGACCCTCTCTAAACGCTGCAATATCAAGCTCATCTGGAATCAAACCGAATTCCATGCGTCGCTTCTGATTTTCGAACTCTTCATCTGAGACCTTTCTGTGACCAGAAAGGAAGAATGGCTTACCCTCGGTAACACCATATGAGCGAACAGAGTCCTTTAGCTGCTGCATTCGCTTCTTATCACCCTTCATGGATGCAATACTCAAGAAATTGCCTTCATCGTCGCCAATCCAGCGACCATCAGGCATTTCCCAGACATAAACACCCCAGGGGACCTCTTCTACAATTTGCTTTCGTGTAGTCTTCATATCAGAAATTATACCTTTATCCTTGCCTATGAGCAAATTTAGGCAAGTTTTGCGTCAAAATTCAGCTTTAGAGGCAAGTTTTGTCCATAAGTTGGTTATCCGGCGCCCGTAATAGACCAATCGAATGAATATCCCCTGAATGGTGACGAAGTATCTGAAAAAATATGCTCAGAAATGTTCGATGTATTCTCATCTTCCATCTGAACTGCTGCTACCCCAACCCAAGCATCATAAATTGCAGTTGCTGTGCCTGATGTGATAGTGTCTGGATACAAGGCAACATATCCGACCCTCATTGGGTAGCCCGCAGAACCTGCTGAACTATTTCCAATATAAACAATATCTGTTGTTGCCGGAAATACAGCCAACACATGGTGCCACTTTCCCGCAGCAATAGAAAATGGTGATGAAACCGATACTCCATCAACGTACAAAGCGGTGAGTCCTGTAGAAACCCACTGGCCCGAACCATTTGATGTAATTGAAGCAGAACCTAGGGCAAGGACCGTCTTACTCGCTGTGCTGGTATCGAATTTAACAGTCATCTCCACTACAGAATAAGGGTCAAAGTCTGTGTCTGCTGGAATTGAAATCCCATTGGATGCTGGCAACAAAACCCCGGCGTTATCATTGAAACTTGCTGGTGGATATGCCATATCTGCCAATGTGACTGTCAGTGGTGCATTAAATGAAGCAACAAGAGACTCGTCGGAACCCTTAATATGCTTGTCTGTGTAAAATACAACCTTCAGGTTGCTAACAGTGGATTGATGGTCAGTTGTTGTTGGAATAGTTACTCTGACAGCAATAGCCCATCCAGAAGACAGACTCTGAGTTCCAACAATTGAACTGCCATTTGTTACTGGAGTCCACGTTACATTGTCTGTTGATGTTTCTACAGTGATTGTGTCAAGCGAGTCCCATGTGATTCTTGAGCCATTGAGTGTAATACCGGAACCTTCGTCTCCTGCTACAGAATATTGGTATGTCCATGTTCCAGTAAGCCACTCTCCTGTTGTTTCATCAAATAGATTGACAAGCTCATCGTCTACTGACGTTACATTACCCGCGAAAATTCCTGAATTCCAGTCATCAGTTTCACCAAATGAAACTGTGTCATATACCGAACTGTATGCATCTGAGAACAGATAATACTTGCCAGAATTATTCGCTGAAAGATTGACAACTTGCGGGTACTTTATTCCAGTGTTGTAATGTCTGCTTACACGAACGTAATCTAGTCCATAGTTATATACTGCTGGAGTATCCATAACCATAGTTGTTGTCATTGTAGTCTTAAGATTGGTGGTTGTATCTGAAATCCCGGCCAAAATCTCTGAGTCGTCAATATCAGAACTGGCAACAGTTTCCCCGTTAACATACAAAACCATTGACTTGCCATCATAGACAGCTACAACATGATAGATTTCACCAGCCTGCAAGTGTTCATAAATAACACTAACCAGTGAAGAAAAGTCCATCGAGAATCTAAGGGTCAATCCGTCAAGGAAGAGTCCGCTATTGTCTCTTGCCAAGATTGCTGCTGTACCGCTTTGAGGCTTAATCCACGCCTCCAGAGAAAATGCCCTGGACTCTCGACCAGCAATCATAATTGAGGACACTGGATAATTTACTGTGTCGTCTGAGCTTAGATACTGAGCAGCAACACCGCCCGCCACAATTGGGCGGGTTGTTTGTGGAGTACCTGAATAAGTGGCATTGTTACCATATCCAGTAGAATCATTAAGTGGTAGAGAATCAAAAGACCACAATCCAATAGGTCCGTCTCTCAATACACTATATACATAAGTCATTGTAATTAAAGTATATCACTATGGAGATTAAACGACAAAACCCCGTCCAAAGACGGGGTATGTCGGTAAGTATAACCACCTAAGTAGCGCTGCACTTAGCGCCATAGACAACCCGGACTCATTTCCATAGGCTGTACTTAGATTATATCACTTTGATTCTAGAGCGTCAATCTTCTTAGAAAGTTCATCGACCTTCTTTGAAAGAACATCCAGATTTTCATAAATTCCCTTAAGAAGACTCATTGGCGCCCACTTTGGATTCTCAGTAGTCTCGTGCCCCTTTGGTGGAGTAGCCACATCAAGGTCCCATACTGACTTATACGTTGCATCCTTTGCTGGTGTTGTCACAGTTCCACCTCCCGTTGAAGGGGTACTTGGCTTTGCTGGTGTTGTATTAGGTCCAGCCTTCAATGTCGCTAGAACATCCTTACGTACAGCAGACATATCCATAATCTTTCCAGAAGCATAACCTGGGTCCCACTTATCGTTAGACCACTCTCCATGACCAATTACAGACTTCTCTGTCCACTTGTGGAAATCGAGAATAGCAGCAGAAAGCTTTAGAGCTGCCTGATACTGAGCATCAGTCATCTTATGGCTTCCTGAATACATAATTTCTACACCATAAAAGTGAGCATTACCATCTGTACCATCAGCATTACCCTTAGTTGGCTTTAGCTGACCGGAATAATCTTCATTAATGACATGATTCAAAACTACTGGGTCTCCACCACCAGCATGGTTTGCTCTACCCCAACCTACTAGATAAACTGTTCCATCAGGCGCTAGACCAAAGTGGCAAAGCGGTCCTGGCAATGTACTTAGCCCATTATAAAGAGTAGAACCAGCATATGATGCTGCATTAGCCGCCGAAACATCAGCTCCGGTGTGGTGCCAAATGAAACCATTCATACCGCCCCAAGCTCCCTTGGAATTACGGTTGTGGGTCTCCCATGACTTTACTTCCTTGTACTTAATTCCCCACTTCTTTAGCTGAGCTACAATCTGTGAGGATGTCATTGGTGTTGCCATATCTTATTTCTTCACCTCCTTTACATATTATACATTGAAAGATGTGTGAATACAAAGAAACCCCGCCAAAAAGGCGGGGTTCTAAGAGTATTCTTAACTAGTAACAGTATCTACGACTTCACAAGAACCCGCAACGCAAGCAAGCTCCTGCGTTCCAGTAGTTGTGTCTTCCAACTCATAAGAAGAAAGCATATCCCAATCAACATCCTTAGGCATTCTAGCAATCCACTCATCATATTCGGCATCAGTAATATCCTGATATGGAGCCTGCTGGTATGTGTGCTCTGAATGAGGAAGGAATGAGATTCCAGAAACTTCATCAAAATTGTCATAAACCCAATTTCCAACCTCCTCCCACTCTTCAGGCTTCACATAAATAGTAACCGAAGGCTTGTGCTCACACCACATTCTCTGATATGTCATCCAAAGCTCAAGGTGCTCAATCGCAGTAAGGTCATTCCTTGTCAATGCGCCCTCTGGAGCTGCAATAGGGAATGAGAACACTGCGGTATTCTCTGGATTCATAACATCAGGCTCCCATGGGAAGCCCGCGTCCATCATATACTGGGCAAGTGGGTCCTTTCGGTCCATTCTTACTGTACGAATGTACTTCTCCTTATGCCAAGCATGCAATCCAGATGAAGTAAGGGTCAATTGTGAAGATGTTCCCTCTGGCTTTACACACGTAACCGCCGACGCCTGAGGAATTCCAATCTGCTCAGCAACAATCTTGTTAACCTTTACAGCATGTGCGCGGAGAGCATAAAGAACCTCTTCTGTCTTCCTCATTCCAAGAGAGCCATTCAGCAACTTGTTACCGAACGGGCCTGTCATTGAAACTCCAAGAAGTCTTTCCTCTTCAGTGTTCTGCTTCCAGATTGGACGAAGATACTTAAAGTTTGTCAAAGTTGATTGCCATGTTCCAAGAATGGTTGCGGCTTCAACCTTCTTTGACAAAATCAGATAATCGTCGTCGCCAGAAACAACAACTGTTGTCAGGTTACAGAACTGATTAGGACGAAGAATAATTTCCGAGCATGGATTCGTTCCATATTCAATATCTGGACTCCTACGACCAAACTTTGATGCCTGCTTCTGAGAAGCAACCCGGCTGAAAATACCACGCTCACCAGAACCAGAATCAATCAATGACTGCCATTCTTCATCAAAACGCTCACGGGAAGGCTTCTCATCGAATACTGCTGAGTTATTAGCAAGAGCGCGCTGTCCGTCCTTCTCCCACCATGCACCTGACTTTGCTGTACGGTGCCCAGAGGAATCTAGGTCTCCCAGAGAAATAAGAGCGGAGCGCCGAACGCCACCAACAACTACAACGCTTGCAATTTCACACACGATGTCATGCGCTTCAAGGTCAGTCAGCTTACGACCCTGAGCACGAAGAAACGTGTCAATAGTGAACTCAAATAGCTCAACAAGTGGTGCTGGACCGGAAGCGCGACCACCAAAAGTCATAAGTCTTGCGCCTGCTGGTCGAACCTTGCTAACATCCCAACCCTGAATGACTCCGTTGTAAAGACCTGCAACAAGCTCCTTGTAAGCATTTGCCCATCCTTCCTTGGAATCCTCAACTACAATCGTATTTTCTGAATCATGAAGTTGAGGAATAACAGGAAGCTGAGAGACATATCGCTCTTCGCAAGAGAACCCAACACCTGTTCCATTCATAAGAATGTAAAGAATCTCATCGAATGCTGTTGGATTATCCAAAACTACATAGGAGCAGTTATATCCTGCAATGTTATTGCGCTCAAGGGCGGGTCCTGCTGTCATAAGAGCACGCATTGATGGAAGTGCCATGTGCTCAAGAATAAAAGTGCGAACAAGCTGAACATCATGCTCAGGTGGTGTATATCCATTGTTCTTGTTCAGATGGTCAAGCATAAAACTGACATAACGGTCAACTGTCTCAACCCAAGTCTCTCTGCGTTCCTTGTCTTCTAGCCATCTTGAGTAGCGAGACAAGTGAATAAAGTTACGATAAGGGTCGGTAATCCGGCCCGAAGCGTCGATGAAATCCATAAAAAACAAAACTCCTTCTGACCCTTCCGGGCCTATATACAATATGTTGTGGTTCTTCTATGATAACACCCCCATCTTTAGAAGACAGGGGTGTTTCAGGAGTTTTTAGGTCACGTTTCTGTAAACTTCTCAACAATATGACGGAAGGCATATTCAGTTTGGAAATCCCAATCAAATTGCTTATGGATGTGGTCAGCCTGGTCAAAATAGTACTTGAACATCTTATCCAGTAGGTTTGGTTCGTCGTCAACAAGACGTTCCATCTTAGACTTCAACCATTCGTAGTCAGGATAGAAAACATCACCAGGGTGAAGAGCCCAAATACTTCTATCCCACCGGCCGCCAATTGATAGCATTTGTGTGTAATTTCTGTATGGTGCCCATTCATCTGTACAAATCACGGGCATTCCAGTTCCAAGTGCTTGCAATGGAATAAGACCAAAGCCTTCACCATATGAAGGATAAACAAGAACGTCGTGGTCGTAATACAGTTGCAACAATTCATTCTCAGGAATAGAATCCTTGATTACTGTTACATTATTGTATGCATCATCCGGTTCAATTACCTTACCGTTATGCCAGACCCGCAAAAAATGCTGATGATAAGCCTTGATTGTCAGATGAACATCTGTTCTATCTCCAAAGACCGCCCGAAATGCATCAACAGTCATCTGACCACCCTTGCGCAAAGCAGGCTCACCCATATGAAGAAACTTGACTACGTCTCCTCTCTCACGCTTCTTTGGCTTCCACTTGTGGTCAAGGCCATGGTGATAAACGTAGATTGGCTTTGTCACTCCAGCATTTTTATAAACATCGGCAACCCACTGTGATGTAGCCCATACCTCATCACATTCATTCATGATTTCAGCCCAACCACTAGGCAATTCAGTAGATTCCCAAGGAGTATATCCAATCTTGTACTGCCCCTCATGGAAGTTGTACCAATGCGGCGGGCAGAAGGAAATCTGAACAGGAGCTGTAGGGTCGTCAAAAGGAACTTCATGACCTAGAGATTGCAATGACTTGACAACATGCATTCCAGCATTACCGTATCCACGTGTTGTATCCAGATTGTCTTTTACAGTGTGAAATGAAATTTTCACTTAATCTTATTCTCCAAATATGTAAATGCATTTTTAGTAAGTTCATTCCAATTATATTGGCTATGAACATCCTCAGCGTTATCAAAATGAGTCCTTGACAAGGCGTCAAAGTTTTCATATGAATATCTGTATAGCTCAACTAGATGATGTCTATCTGGTTCTGACATCATGCCAGGATGAATATCTGGCCATGGCGATGAGACTTCATGCGAATCAAGGGCGAGATTACCAAGAAATCTATCGTAAGAAGCCCATTCGGCTGTACAAATCGTTGGCATTCCTGTAGCCAAAGCTTGCAATGGAATGAGTCCGAAACCTTCTCCCCAGGATGGGTAGACCAACACATCATGGCTATGGTACAGTGCAACAAGTTCTTCAAGAGACAGGGAGTCTTCAATCAATGTAACATTTCTATAAACTTGATGTGGCAATCCAAGAATGTTCCTTGGACCACCCCGCCGAATTTGGCCGGGAACGTATGCTCTGGTTGTATTATGACCATTAGCCTTGATAGTCAAATGAACATCCTGTCTTGCTCCAAAGGCTTCAATAAATGCCTCAAAAGCAAGCTGTCCACCCTTTCTTGGGGCGGGTTCGCCAATATGAAGAAATCTAATCTTCTGCTGAGGCTTTCGATGCTTAGGAGTCCAAATAGAGTCTACACCATGTTCATAAACATAAATAGGCTTCTCTACGCCAGCATCATGAAACCATTCTTGACACTTACGAGATGTAGTCCATACCTCATCCATAGAATTAAATCCTTCAAGCCATCCTTCTGGCAAGGCTGAGGACTCCCATGGAGAGTAACCAATCTGATACTGATGGTTGGGCTCGTAATATGTTGGATGACAAAAGCTCAGTTGAACGTCTGCTTGGTCATCAAAAAGGGAGACATCATGACCAAGATTCTGAAGGCTGTTACGAATGCTATTACCAGCGTAACCGAATCCATTATCTTCTCTAATATCTCCTCTAACTGTATAAAAACTTATTTTCAATTGTAGATACTCTTCTTTCCTTTGTTTCTAGTATAATTAATACTCTACCAACACCTTCCTTTGTCTGTCAAGTAGTAAACCCCGGCAATTTTTCCAATATCGTACTTGCATTGCTGTTACAGTTCTGATACATTAGATGAATCGTTGCTGACAAAGGAGGTCTCATGAAGAGAACAATCGCAACACTAGCCACAATCCTTGCAGTCGGAGGAACTACATCTTTTGTAGTTGTGGAGAGTAATACAGAAAGACCTGTCGTAGCAGCCGACAGCCAGTCGGATAGCAGAGAAGATGACCATAGGACATCACGAAGTGAAACGCGGCAGCCACTTGTTTCAGAAGTTGAACAAATGGCAATTGATAAACGCAATAACCAGAAGGCAATTGAAGAGAAGCGCCTAAGGGATATTGCAGAAGCAAAGAAGCGGGCCGAAGAAAAGAAGGCTCGTGAAGAAGCAGCCCGAAAGGCAGCCCTAGCGGCTGCTGCTGAAAAGGCCAGGAAGCAGCGTCAGCTAAATTCTAAGCCACGAGTATATAAGCATAGGGCAACTCAACCAAAGAATAATTACGCGGCCCCAGGAGGAATTGCCGCGTGTATCCGGAAGTATGAGTCAGGTGGAAACTACAGAGCGCTAAACCCTAGCTCTGGAGCATCAGGAGCTTATCAGTTCATGGATGCCACTTGGCACACAGTGACCGGACTTTCAGGAAAGGCCATGAATTACTCACCTGCACAACAGGATGCGGCATTCTGGAAGTTGTGGAATAATGGAAGGGGAGCAGGCAACTGGGTTACAGCCCCACGTTGCGGCTACTGATTCTTGACACGCATAATCCGTTATGCTAAGATGTAGTAACTGGCCTAGGGATGGGGCTTCGAACAAAGCATCCCAAGCTTGGTCAGATTGATGAAATAGTTGAAATAGAAACTGACCGCATGCGCTCTAGTGTTACGATTGCACGCCATGCCTGATACGCTGGTAGTCTGGAGTTTAAGTCTCTAGGGGCGCACGAGACATTTCGGAAACCGTTGGTCGTTGTTAACGGAACCAACTTACCAGTATGTTACCAAGAGGACTGAATGCGACAGAAATCTTGCCCTGAGGGGAAGCTATGTGATATACTGGCGTTGCCGCCTTAGCTCAGAGGCAGAGCAGTGCTCTTGTAAAGCACAGGTCGGGGTCTCGGAATCCCCAGGCGGCTCTCTTGCCAGCTTAGTTTAATAGGAAAAACGCATCTCTCGTAAAGATGAGAAAACGGTTCGAATCCGTTATTTGGCTCTGGTCGGTATCTTTTTATTCTCCTTTCTTGATACCGGCAAGCTTATACTTGCCTAGTTAGTTGCAGTGGAAGAACGCTTCCTTGGTACGGAAGAGGTCGTGAGTTCGATTCTCACACTAGGCTCTTGTGAATAGAAAAGGAGACCCGCCGCTGTATTCACAGCGGCATTTTTATGTCCAGAAAGAAAACACTTCAAAATCTCAAGCAAGATAAGGTAGTCCAGGCAACCAAGTATGAGGCCGCAAGAAATTCAGGCGATGAACTTGGTATGCGCAGGGCACGCGAAGCAATTGAGAAAATCAATAAGGAAATTGTAAGGCTCTTCCGAGAAAGGAAGTAGCAATGAAGATGCATAAGCCAAAGATTCTAACCGATGGCCTGTTTGCACAACATGATTACGCATGTCCAGTTTGTCAGATTCGAAAGTCTGTTCTGGACATGGATAACTACGTATTCCAACCCTGCTGGCAATGTCAAGAAAAGGGCTGGATTGTTATGAAAAGGAGACAAAGTGGGAAACGTCGTTATTGGCGCAGACGGAATTCCATTCGAACAGGACGACGATGGAGCTTTCTACGTCACTCAGGAAAAGGTCAATGACTCTAAGAAGTTTGAGGAGGTTGTAAATGGGCTCGATGCTAGAGGCACTGAGGCTGACGAATCTGATTAATCATCAGAAGGCTATTCTTGAGCAGCATAAGCGTGAGGGCAATGAAGTTGGTGCCAAGCGCGCTGAGAATAAAATCAAGAAACTTCAGAATGACTTGAATAAGATTCAATGACTCACTTCGATACATCAAACACCGACGCGCTTGCTTGGGCAGAAGAATTTATGAAGGTTGTTGAAGATGGCAATCTGCAAATTGATGAAGACATGATGCATGGCTGGTTCGCTAATGCAATTATGGCGGGTTATGACGAAGCCCGCCGAAAGTACGAAATGACAAACAAGCACGAAGCACTTATGAGACACGTTTTGGGAAATACATATGATAGATAAGATTGAAGTCCTTGACAAGGGCTATGTAAGATACATTAAGCACATGGGTGACGATTTGGACCCAGTGAACTCAGCAAAAGTTTCCTTTGCCAAGGAGTCAGCAGAGTTTGGAGATAGAGAGGCACGACTTCTCGCCTTTCTTCAACGTGAAGAGCACTCCTCAGTGTTCCGTCATTCCGCTCTCACTTTTGAGGTTTATGCACCACTCTTCGTTGCAAGACAGTGGTGGAAGTACGCAGTAGCGTCCACTCATCTTGAGGACCAGAATGGTTGGAATGAGTCGAGTCGTCGTTATGTAACTGAAATCCCAGAATTTTATGTTCCTGCACCAAATGAGTGGCGCTCTGCTCCAGAGAACAAGAAGCAGGGTTCAAGCGAACCTCTCAAGTCACTTGATGATGTTGAGTGGGGTGCTTGGCGATACAACGACTATTCACTTGATGTTAGGGACGATTTTGCTGAGGAGTACGGAAACTTCTGGTCAGACGAGCTTACAGAGCTTGTCCGTAAGAGCGTTGACCTTTATGACTCCGCCATGGCTAATGGTGTTTGTGCTGAGCAAGCAAGACTATTTCTCCCCGCTTATGGACTTTATGTCCGTTGGCGCTGGACTTGCTCTCTTGGCGCTCTAACTCATTTCCTTCACCAGAGACTTGAGCATGATGCTCAGAAGGAAATTCAGGATTACGCCAAGGGAGTGTGGGAGTTGACACACGAACACTTCCCTGTATGTATGGAAACTATTAAGGACAAGTAATGTCAAGCATTGTAAAGACGAAAGTAGAAATGAACGTTGGTCGCAATGGAGAAGTCACTCTTTCTGAAATAAGGGAATTCCTTGCTGCCTCAAATTATATGAGGGGTAACGCTCTTGTAAAGATTTACCAGAGTGAGGACACTCAAGGAACAATTATTTCAGTAGCTGAGCATGTAGTGAAGCAGCTTAGCTGATGGAACTTTTTAGCTGGATTTTGGCGGCTGTAGGCATCATTGGTGTCTACATCGCTGGCAAGAAGAACAGATGGGGATGGGCCATCGGAGCGCTTTACCAAATCCTATGGATTCTTTACGCATACTTTACTAAGCAATATCCGTTTATTATAGTATGTGTAGTTTATCTAGTGATTTATGTAAAGAATTTCTTCGAATGGACAGAGACAAAGCCCGCAGAATCTGATAAAATTGATTCGTGAGAGTATTGGATTTGTTTAGCGGAGCTGGTGGTAGTGCAATGGGCTATCACCAAGCTGGATTTGAGGTTGTCGGTGTTGACAATCGTTTTCAAGTGCGTTACCCTTTCAATTTCGTATTGGGTGACGCTCTTTCTGTAGGTTGGCGTATGATGATGTCTGGTCGATTCGACCTTGTACACGCATCGCCTCCCTGCCAAAAATACAGCGACTTGCAAAAACGAACAGGCAAGGAATATCCAGACCTAATTAAACCTGTGAGGGAAATGCTACAGGACTCTGGATTGCCTTACGTTATTGAGAATGTAGATACTGCTCCATTGGAGCAGCCGGTGATGCTTTGCGGCGGGATGTTCAAGGGGCTTAGAGTCTACAGGCATAGACTATTTGAGACTAATTGGTCTCTGAAACAACCAGACCATCCAAAGCACACAGCACTCGTATATACATTCGATAAACGAAAGCATCATTTTGGACGGCCATTGACTGATGATATGTTCGTTCAGGTAACAGGCGGAGGAAATGCTCCTATCGCGGCAAAGAGGGCAGCTATGGGAATTGACTGGATGATTACAAAAGAAATCAACGAAGCCATTCCTCCAGCATATACAAGATATATAGGTGAAGAATTTGAAAAACGAAGATTTGATTAGAGAGCTAGAAAAGGTTGAGGGCGTGTTTGAGAAGGTTACAAAGTATCTGCAAATACAAAGCGAGGCAAACGCCGGGCTTCATATGTCAGACAAGGTAATGTATCCACCTCTTACATCCGCCACAGCCCTGGCAAATCAAGCTCTACATGATTTGATTGAAAGATTGAAGGAATACAGTGAGTGAACCAAATGCAAAGCTCCTTCTTCGTTGTAAGAACAAGAAGGACATTATTAAGTATGCAAAGAAGATTGGTGCCAATACAGTAGAGGGCGCCAACTATATTTTCGTGGGGCATTTGAAGTGTGTTCTAGACCGTAATGATAAGTTGTTGTTTATTCAATGAGTGAGGAAGAAATCCAGCCGGGCTTCGCTTTTGACCCGGAAAATTTTCAAACAGTACTCTTGATTATGCTTATGAGACTGTATGATATCAACCTTGCTTTGTTGTCTGTACATGACCCTGTTAAGGCTACACAATTGGCGGATATGCATGAGAAGGGATTGACCTTTACCCCTAATCCCGCATTTTCTATGGAGGAAGAATGAGCGAAGAGAAGTTAACTGGCAAGTGTTTCCTATGTAAGAAATCCGGCCGGGTTTATAAGACAAAAGTAAGAGGAAGAACACTCCTCCTATGTAAAAAACATAGTAAGGAATACTATGGGACATAGCGGACCAAAGAGAGAAGACAGGTCAGGAAACGACAACAAATGCTTCATGGCAAGATGTCAAAATAAACCATTTCAAAAAGTTTTCTTCAGAGGCGTTTTGAGAATGATGTGTAAGAAGCATGCACAGATTTATTCATGAAAGACTTCCCCACACCCAAAAAGGGTGTGGGGATTTTCTATGTTTACAGACCATTACTCTCAGTTAGCTACAATCAACTCAAAGTAACCTAATTTCCAGATTCAAAATGTTAAAAAATTTTGTAGATGTATGATATAGGCCGGCAAATAGAATTCGCACTTGCAATTAGTGCGCCCATAAAAGCAAATGCATATTGAATTCAAAAAGAATTCGGGGGACCCATTTGAAATTATCTCGGGGGTCCCACTAAAGAATTCCTATACTGCCGAAATAGCAATCCCTACGCCCCATAGGACACAAAGAATTGTGACCAGGATAAACGAGACTGCAATGATGACCAAGGCAGAAAAGCCACTTCCCACAACTACAGTTATAGAACTAGCTGCAATTGCCTTTCCCCTATTGATTTCAGGAGAATTCGGGGGAATTTCTGTCTCAATCTCCTTTGCTATATGCCCTCTGCTCATGAGTAGGAATAGAACATACCAAGGTATTGTACTGCTTGGCATTGAGAGTAACGCTAGGCATAACTAGAGCTGTCTTATAGACCTCCCTGCCAATAGCCCTATCTCCATTACCTAGCCATGCATATACAGGCAAGAGATTATTTGCAGCCCGGGTTTCTATGAATACGGTATTGCTACCATCATTCACACAATACCCCCCATAGTATGCACCATTAGGAGAATTGGGCCTATCCATATACTGAATAGCAATAGGCATGTGTATTTACCTTTCTGTATCTACTGAATACCGCCCGGCAATACCCCGGCAAAGTAGGCGGCAATCAGGAAAAGGGCCGTAATTGCAAGAAATGCAAGCGAATACATGCTTTTTCCCTTGTTTTTGCCCGAATTCAGGCAGAAATGCGGCTTAATTGCGCCTAGATAGCCGCACAAATACCCTACATTTACACTAACTTTTAGTTAGTGCTTTCCAAAAGATAGTGGGTAGTTCCTATTTGAACAGGTCTGCTACAAGGGCCCTAGCCTTCCTGTAACAGACCTTACAGCTAGGTCCCCTGAATACCCTTACCCTATGGCAGTAACGGCACCACACATGCCAATGTGCCAAAGGATGGGGTATGTCATGGGCACACTTCCTGCATACCTTTACTCGCATACCGTCTCGTACCAATCGACGCAAGGAATGTAACCGATTCGGTTTGCATTCTCGTAGAACTCAAAGGACAGATGGGCATTGCCCCGCTTGTCTACCTGAGTACTGATTGAGTCACAGCGAATACCCTTCACTGTTACTGTGTTTATTCCTCTATAGGCAATTACTGTAATGGGGAAGTTATCTGTCTCTTCTACCTCAACAAACCCGGCCGAATTCTCTTCAGTGGAATAGAGCTTGTGTGCCAGCAGGCATACCGCACACGGCGATTCGGTACGCGCGTATCCGTTGCAGGGACGCCCGTAGTCCCCCATGCCGTCACCCTTGCACTCAGTTGCGCTGTAAGCCATTTTCAGGACCTCCCCTAGGCAATGACCCCGGCTCGATTGTCCGGGGCCCTAGAAAGGCACACAGCCCCTTTTTGTAGCAAGCTATGTACCAATCTACTGCCTAAAACTGCCCACCCCTCAAAACACCCAACTTTTGCGGCTTGCCGAACCGTTCAGCTGTGCCAGACCGAAAAGAAACCAATTCCTCAGTCGGATATGACGAATACGGTTCGTGACTCTTAACCGGGCCGTCATCCAAGCAATGCCAGATAACATCACCCGGCTGCAATTCCGTGACGTCAATTTCCAGCATTTCCCGGAAATCCGTTTCGTAAATCCAGTAGCGGTCCCCGGACTTTCGAATTGCCGAAATCAACCCGATGTTTTCATAAAGGGTGATTCCATTTTCTGTGTCCTCAACCTTGCTTTGGTATTCGCGGACAATGTCCGGAACACCCGGCGTGAATTCAACCCATGCCATTGCTGGTCACCCCTCTACCGAGTAAGTCAGGTTTCCCTCACTGTCGGAAACCATAATCCAGTAATTGCCGACGTTCTCACAGAACATGAATTCTGAAATCCAGTCGGCAATGTTGACCTCAAAGCCGCCACCCCGGATTTCGAATTCTTCGTCTAGGGCACCTTCGACGATAATGGAGATTCGCGAAAGGCCCGGAACAAAGCAGATGCAGTTTTCCGCCTTTTCGCAGTCATCGGGAAATTCACACGTTTGCGGCTCAAGTTCGAAGCGCCCGAAAACGTTCCCCTGCCTTGCACGCATTTCGACGAAATTCTTGACTTCCGGCGAAATCGTTCCGTAGGGCATTTCTACTCCTCAATAGCTTCCGAGACAGTATTGACAACCGTCTCTCCCAAATCGGCAAGGTCGCTAATTGCCTTGACAGAAACCAATTGCTCGTTTCTGTCATAAATCAGGAATTCCTTTCCATTGCTGGAAAGATAGATACTGGCAACTTCCCGCATTGCTCCTCCTAAGTAGACAATGCGAACGGATATCCATAAAGGCATACCCGCCGCATTCAGCTACTCAGAAAAGCCAATTCCAGACAACAGTAACGCCCACAAAGACAACGACCGTAAGCGCAATGTCACCAAGAATCTTCCGCATGATGCCCTTTCCTGCCTACTCACTCTGAATAGACAATGCCACGGGACACATTGTGCCCCGGACATTCAGCTATTCAGCATAGAGCCGAATGAGCTTTTCCAGCTCCCAACGTCCATCGGGAGTCCACGAATCGAAAACCCGCCGATAAACGTAAGTGGCGGATTCCTTGCCCGGAATAACGTAATGCTCAAACCGGAAAAACGAATCGTTGATAGCTCGATTCCAAGTAGTCTGAACACTTTGGCGCGGCTGAATTCGCATGATGTCTTTTCCTTTCTATTCAGTTATTGCAGTACTGATGAAATCCGGAAACGTGCAGAGATTCCCGAACGAAAGTGTCATGCGGCATTTCACTCGCATAGCCGTCTCCGGAACATCCGTAAAGATGCTTGCACACGTCGTCAAGCACGTTCGCGGCGGTAACCAACCTGTCGTAAGCCTCGCCACGGGTCCGGCCGATATCTCCATCTCCCATGCCAGGAAGACTCTTACCGCATTCACCCTTCACCCCAACCTTGTAGGGGTTCCCTTGGGTCTTAGAACCGACCGTAAGCCCCCAACCCGTAGTGTCGTAACCAAGCTTCCGAGCGGAAGCGCAGTAACGGACAAACGCATTGGTGAGGTGAACCATTTCCGTACGCATTGATTCCCTTTCCTGCGTTAACCCTTAACGCATTTGGCGAATGGCCATTTCAAAACCCGCCCGAAATGGCCACCACCATAAAGCGCAGAGAGCTAGTCCCAATAGGACTTAGGCGCCGAACCGTAAACGTTATCGGCAATGTCCTTAGCCTGCTTAAGGCCCAAATTCCAATTCGTGCGGATTTCCTTGATTGCACGAATCTTGTAATTCGTCAAATCATCGGAATTGAAAGCCCGCTCGGCCCATGCAGTCGCGCGAATCATATCGACCGAAAGCGGAATCTCGTCCGAGTGATTCGAACGAACGGGAGACTTAGGGGAAGTCTCCCTAACCAGGGCCTCAATTTCTCGCGCCGTTTCAAGACCAGTCGTAAGTGACTGACCCCGCATCTGGCGAGAGAGAATGTCGAGAATCTGAATAAGCATTGCAGCCCCTTCTAATGCCTAACCCTTAGACATTTTGGGCAATGCCATTCCCGAAAGAATGGCAATCCCAAGACAACTAAGCGTCAGTAACCAAACCCCTTCTTTGTGCCCTTTGGGCCCGGAGCGGAACGAAACGCTTTTCGCGATTCTTCGCTATCGGCCCGGAAGTCGAAAAAACCGGAGTAGGCGCAAGTTCCGTCTTGAAATACGGGAAATGCGTTCCACCCTTGGGACATGTATTGTCGTCGTTCTCATCCCACCATTCGCGATAAGCAAAGGTGATAGGAGTCCGACAATCCTTGCAGTTTTCCGCGTTTTCCATTTCTCGCCCCTATCGCGGATTGTTGGGGCAATATCCCGTGTTGAGCAATTGCTCATTCGGAATCTTGAAATGCCGCGCGAAATCGGCATTCACTCGGAACTGTTCACCGCAACCGGAGCATGCAACGTTATCCGGGGTGTTTTCCATCCCCCGCATAATGCTTTCCAGTTCGGCAACTTCCTGCCGTGCCTTTTCGAGTCGGGCAGTCAGGATTTCCCACTTGGTACGTGCCATGGTACAAAAAACCTCTCTGTGCCGTTCTAACGGCCGTTCGTGGCTTGGTTGGACAACCGGGCCGGGGGACCGTTCCGAGTCGCTTAGAACGGTCCCCAGACACTCAGAACGTGACAGTCACCATGCCCGTGGGCAGAACGGCGGACACGTCGAACCATGCAGCATCCGATTCGGTCGGACGGTTGTCATCGAACAGAACGAAAACCTGAGTGGCGGGAACGCCACTCTTACCGTTCTGTGCAGTGATGATGCCCGTCCGGCCGTTCACGGTGCAGGTACGCATTTTGACCCCTTTCATGCATTGACTTTCAATGCATTAGGGGAAAGCACAACCGGAAAGGCTTGTGCGTCCCCTGACACACTAAATGTCACTAGATGCTCTGAACTCCGACCCAATCCCAAACTTGCGTCCGGGGGTAATTCGGAATCCATGAATACGGCTGATGAATCTGCCAAGCAATTTCCACCACGAGATTGTGATTGTTCCCGTGGTGGCGAATGAGCTTGAAAATCCGGCCGTTTTGCGTCACATACCAAGCACACGCGAATTCATTGGAAGTGAATCCGAATGGGCCCGGACCCTGGGGAGGCTTGACACTCGTCAATTCCCTAGGAATAGGCCACAGCCCGTCAACGCACAGCTTTCCGCAACGACTTCCCGCGCGGTGTGTTGAATCCCTACGCAGGATGCTTTCCCGTGGCTTCACATTTGATTTCCGCCAACCATGCTCCCCAGTCTCGCGGGCATCGAATTGGTCAGAATAGTAATGCCACTCATCCACCATTTGCTTCACCCTTCTAATGGACATGCTCCCCGAACATTCCGAAGAATGCCCGGGGCCAAATCAATTAGCTTGGGTTTTTACCCGGGTAATTTGCGCTTGCGCCTACGTCGCAAGGAAACCACCCCCTTTCATTCTCGCACGTTCCTTTTCAGGAAATCGGAATTTCATCCGCTCCAAAAGGAACATGCCAGACGTAGGAAGAAAGTCGGGCATCCCCCTTTCCGACGTACATTACCGAGTAGACCTTTGCGTCATCGGCGTAATGCCGGTAAACGCGGTAGTTATCGCGGTCGCGGGTAAACATGCGACGCAAATTGTGGAATTGGTCTGCCCCAACGATTTCCGAACTACCATCGTTCGTGTTGAATTCCGTGATGAACTCCGGAATTGCGCGGTATGGCCTGTCATTGCGGTAACTGTTTACCGCCTGCATGGTCGCACTGTCGCCAGTCCAGCCAGTAATGTCACCCGAACTGTAGTCGAATGAGTCCATCCATTCGGCAAATTCCTTTGCCGAACCGAACCGCGCGCACTTTTCGCCGCTTTCACCATTCAGGTAATAGTCAACCTGAATAGCATAGTTGTCCAACGTAAGCGGTTTGGTCGGGTTGTAGTGCTGCATTGCGTTTCCCCTCTGTGTGGACATGGGGAACGTCATCCTTTCGGATAACGCCCCCAAATCCCTACAGCTTGGAATTACCGGACGGTCTCGAAAACCCAATCGAGCACGTCATGATACATTTCCGTGTGCCTAAAGGAACTAGGCATTGCCCCAACCCATTCGGCACGTTCCTTGAATTGAGCGACCTTTTCTTGGGCCTCCCAAATGGCGAGTTGATAGATGGAATATCCATCCTCACACCCGCCACAAATGTTGTCATAATCCGTCCAACGGGAAGTGCCATGAATGCATTCCGGATAGGTCCAACCCTTACCGCCTGCATTCCAGTGCCGACCCGTTTCCGGGTCAACTCGCCAATCGGACGGACGTCCATCACCGCTTTCATACCAATAGCGGCGAGCCTCCCAGTATTCCGCCTCACGCTGCTTCAATTTCTTGAGAATGCGGAGAGCAACCTTTGCGGTCATTGCGTCCATTACTTTTCCTCCGGTTTCTAGTGTCCGCAGAGGAATTAGGGGGTTGTTTGTTTGGGAATTGCTATTCAGTTGTTTTGCGCGGCGGTTTTACTCGCTTTCGTCAACCGGCACAAAAGGAACCGTGACGCCGTACTTTGCCAGCACGGCAATCCAGTACTTTCGGGCCGTGTTCGTGTTTCCGTCCGTGGCAAGCTCTGTCAGGTTCTCCAGCGCACGCGGAGTCAGACGGTCATCCAACAGCGGGCCGGACCCATCACTCTGGAAACCCTCTGCAAGCCCCGTAGGGGGCACGTAGACGTCCGGGTCAACAACAGACACAGTCGTCGTCTGTTCGGCCGTCTGAGGAGTGCTGACAGCCTTCTTAGTCGCCCGCTTGCGCGGGGCGGCAGTCTTCTTGGCAGGAGCGGCAGTCGTCATGATGACTCACTTTCTTCCCTAATTCCTTTGTGGACACTAGACGCTCGAAAGGGTAAGCGTCTAAAGCCACAGTCCCTAGATAATCGGGACACGGCGCACTTTCGACTGACAAACAAAACACCCGCTGGATTTCGCTACTTGAATCCCTTTAGTGGCATTGGATATCTACCGCTATCCCAAAAGGAATCGCACTATATTCGACGGTCGATATTTCCTGGCATATCGGAAAGGGAAGAACCGCCCGTTCGCTAATCCTGGCAAAGTGCCGAGAATGTCAATTCAACTCGCAGAATGTAAGGGGTGATTTCCTAGCTAGACCTCTAGGCAGTGACCCGCGAGTTTCCTTGTGCGTAATGTGTTTCTGAATCCCGCTATTTAGTTCTCAAGTAACCGCGACTTCCTTTGTACTCGCCCCTTGCGGGGCTTTCCTCCGGGCCGTTCGTTCTGAGGTAAACACTAGCCTATGCTCTGACCTGCGGTTTTGTGAGTTTTCGCAGGTCAGAGGCCATGTTTAGCATGCCTAACCTTTCCCATGCTATTTGTGTGACGTGCGTCACATCGTTAGTTAACTCGCGAGTAACCTAGCCGCTCCCAACATGCGGCGAGTGTGTGAGTGTGCGCGAAATACAGGCACTCTCAGTCTGTGTCAACCATTTCTGATTTTCTTTACCAAAATTTTACCTAAGTGGCCGGCTTTTCCCCCTATGCAAATTTTTTAAAGATTGTCAACCCCTATGTCGGCGTGTCTTCGTAACGTTTAGGTAAAGAAAGTTATCCACAGTCAGCAGTCTGTGACCACTGGCCGGTAACCTGACACGCTGTCAGATTGAAAAACAGTGTCTGACCTGCGCTTTCGTTGGTTCTCTGACACTCCATCAGATACTACACAACGTGAAAATCGCGTCTAACGGCCTTTCGCGGGTGTCCTGGGGTGGTCGCCTATTGGCATCCCTGGGAGGCTCTTAGAAGGGCGTACAGAGCTTTTCTCACATACTGTAAAGTAACATTGCAGAGAGTAGCGAAGTTATCCACAGGTTTATCCACAGCTGTGGATGTACAGAATTCAACCTTTTAGCAGGCATAGAAAAGGGAGCCGGTTGTCCGGCTCCCTGGTTAGGTATGCCTAACGAGCGTTCCAAGCTTCGCGAGCGGCTGACTCAATTGCACGCTCAAACTTTTTGATGTGTCGAGCATATACAGCATCACCCTTGTGCATGTCAACGTAATCGCGGTATTCGTTCAAACGCTCCGTACCATTGAATGATTCAGCCACAACAACACGAACGCGCACGGCGCCCGACTTGAGAAACCGACGGGTAATGGTGACAGTCTCGCCGCTCCAGTGCATAACGTGCTTGTTGTTCGTAATCCTGGCCATTTTGGTACCTCCTGTTTGGGTGGCGCGTAGCGCCATCCTATCGCGCGATAGCACGTCACGGAAGGTTTTTTGGTCACGGTTTGGTAAAGTTTCCCACCTTGCCGACTAGCCTTGGGCAAATCGGACATTCTGGTACATATTTGTACAAACACTATCAAATTGGTACAAACACGGGCTAAGCCCCGCGAAGCGGGGCATGTCCGACATTCCCGACTCGCCGGGAACCCCTTTACGATGGTCCAAAAAACTGCCACAGAATTTGCTGTTACGATGGTCATAATTTTTGGCAAAATTGCAAGCTTGGGCGAAATTTCTTTCGCCCGGGTTTTACTTAGCGCCTCTTACTCCGCTTAAAGCTAAATCCCTTAGAAGACTTCTTAGACTTGTTCTTCTTAGTCCAAGACCAAGAGCGCTTCTTCTTGGACTTCTTGTAGCTCTTGCGGTTATCGCTGTCCTTCTTGCTGCTCTTAATGCAAGAGGGGTAGTACTCGCGCTTCTGACAATCGTGATAAACCTTGGCGCTCACACTAAACTCGTGCTTGCCAGAACTGTTCTTAGTCTCCAGTTCATAGCCATGCCCTTCAATATCGCGGTCCACCACAATTCCCGCGCGGCTGACAGAGTGACCAGCAGAGGCAGAACAACCCGTAGCCACCACAGAGACAGCAACAGCAGAGACAACAGCAGCCGTAATACGACGGTTCATTTTTATTCCTAACGGTTTATTATTTATTTTGGTGTTGCAGCTTGGCGGGTTATTTCTAACCCGCCGCAATTTTATCTGTTGATGCTTCGGGGCAACATCATTCGACTACGCAGTGCCTTGCATGCTGCATCAAAGCCAGGGCCATGGCGTTCATCACGCAACTGACTTTCAATTCGGACAGTCTGATTGACAGCAACCATCTTCCACCTGAAAGATGTCAGCTGAGAAGAAAGCCTCTCGACTTCCCTCAGCCGTTCCTCTGTAGTCCAGTTTGATGCATTCTTCCGGGCCTTGTAATCATTAATGAGAGCTTCATCAAACCTCTCATTGAAACCCTCATCATCAATTCGGAATTCCTTCTCAGCCTTACTGATGAAATCATAATCAGGCTTACGAGCGGAGGGAATTTCCTTTGTCTTGAACAGCTTCACTTTGGTTCCTTCACTGATGTTCAAAGCAGGGGTAAGGTCTACCACAGCGACAATACATTTCTCTCCTTACGATGGTGCTAAAGCTTGGCGGATTTTTCAACCCGCCGAAATTTCACGTGAAGTGAAGGACCAGAGAAATAATGGCCCAAAGAACAACGCTCAGGACCCCCAGGGCCAGAACGACAGACGCTACTACAATTCCCTTACTCCATCGAGCAGCAGTGTCGAAAAGCTCATCCACACTCTTGTCAAACTCACTCATTTTTATTCTCCATTGTTTGTTGGAAGCTTACCCGGCCATGTTATCACAGCCGGGCGAATTAGTCAGTACGCTACAGGATACTTATCCTTACGAGAATACCTAGGACCCTTGAAATTGGAAAAGTCATTGCCGTTGCGATAGTCCCGAGTCTTCTTACTCCGAGGAGTCTGAATCTTGCGGGTCTGCTGACGACGAACAACCTTAGCCATATGCATATCCTTACTTGAAAGTTGCCTTACGAGCTGCAATCAGCTCTTCGTTAAGCTTATTGTACTGGTCAATTGTCAGGCCAACAGCACGGCATTCCTTTTCGCCATTATTGTGCTTGAGAAACTTACTGCGCTGAGTAATGAAACGCTCAGTCTTGCATGCCGGACAAATTCGCTTGGCAAAACGGGTCAATGGTACGGACTCAACCTTACCAATCATTACCGTCACGTGCCGAATCTTCGTTCCCATACTCTCTTCCTTAAAGGATATGGTTCCTTCTGAAGCTTGCCCAGTCTATCAAGACTGGGCTGGTCAGTCAAGACACTGCATCGATGACAATCCGAGTACCATCAGGCTGCACTCTGATGTTATCACTTGTAAGGTCCCACACACCCCACAGTCTAGCGGTGACCTCCCACACATAAGCCACACAAGGCTTCATTTTACATGTGCATTTAAACTCTGGTCCAAGATACGAACCGCATTCAATATCATCACTGCCTTCAATGTATTCCATAGCAATGACTGATTTGAAGTTATCTAGAATGTAAAGGGAGGCATCCGCAATTTCCCATCCCTTAATGGGAGGCAGCTTTTTAATCCTCTGAATGTTCATATATTCGTTTGAATTAGAACCATCTGGACTAAGCTCTACCTTATAGACAATTCCATCCGGGCTTATCACTGCAACACGTGTTGCGCCTTCACCGGCAAAACTCCACCCATCTGGAAGAGGATGCCGAAAATCCCATTCTGCAATGAATTCGGCATCCTCAACACAGCCAATCATGACAATCCTAACTGTACTTACGATACGTAGTCAGAAACAGGCTCATCTCAACCACATATGCCCTGGCATTAGAAGCCCCGGCACTCTGCTTTACGATGACAAAATTGTCTGTCACACCAGCAACATATCGGCTCTTACCATCAGTCTTACGAACCCACGTTTGTCCCTCAACAGGCACAGCAGGCTTTATCACTAGGTCACCAAGGTTGTAGACCCGAACCTGGTTGCTCTCATCCCTGACAACAAGGACACCGTGGCTTGAGAATCCATTGTAGTATGGGCCACTCAGCTTGGTAACCACCTGATGAGTAGCACGACCAACACCATCGGTAACGAACATCTCGTCGCCCTCATTGAGGCTCTGTGCATCACTGAATAGCATTTAATTTACCTCACATTTGTTGTTGAAAGCTTGGCCGGAATAAATCCGGCCGGATTACTACTTTGCAGCCTCTCGAAGAATTCCAGAAAGAAGAGCAAAGCCAAAGGTGAACGCAAGCATCACACCAGTAATCTGAAGAGAAGTCTGATACGAAATGGGAATCACGGCCGGAAGAATGTCATGATGAACCATACCAACGAACAGCATGAAAGACCAGGCAGAAATAACCCAAGCCGAACCGAGAACCAGGAGCAGAACGAAAAACACCATTTTGTTTCCTTAATTAGAATGTCGATGTTGCAAGCTTGCTGGAGATTTTCATCCCCAGCATAAATCTTAGCAGTCGCTACGCTCATACACAATGGTCATGTTCAGAATCTCTACATCGTCCACAGTGAGGTTAGAGCGGCTGCCGCAGTAACAGGACAGCGAACCATCTCGGTACGGCTCATAAGTGCCTTCACAGCCATCCTCACGGCACTTCAATACGGTAGGCTCAGCAACACGGGGAGCGGGAATCATCATGTTTACTGTCTCCTTCAGACGATTTTGGTCAAACAAAAAGCCCAGTTAAATAGGTCATTGGCTTCTACGACTTTCGTCTCCACCTCGCTATTTAACTGGGCTACCCGGTAATTGTTATCAGTGACTTTTCGGGGATTTCCTACTAAGCCCATTAACCCTCGCCTAGTACAGGAACAGGACCTTTAAACGTTCGGTGGGATTCTAACTGAATCCCCGCGAAAGCACCCTTAGCGTTCCTGCACACGAGCTAGCCGGTCATTTTACTTAGGACACAATCTAACAGAAGATTTGTCCTAGCAACCCCAGCAGGATTTGAACCTGCTATCTCCTACTATTCTAAAGGCGCATTCGCCGGGATTATGCTATTGGGGCTGTCCTCGCCCGGAATTTTCATTCCGGGGTCATCGGCAGTTTAGAAAGCTTGGTGGAGTTTGGGGAACTTATCTCACCTTGCCCCACCGTTTTACGTGTTACTACCTTACACCCGAACCGATTCCCTGTCAACCAGGAAGTGCAACCAATCGCGAACCGTTCGGGAAGTACGAGAGTCCATCTGCCAAGAAGGCTGGTCAAAGCTCATGGTGTACACAGAGGCTTCAAGAGCAGTGTCAAGGTAGATACGATGACCGGTAAACTGACCATCAGGGGTGAAGTCATAGCGCCTGTCATAGAACTCTACCAGACTCTTATTGCTCAAGGAAGCCGTGTTGAAATTCTCAGACTTCCCGTCAACCAGCACCACCACTCGGAACGGTACACCATTCTCGGCAACTACGTCAAGCTTGTGGACGTTCATCTTCCGAGCCTCTTCCTTCTGCCTGTTACATTCATGCTGACAATCAGGGAAAACCTTGTGCTTATCAGCACACTCGTCGCAATTGCCATTGTAACAATTTAGGCAAATATATTGGTTCAGCATCTCCTACCTCCTTGCTGTTGGTAGTGCTAGCTTGGCAGACTTTCATCTGCCTGTCAATAGGTTACTCGCGGGTAATGGCTCCAACAACCCACACCGCACAACATGCAAACCAAATCGCTGCACTTGCAAACTTTACTCCCACAAGCCACAACGGGTCATGAGTAACAACAGCACCCAATCCCGCGATAAAATTCACGAAGGCAAGTAGAAAAGCTCCACATGCAAAAGCAATACATCCATTACGGGAAATCATTTTTTCTCCTATGTAGACAAGCTTGGGGGTGGAAAGCCCACCCCCGCAAAATCAAGGCGCCTCAAATTCGTGATTGCATCTCTTACAGATGAATTTGATTAAAATGGACCTAGACTTTGATTTTTGTACCTTATCGCTTTTCCTGCATCTTGGACAACTTGGCACTACTTCCTGCGCTTACCCCTACCGTTCTTAGTGCGGTAAGCCCTCCATTCACGTTCTGCCTTTGCACGCTTCATGTTCCCAATGTTCTGATGCTTACTTACGTTAGCATCGAACCACTTAGCTAACCAAGCAGTCCTTTCAGCACTGGTCATCATATCCCAATTAGATGGGAATTCTGTATCGTGTGTCATAATCCCTCTTCAGTAGCTATTGTACACGCTGTGAATGTCGGTGGCAAGGTTCTTTCGATTGACGCAAGAAAATATGGTTATGTCCTTCATGACCCCGCCGGTTTCGTTGGTAATCACCAGTGAGATAACGAAACCATAAACATTGGTCAGCGAAACCTCAAGGCTGTGCCGGGAAGCCGGAAGGTCAATTTCCAGATACCTGTGACGCTTATCCCAATAAGCGGCAATATCATACTGCTCATCAAGCTCAGTGATGATGTCTTCCCACCACTCATGAGAGCACGTCATAAGCGTGTCAATCCGCTTATTTGGGGCGGAACACTTGCATTCGAAATCAACGATACCACACTTGCAGATTTGCTTAAAGTGCTGAATCATCAATCGGCTCCATTCCAGCGAATACACCAGGATTATTATTCCACGCACGGTCTCCTCTGACAAGCAGCAGCATAGCAAGAGCCTCACCATGTGTCAAGCCTTCATTGTCAATAGCATGACCCAAAGCACCCTCAAACAGGGTTGGGTCAGAAATCAGGCGCTCATAACTATCATCAGGTCTCACTTGGAAACTCCCGGTCCATATCTGTCAATCATTCCGGTCAACCATTCACGGCCAACATTGTTCATGCTGTGCACTCGACACTCATCCGGCCAGAAATCATTTTCGCACATCCACAATACCACACGGCGGGATGTGTCGTCACCACCCAAGTCATGGTCAAAGGACATGACATCAATTGAATTACCCTTGCGACGAATGTCGTCAAGAAGCTCAATTGCATCATAGCTGTTCTTGACCCAAAACCACGACTTTGGGTTATCCACCCGACCTTGCGGGTCTCTCTCGTCATCAAGCCAAATCTTCATGGCTTGACCTTAGTTGCTTCCGTCTCGGCTGTCAACCATCCGAACCAACCACACGAACAGCGATGAAAGCGGCGGGTTACGGTGTCAACGTTCTTCCTAGTCACCTCATCCGTAGTGTCCCTCAGCTTGTGTCCGGGCCTAGAATGTTCCTTCCGGCGCAACTCCCTAGCCACGTTCATCTATCCTCCTAGAAAGCAACACAGCCAATCTTTGTACTGTGTGTTGTAGCAAGCTTGCCCGATTTTCATCGGGCGGTATTTCAATTCACTGCGGGCTTCAATCCAAAACTCCGAATGAAGTTCTTAACAGAGTCTCCACCACCAGAATTCCACCACGAATATGCCCAATAAGCCAAGAATGCTGAATCAAGCACAGCGTGACCATTCCAATGACGAATAATGTCTATCACAAGATAAACCAGGCTATGCAGGGCCATGTATCCTTCGCATTCCTTATTCGATGTTTGTCCGGCAACCCGCTTGAAAATCAGCGCCCGGACGGCCAAAATAAACAATGGCAGTGGAATCAGGTCCAGCAATGACCAGTCGTAAAACATTTCGTCTCCTTTGTTGAAAGCTTGATGGGGTGTTTCCACCCCATCATATTACAGAGCCTTAATCCAATCCCTGACCACATCTTCATGAACAGGAGTGAAGTTGTTTACATCAACACCTACATTAAACATCCGGCCGTTAAACTGCCATGAATCATGAACATGACCGTGAATCAGCGGGGTGCCGACATCAATGGGGCGCTTATCAGCATAACGGTCTTCCCCATGAGAATCACCACTGTATGGGAAATGGCACAGAATAGGAAAGACGCCATCCCAACGACCATCCAGATTCAGAGCAACCTGCTCAGGAAGAATCTCCTGAAACACCTTCTCATACTCTGGAGTAAAACGCTCTCGCTGCTTTGCCTTTTCTCCAGAGAAAATCCGGTCATGATTACCAGGAACCAGCTTCTTACGACCATTCAGCCTGCCAACAAGTGGCAGAGATTCTGCAATTCTACCCATGGCAACATCACCCATATGGTAAACGGTATCAGTCGGTCGCACAACTGCATTCCACCGCTCAATCATAGCCTCATTCATTTCCTCAACAGAACTGAATGGGCGATTGCACAGCTCTATAATACGCTGATGGCCAAAATGCGTATCGCTGGTAAAGAACCTAGCCATTTTATTCCCCTTCATCTACAATGTGAAAGTTAATTTCTACGAATTCGCTGTCAGTTTCGTAAGCCTTAGCCTTCTCTTCTGTTGAAAAGACAGCCGCAACATACATGCAGCAGTTGCAATTACCTTCACTTACCAGCCAAACCTTCACTTTACCTCCAGTTCACTGATGTAATAGAATTCTCCGTTGAATTCCTTCAAGGCTTCCTTAGCCTTTTCTTCAGTGCTGTAGGCTCCAGCGATTTCTTCTCCAGAGTACCATCCACAAGCGCACTCTGTCGTAATAACCCATATCTTCATTTTGTCCTCCTAGTATTGATATCCAATTATCATCTAGAAGGAAAGCTTGCCCGACATAGCCGGGCGGATTTTTACTTGACCCGCTCTGAATTCATTGAGGTAAGGCGATGAATGGTGAATCTACCAGGCCAGTGGTTAGCGTACTCTTCAGCCTCTTCCACTGTTGGAAAGAATTCCACTTCCTTAAGGGTAGTAGCCCTGTAAGGATATCCACCAGACTGCCTATCAACTCCAACGTAAGTTTCATCTTCAGCGTCCTTGAGAAAAATGCTTGGGTCATTAATAAACATTTCATTCTCCTTGGTCTCTATGAAAGCTTGCCCCATCTCTGGGGCGATGTTGCCAGTTTACCACTTACGGTCAACAGTCACAAGGTTCATATAGCTGTGCTGCCGGTAGTTTCCGTTAGCCCACTTCTTAATCCAGCGCTTACAATGAGACTTTCCGCCCCACATTGTGTGGGTAATCTCGCGATGCATTTCCTTCCACTCACCATCTAGCTTACGAGTGATAGAACTGCGGTACATTCCATTAGGAATCCGCTCGACTTCGTACTTGACAGTTTCCTTAGGCATTTCTTCTCCTATTCAGAAAGCTTGGCCCTTTCGGGCCGGTATTGCTAACGACGACGTCCGTAAACCTCATTGTACATGTCTTCGGCATTCGCCCTATCCTTGGCATCAAGGTAACCGAAAAAGTTACCAAGGGCAAGAATTGCGCTGAAGATGCTGAAAATGATGTTCACTCCATACAATGAGCTTCCTGCATTGTAGGAAACCCATGCAAGTGAGGCATTTACCGCACAGATAAAGAAGTTAGCCAGTGCAGCGAGTGACTTCCTAGCGGCAATCTTGTGATACATTTTTTCTCCTCAAATTGAAGCTTTCTGGTTACTACCCTACTCGCTTGCTTCGGGGCTGTCAACACCATCGGGCAACATGCCTGCAAGTATCCAATACACAGCCGCCGCAAAAAATCCGGCAGCAAACATTTCGAACCCCTCTAGAATTGTAGAAGCCATCAGGCAAACAAATGCCATGACAAAGGATGCGATTCCTGCAATAATTAGGTTGTTCATAGCTTGCGGGGTGTCAAGGGAAAACACCCCGCGTATTTCTGATTTTGAGGTCTTACTTTACGCGGCGGTAATCGATGACGTAATACTTGTTCCAATAGCCATCCTTTACCTTACCCTTGCGAACACCCTTATACGTGTTACCATTTACCGCATTCACCATGTATCCACTACCAACGTAGATTCCAACATGGCTCCAATCAGATGAACCCTTGCGCCTGAAAAAGATAAGGTCACCAGGCTTACGTTCATTGACTGTAATATCCTTTGTCTGATACTTTCGCATTCCGTTAGTAGGCTTATACTTCCAATTCTTACCAGCCTGCTTGAAGGAATACCATGTCAGACCTGAGCAATCGAACTTGCTTGGGCCCTTAGCACCCCACTTATATGGGGAACCAATCTTGCCCTTTGCAACGGTTACTGCCTTACTCTGAATTGTGGCGGCTTCCGCATTTCCCGGAACAGCCATTACCAGTGTTGAGGCAATCAGACTTCCGACTACCGCAGTCTTCTTATACATATTAAAATATCTCCTAAGTTTAGTGCGCGTTACCCCATTTCTGGGGTAACGGATTTCACTAGGGTACCATACTTACAATTACTTTATGAGCCTGTGACCAATCTCACTACGACGCTCATGAACTCGCGGCCAGTATTCATTCTTCCGCTTCATATTCCCATTGTTTGCCGTACGATTCTTCTCACGCTGCATCTTCTCATACAGGTGAGCATACCGCTGGCCCTCAATAGTATTGAGTTGGTCAGGGCGAGGGGGTGTCATCACACCATCCTCATACAAAGTAAACACCCTAAACATGCCGTACATTGGAGCACCGACAAGGCAGACATCTCCCACAACTACTCGGAACTGCCCCTCAAACTTCTTATTCGGAGAAATCTTGTCTTCGGTCACATTCGGGAATTCAGAGACAATCAAATCCTTGTCGAATCCCTTAGCCTGAATCTGCTCCTCTGCATGCCGTGTAAAAATAAGCTTCATTCCATTAGTGGATTCCATCTTTACCTCCATTCGTTGGTGCAAGTCTAACAAGCTTGGGGTTGAACGTCAACCCCGTGATGTGGTCACATGTGTGACACAATCCACACTGAACCCCAGAAACCTACCACGCCGCCAAGAACACCACAGGTGGTGTAAATTACCAGCTTGAAAAGCCATTCAATGATTCGCATTGCATCTCCTTAAATAAGCTTGGGCCGGGTTGATTTGCAACCCGGCCCAATTTATCAAACAGCCATCTGAGTATACATCAGAAGGCTAATTTCAGCGTCAACACTCAGATTGTAAACAACCTTCTCGTCACGCTCATCATCATGAATTTCCACAGAAAAGAAAGTCCCATTATCGGTGGGAAGACTGGATACGACTCCCATGTGCTCCTTCTTTCCGGCCCGGAAAAGAACATAGTCGCCCTCTTCAAGCTGAGCAGGAGTCAGGGTGTCAACAACAGACATGTCATCCATAGAAACTCTCTCAATCCTCTTCTTTTGAAATGGAATAGATGAAAATCGCTCTTCATCCGAAGCTGTCTGGTCCATAAGCTTACACATCAGGCACACTGCTGTCAAAATCCAGCGGGATGTTCCCTTCTGAACCAACAGAATCATACCACAGTTCTGCTTTTCAATTCCACACCGGCCACAAATGTCATTCTGGCAAATGTTCAGAATGCGAAGTGCCTCAGTAACACTAGGAAGGTGTGTATCATTACCCCGCCGCTCATTGCAAATCTTGTGAGCAAGAGCGTAGTTGGCCGCATGGTTAGGTCCACCATGAGACTTTGGAATGATGTGGTCCCGACTGGCTACAGTTCGCTTGACTCGCTTATCGCAAATCCAGCAGATTCCCTTCCAGCTCTCGAACACTCCATCAAGTGAGTTAGGGTCAGCCATTTTTCCTTGCCTTTCTTCCGGGCTTCTTGAGAGAACCCTACCTAAGCTTGGTGAGGCTGTCAAGCCCCACCAGAAGATTACTCTGCGTTCATGTCCCGTGGCATACGGTCAACCTGTGCCACAATTCGGGAACCCGTTCGGCCAACAATTTGAGCAATCTTTTCCGGAGCACCCATCAATTCAATAATGATATTCTTAGGGTCAGTTGCTTGAAGAATTTCAGACTCTACACCAAACACACAAGCCTGAACATTAACAACAGACGCATTCCGCTGAGTGGTGCTTACCTTAACAATAGCCAATGTATTTCCTTTTACTTGTTCTCAATGTAACTATAAGGGTCAAAATCAAAGCTAGAATCAACAAAAGTACGCTGCTCTGGCTCATCAATGACCTTGAAGTCACCAGTCTCGTCATCGTAATCGTAAACCGTAGGCATGTTAATCCTCCTTGTTTATGTTTGCTGATATGAAGAGATTCCGGCACAACAGCCGACTTGTTGCTTAGCTCCTTGCCTGATTAGACTGATAGGAGTACCGGAATCTATTTGAAAGAAAGGCGTTGGTTATTCAACCTAACGAATGTATCTAGTGTAGCATGTTTAATCAGGCTGGTCAACACCAGGACAACGAACCCTCTTACGGTCCAGCATCCTCAAATGGCTAGGGTGTGGCCGTGAGACTCCACAAGGCTTCGGTTGCTCCGTAAGTCCGTTGGCTTCCTTGTGGGCTGTCAGAGCCCCATCTAGAGCCTGTCCGATGGTCGTCACACCAAGAGTCATGGCACCCAATGCCGGGTCCCTGTTCTTAGTTGCTGCAATAGATGTTTCATTCGAGATATCAAACAATAGCTGAACTAGATGCTCTAGGTCAACGAATACCCTTTCTTCGATTACCTTTGTCTCCAAAGCTTTGGTGAACATTGGCAGTTTCAATTTCATTCCTCCTTCAAGCTTGGGGAATTACTTCCCCATGTATTCCTAAAAGTCAAGGTCTGCATCAATCAGGAAGATACCCCACCATGCAAGGAATACAAAAAGCCAGACAACGAAGTAATTCGGGTCATGGCCAGTCATGAATGCAATTGCCTCAATAACCCCGGCAATTACTGCACTCCCAACTACAGAAAGCAGAAACTCTGCCATCGCTTTATCTCCTCATTATACAATACAAAAGCTTGAGGGGCTATCCCGTTTATGAGATAGCCCCTCTATTCACAGATTAGGCAGTTGCGAATTCCATCATCCGGCCGAAGACCCGGGTCCGGAACTCATTCGTCTTTGCCTCCATACCCATTCCAGCAGCATGGAAGTTCTCCAGATTCGGAGTATCCGTTCCCTCTTCATTTCGCAGGTTACGGAACCACTGGTTGTGCTCAGTCAGAACCTGAAGACCACGGTAGGCGTTATTCGGAAGGTCAGTGACAGACTTGGTAGAGTCTCCCCAGACATCCAGAATAGTATCAATCTTGTTTTCCCACCGAGTGTAAGCCCCAGCCTTTTCGGCATCCGGCTCAGGGAATTCGGCCAGAACAATCCGCTCGAATTCCACCATGGTCATATCCTTGGCGTAAAGAGTCTGCATGGCAGCCTCAAACTCTTCATCGTAATCCTCAGCAAACCCTAGAGCCAACTTAGCCTCAGCAAGACGGCCTTCCAGCTTCTGAGTGTGACGAATGCTGAATTCCGCGCCATTCTCCTTCAGACCAATGTTCAGAGTATTCTTGCAAACAACACGGGTGTTGATACGCTTGGCAACAATCTTGCCAGAACCATCGTGAGAAGACTTCAGAAGAAGATACTTCTTAATGATATCTCCTGCGCCATTCGGGTCAAGAACAATGTCTTCCGTATCGGCAAGAGTTGCAAATACCGTTCGGCCACCATCAAGGCTACCAGCCGTTTCCCACCGGCGCCTCTGATTGGTCAGATTGTCACCGAAGGCGAAAAGCTCTTCGTTCGGGAAAAGCTTATAGCGCCGCCCAACAATTCCAAGACGGTCAACGCGCTTCATGAACGGATTGTCGCGAAGAATCTTGTACTCGATACGGTCAGAATACTCACCATCGATGTCCAGTGGAACCATACGAAGATTCCAGTTAGAAAGGTGAGCAAGGTCCAACATCTCAGACGTGGTGACCGGCTTGTCAAACACCGTACCAAGTCCATGCCAAGCTTCCTCACGGAGGGAAGCAAATGCAGCCATATCCTTGTAGGTCTCAACAGCAGCAACCATGATTTTTTCTCCTCGGTTTGTCTTGCTTGATTGATTAAAGACTAGCAGGTGCTTCGGTGCCTGTCAAGGCTTCAGTTGGATGCCAAACTGGTTCATAGTGTCAACCAAAACCATGGCGTTCTTCGGTCCATCAGAATCATCATTCTGATAAACGTATGCATCTGCTTCGGCAAAGATAATGGCAATTGCCAAATCCATAAGCCTACCGCGAACTCCTGGACTAGCAGTATTTACCATAGCATTAGCCAACTGAATGACATTGCTATCCACATTGGTAATGGAGTCAAGAAGCTTGTTAATCGCAGCATTATCGCGCCTATTTCCACGGTGCTGGTGATTCGTCAGCCTAGCACCAGGATAATCCGGCCGATATGAATTGTCTCCGTACATTTTTTCCTCTCAGTTGGGGAGGTTTATCCTCCCCAACAACGTTACCCTACTTAACCGGGCGGGTCAACATCAGAGGCTGACCACCAAGATAACTTGGGGCAACCGGACCATCCTGGCATCCACAGTAGGATACCCCACGAGAGCACTTCCCGCAAGTCATCACGGCAACCAGCGGCTCCGAAATGAATGCCGGGTCAGTATCCTTACGCTTGGCAAAAGTATAACCAACCGTCTCAGACCTGACAATAGACCTCTTTACAGCAGACTTCTTAACGGCCACCTTCTTTTCAACCTTGTTAGATGCAAGGTAGGCGTTGATAAGAGCTGTAGAAAGCTTACCGCGCTTTCCCTTTTCGATAGCCCCAGTCTGCTCACCCCATGCACGAACAGCCTTGACGTCGTATTCATCCTGAGTGGGGCGACGGACACTCACAGGCTTAGGAGAAACTTCCTTGACCCTCTTTGTCCTATTCTGCCTTTCCAGCTTAGCAATTTCAGCCGGGGTCAGGTCAAAAACCATACCCTCAGACTTAGCCTTTTCCAAAGCAGCCTTAGCTTCAGAAGAAAACCGCCCGCGTCCTTCCTTAGCGAGACCGATGCTAATAAGGTATTCACGCTCCGTAGCCATTTAACTATTCCTTTTCAGTCAGTGTAGTAAATGTCAGAACCAGCCATGTAAACATACTCGGCATCCATCACACGCTCACCAGTCCTGGTGTTGTAGTATCCACCAAGAGAGCCGATGAACCGAGCACGATTCCAGTTCTTCACCGCACGAGAAAACATACCATCCTCAGCACGGGGGGTCAAGATGTTGTCGGTCTCCTCAATCACCTCACCAAGGAGAGTCCGGCCAAAATGCACCTTCTTAAGCACAACAGTTCCGGCAACGTGGGTGTCACGAACCTTGCCGAGACGCTTGACAACAATCCCGCCAACCTTAGAGCGAGAGGTCTTCTTAACCGTGCTCTTGTTGAATCGAACGGACACCTTCATTTTGACCTCCTGTTGGTTTCTTGAGTCCTACTTTAGCTGTCTTGTCTCTTGCTGTCAACCCCCAATTTTTTGGGCGGGTTGCTTCGATGGGTCAGACACTACGGGAGCAGAGGGAAGATGTCAACCTCTTGATTCCTCAACCGAAGTATGGTATCACGCATGCGTGTTCATATATACATTCAAGCTTGCCCCTGAATGGGGCAAATAGGCCCTTTACGAAAGGTCTAATTTTTGCGCCGAATTTTTAGCTCTTTACGAAAGGTCACCTTTTTTGGCACAAAAAGTCTTTCTTCAAAATCTTCTTCGTCTTCCGGCCACCATTCTGGTTCTCGAATTCCAAACCATACCTGGTCCACGGAAATTAGCTCACCTTCCATATTGCCTCCTGAGTCTATTGTACCTCAAGAGTTTTACACTAGCCATTCCTCAGGAAATTCATCCGGGATTTCGTAGTGGTCTTCTCCTTCGGGAACTTCATCATATACACATTCCATAAACTCATCAATGACCGCCCGCTCAAATGTAGCCAAAGCATCTCCGTCATTTGAGGTAATCCAGAACAAAACGGATTCATTGTCTGCTTCTACCCTGATATCACCAATCCCTGATTCTCCGCATTCTGAATTGAATGCATCATGAATCAAATCCCGGGCAAAAATCCACCGGGCGGATGTTGTGGTCTTACCAGTATTATAGAATGTGAATTCAAGTACAGCAGGGTCATCACTGCTATAGAAAAGCTTAGCAGGAATTTCCTTATCCCCAACAGCACAAAAGGTGTTAAACTCAACAGACACGTTTACTCCGCAGCAGATTCAGCCGCGAATTGTGCGGCATAGTACTTATCGACAATCTCTTCAGCCCTGGCCTTTTCACTAAACCGGGCTGTCGCCTTGCCTTCATGTGTATCCCAAATAGCCCACTGTCCCGTAGGCTTGTTGTATCGGTCTACATCTTCTCGAACTTCATATCTCATGGTCAGATATTACCAACCCTTCATATCAGATGTCAAGCTACTCGAACAGCGCGAATTTCATTGTCTGCCTGAATATAGTAATCTGGAACAGGACCAGGCTTATTACGTTCATTAATTTTGTTAATTCTTTCCTGGGCCTCTTCTGGTGTATCAAAGTCTTCAGTCCAGCAAGATTCACCCCAACCGCGCTCACGCTCTGTAACCCAAATTCTATACTTGAACTTCATAATACCTCCAAGCTTGCGGGTTGCCCCGCAGCACCGTCACTTAGAACGATAGTCTACCACAGTCTTCTTGAAGGGCTCAACCTCTTCAAGCTCTCCATCCCACATAGAACCCTCATAAGAATCATGAGTGCCGTTCATGCGGAAATACTGGTCACCAACCTTGAAAACTTCCCAGAGATACTTTTCTCCGCCATTTTCAACACCAATTGCCTTTACACCAAGTGACGGAAGCTCTGCCTCTTCATCATGACTGTCATTCACCATGTAAAGGAACTCTGACCAATCGCCATCATAGTCTTCAAGAATTGCATCTTGAATTTGATTCTTAGTATACATTAAACCGCCCGGTACTTTGTAACAGTCTCTTGATAAGGCTCAACCTCTTCGAGAGTGCCATCCCAATAGCTAGCATCCCAAGAGTTGTGTGTTCCCTGCTTACGGAAAAACTGTTGTCCAATTCGAAAGACTACATCCATGTAATCCCCGCCGCCTTCATAACCACCTTCACGGGCAACACCATAAGCCACTGCACCATCAAGCATGGTCAATTCGTAGCCATCCGTGCCAACCTCACCATAGAATTCTTCGGGATAACCGTCAAACTCTTCCTCAATAGCCGCCTCAACCTGAGCAGCACTGAACTTAGTCATGTTATTCTCCAATCAGAAAGCTTGCCCCTTTCGGGGCGGGATATCAGACTGGCTCATAAACCGTGACAATCCTGTCTACAGGCTTTACCTCAGTAATAGAGCCATCCCAATCTGAACTGTCCCATGAGTCGTAGTAACCAACCTTCTTTACGAATCGGTCACCAATCTTAACAACCATGGTTCGTTCTTCCTGACCATCTGCATAGTCAGTAGAACGCTCAACAACCTTAGCCTTACCATATAGGGTATTCAGCTCAATAGCATCACCGGACCAAAGAACCTGATAAAATCCAAAGGTTCCATGGAAGGTACCATACCTGAACTTAAACTCCCAATTCTTGGCAAGATACTGTTCAAATTCAGTTACAAAATCATTCATAGCGTTATCAACTTATCCTTATTATTCAGATGAATCTTCAAGTAATCAACATCCGGCCGGTACAGCTCATTCCAGTGTAGCACGATGAACTTGGGAAACCAACCCTTTGAGAAGTCAGTAATTGTCTTCCGCATTGCCCAATTGTAGGCGCCTCTAGGACTCTTCACATAATTGCTGGGGATGAGAATTCGTTCTAGAGCCGTTGCGTACACCTCTTCACGGACAAGCTTGAACCTATCCTCTTGTGAGAGAGACCAGAACTTTGATTCATCTACCATAACTTCATGCCCGTCCCGCAAAATTCTGCTGAATAGCGGTTCATCATAATAGGCAATAGACTGATGAATGCTGTCATGCTCATAAATCCGGTCCACATTTGGATTGAAAAATTCATCGGCGGGTACGTTAAGAAACGCCTTCTTCTTTCCATGACGCTCAACCCAAATACTATACAGAATATCATACAGCTCAGGAACAAGATGGTCGTACCCCTTGTCCTGAAGGAACTTCACATCGTACATATGCTTCCACCACTTGCGGTCACCATGAAACCAAAAAGCATGGGAAACTTTGATGGTGTATAGCTCTTCAATGGAAGCAACAATCCCAAACTTCCATTCATATTCAGAAAGCTTCGGATGCCAGAATGACTCAACATTTGGAATAAATTCATCCGAAAAGCAATCTGTATCGCTAGGCGTTCTTGGGAAATGCTCCCCAAACCAGAACTTCATTGCCTGAGAACCAATAAGAATTCTTGTCATTATATGTCCTTTACGAAAGGGGAAAAAGCTTGGCCAGATTTTCATCTGGCCGCATCTTTACAGATGCTTCAAATCGCACGTCTTGAGCTTAAACATAACCCGCTCTCCACGCTGGTCATACAGATTCCACGGCGGCTTTGCAATAACACCTTCTGCATCATAATCTTCATTGATTGCAAAGGTGGACTTAAATCCCCCGGCAACCATCAGAAAGATACTCTCAGTAGTCATTGTCCCCAGGTTAGGAACCTGCTCAACACCAAAGTACTCGGCGTTCTTACGAACATCCTCAGGTGCCAACCATACCTTGTCATTCACCATCATGTCAAATGCCCGGAATCCAAGCTCAGTAGAATAATTCCCACCAGACTGAATCCTTGGGCCATATAGCTCACCATAGATGGTCAGCGTATCAAGGTTGAATGCATTAATGGTGTGAAGAACCTTACCGCGAATGCTGTCACCAAGCTCCTCAAGAAAATTCTCCTGGCCAATGGTAAACTGCGCGCGCTCGGTACGCCCATTAATATCAAACGAGCCGTTAAAAACCCTGTGGAACTTCAGCTGAACGTTTGTACCGTCAACCTTCTCCGTAACATCCCAAGCATCAATCAGAGAAAATTCCGGCCGGGTATATGTACCGACAAGAAGCTCTGACTTCTTCTCAGGATTACGCTTGTACAGATTATCAATCTTAGGGTACTCGCGCATTATATCTCTCCTTATGTAGACAAAGCTTGGGGTCTCTTTACGAAACCCCGCCAAATCAGAATTGAATCTGACTCAGCCAATGGAGGAAATTCTCAGTCCCCTCCTTGAGAGAAGGTCCAACTCCAGTAGAACCAAGGTAAAGCCCGAACATCACAGCGATGAACGCGTGGAGCTTACCCATATTGTCCTTCAGAATACACACCACAAGGGCGATGCCGAAGAGAACCACTAGCGAAATAGTCATAATTATTATCTATTCTCTTTGATTCTATATCTTTGCTATAAGTTGTTTTATTCTTTTTCTATTCTAACTAGCTTGAGAGGAGCTGTCAACCCCTCTCTTGGTAACTATTTGATATCGTGCTCTCTCCAGATGACAGGATTTTTGCCATCTGGCTTTACGATATACTTAAATCCCGCCGCATCTGACAGAATGTTAATAATTGTTGCAGAAATGTTACCTGGACCTGTTACAATCTGGCCCTTTTTGTACTTAGGCTTCATCAATATCTTCAGTGTAGAACAAATCAAACGTAAAAACAGGAATAGCAATCTCTTCCGGAGCCTTTGATTTCTCAAGCCTGCCGAAATTCAGAACAAGACAGTAATTCTCAAGTCTGTGAGAATATACCTTGTATGTATCGTGCTTTCCATCCGTCTGTACAATTACGTTATACTTCATGCTCGCTTTAGCTGTCCTTCACTAAGAATGCGATTCCCATCAGAAAACTTAACAGTGTACTTTGGTGCCCTAGGGTCAGTAGTCCAGACCTTTGTAATCTGTCCTTGCCTACCATTATACTCGACCCATTCATTATTCTTGAAGTTAGGCTGTCGATTACTCATTTATCACCTCTCATGTTGTGGTTGTTACAAGAACAACCGTACTTACGCCATCTATTACGGACCCGCCGCGAATAACGGCGGGATGCAATAAGACGCTGTGCCTTACGATACCTCAAAGCCATCTCTGTTCCTTACACAACTTCAATTGACTTTCCCAGTATGTTCTAATAGGACCAGTTTGATAAATCATTCTTACCTTGTACTTATTTCTCTTCCTGCCCGGCTTTGCTTCAATGATTCTACCTCTCATCATTGAAATATCACCAAGCTGAACGAATTGCCCTCTTGAAAACTTTAAGTCACTCATGAACCCATCTCCAATTGATTGCGCCTACCCTGCCAAAGCCAGAATCCACGCACTTCCATCAAAATGACACCGAGCTTATTATAACCCTTGCCACCTACGCGACCCCAAAAAGTATCGCCCCAGTCATTTCCTTCCACAAGCATTGCATCATCAGTCATACATAGTTCCCCGCGAAGGTCAGTGTGCTGATAAAACTTTTGCCAGACAACCTCTCGCATACATTCGACCTTGATATCATCCCACTTACGGGTGTCAATCTTGACAGAACGACCAAGATACTTTGCCTTACCGGGTGATGGTGCGTTGGCTACCGAAAGAACATACTCCCTCCTCTTGGCTGTGTCAAGCATGGCGTGACACTTGGCGGCCTGGAAGGCATGCTCTCCTGTAGGCATGGACACCTCCTCACCATTCATAGAAAAAATTGTGGGAGCCTCAAAAAAGTTGCTGAGGAAAAAGTACTCTCCATCAAATCTAGGTACTACATGCATTTTTTACTCCGCATATCGGTTGAACATCCACGGGTCCGGTACATCCGGTCCGGGGTCTATTGTGGGGACGCTAGCATAATACTTGCGCTCACGCACACATCCCTTCATCATACAACTATGTGCAGAGCCTTCATGAGTTTCCTCAAATCCCAGCTTGTCATAGTAGTAATGAATCGTCTTCATTAATTTCCTTTCAAATACAAAAAGGGCCAGGGATTTCTCCCTAGCCCAATTGTATCAATCTTCATACATCACATATGCTGTCAGAGGAAACTCATCATCTTCCGCATTCGCCTCGATATTTATACCAAGAATCACCCGGTGACTGACAGCCTCTGCAAAATCGGCAATCTCTCTCAAAAGACCCACATAGGTCTCTCCGCGAAAAGCCTTAGCCTTAGCAATTACCAAATCATAGTTGCCCATTAAATAGTCCCTTCGTACTTATAATACTTCTTGTTCTTTGTCGGATACAGCAAGCCATGCATATCAGACTTTATCTTTTCTGCCGCACTCAGAATATTCTTTCGAATTTCATCATCATCTTCAAGACTCTTGTCAAGAAGTTCAGAATCTACAAAATTGTATAGACCGAATGCAACGTGGGCTTCAAGATAAAGTGTTGGATTATACTTATTGCACAGCCTCCATCGATATCCATGAGGAAGCTTAGGAAGGTCAATATCACTTAGCATTCTGTCTCCACTCTAGGGCTTGGTGCCGAAGTACTTGAAGAATTCCTTGTCAAGGCCATTTCGTTCAACGAGAACCTTTGCTGCCTTAAGGATAGCATTCTCAGTTGAGTAATTGGCAAATGACTTGCTAGGAGCAACTGAATCAAGGTCTTCCCACCTAGCCTTACCAAAGCGGGGCTTCTTAAGATATTGAATTGAAAGTACTGGAAGTACATAATCAAGCTCAACCCGCCGAAAATTCCATCGCATATTCTCAGGAAGAGCAGGAAGGTCCAAATCCTTAAGCATCTGATTCTCCTTTAAATTTTAAAATTGAAAGCTTGCGGGTTTTTACACCCGCCCCGAATTATTCGCCAAGCTCCCTGAGGATTGTGACGGATGTTCGGCCAGTAATAACAGCAGTCTGTTCCCCTACCTTAAAGTGCAGAACAGTAGGGACTGACTGAATACCATATGCATTAATGGCATCAGGAACCTCAAGAAGGTCAACAACCACAAAAGTCTTATCAGACTTCGCGGCTGCCTTTTCAAAATGAGGCTTCAGCCTAGTACAGTAAACACAACCAACTGACTTACTGAAATCAACAACAAGTTCATCATTGTTGTTCATCAGTTCCGTTAGCTCAGCAATAGACCGAGCATTATGAACCTGACTCAAGAATGTACACCTCCGTTACCGCAAGGTCGGCACCATCATAGCCATCATCATGAAGGCTGTCAAGGAACTGCTGACGTGCCTCTTCATCACTTCCGGCCGTAAATGTACCGAAGTGGCGTACATAACCCTTCACCATATAGCGATGAGTTGGCTTCTTAGAATTGACGTCAACATAGTTTACATCGTAAACAGTCCCATCACTTACATTAGGGAAAGTCTTCTTAACGAAACTGTTGTACGTTCCGCCGATGCTTTCAAGGGTTACAAATCCCTTGTAAAATCCCTCGGGCACGCTGCCGTAAATTGCAGACCCGCCATTGTGAAACTCAATGGCCATCGTCTCATTGCCAGAATTGTAATATACAGTCGTGGCAAGACTGCTATCAACGTCGGTCTTATCAGTATACTCAAACGTTGCTGTCTTCATTATTTTCTCCAATTGTTCCTGCATGAACAAACACGTCAATAACACCTGTCCGCTTTTTAAACAGCAGATGCCCAACCTCAAGTTGAGTATTGTCATCGTGTTCTGTCAACATTAGCACGGCTTTCTGAAGAGCCTTTTCAATGTCATCAGCGTCGGGATTGGCATAGCCATAATCGAACTTCCACTTATAATCTTTAGCAAGGAAGTGGGTGGCCAATTCTTCAGAAAGTTGCTTCACGCGTTGCCCCAATAGTAATCTTAGGGGTTGCGTCCCTTACATCTACTGAAACAACATCTGCGGAATTCTCAGCAGACTTTACAATCTCTGCAATCCGGCCGTAAACCTCAGCCATGTTATCCGCTTTAATCTTCAGTGTCAAGGTAACTGTTTTCTCAGTAGCCTTTGGATTCTGTGTCATCATGCCTTTCATTGTATCAGCTTCGGGCCCTTTACGAAAGGTCCCGTAAACCCGCCAAAATTAGCTTTCGGCGAACTTCTTAAGCGGAGTGGGCCTGCCCTTCTCCTTAATCAGATTCTCAAGTCCCTGTCTGCCACGATATTGAAACTTCTCAGCATCTTCGGCGGACCACTTTCCTTCGATGATACCCATTGAGAAGCGTGCTGGCAAGTACCTTCCGCCACCCTTGCACTCATGAGGCCAATAGCGGCGGTGTTCAGCCACAGCTAGGCACTGAACAGCGTACAAAAATGTCTGAGGCAACAGCGTATGCCCCCACCACTCCTCTAGCGTCTCAGAAATAAGACCGTTCTCAAAATCCCAACCAGTAGACTCAGGGTCTGCACCACGGACAACCTTGGCATAATCTCTCATCAATTCCTTAGCCTCCGGACCATGAGCCCAGAGCTTCTTTTCAAGGTCATGCCAAAGGTCACCATGAGTAAACTGATGCTTCACCCAACCCTTATTTACATCATCAACCATGACAACAAAATCTCCGCCCTTAGGGTCAGTATCGTTTTGATGCCGTCCAGGCATTGACAATGTAATATTGGGATAAGGCTTCATTTCCATTACATGAAGTTTATCCCCAGTTGCATAGGGAATTGATTCATGCAGAGTTTTAAAATCCATTTACTTCCTAATCTTATTCCAGACAACAGCAGCCAATCCCCATGCAATCATGATTGGCCAAGTTGCTGCGATAAGAACAGCCTGCACAAACCAATTCCATGGAATTTCCCCACCCATTACGGCAAGGAACATACATAGAATTACAAAGCAGAGCATTACAATTGCGCCAACCATATAGAAGCTAAAAAGGATGTCCATTGTCAACCTTCCTGTTATGAAAGCTTGCCCTTTCGGGCAGTTTATTACTTTGTATGATATTCCCATCCAACCCAAATTAGACAGATTATCAAACAAGGAAGCCAGAAAATTCCTATGGCAATAGAACGAATTGCCCCAAGCAAAGAAATGTCTCGCTTCCGGATATCAATAGTCGCAAGACCCCATGCAAGGAGAGTTGCATACATTCCAACCACTGTATATGCAATGATAAAGAATATCATAGGAACTTCAAGTCCTTCTTATTCCACAAAAAATATTCGGTCCATCCGTCTGGATTAGAACCTTCAATACACCACAACTCTGCCATATCCGGCCCGGCTTCGTCAACATCCCAGCGCCTAACCCTGGCCTTATACTTCCTACCGTTATGAGTAAATCCCACAAGCCTTCGGTAATTTTCACCTTGGGCTAGTTTGTTGAGCATTTTCTCATGCTCATACATTTTTATTGCGCCTTTGTAGTTGCTACGGTACCACAGTGCAACCAAGACGACAACCAGCAACACCCATCCCATAACAATCTCCCTTCAAAGCTTGCCCGTTTCCGGGCGGGTTGTTCATAGACCGTGCTTAGCCTGCCATTCAGCATTAACCTTCTTAATACGCTTCTCATCTCGATATCCAAGATAAGAAACAATCGGGAAGGAAACCGGCCAAATTGATGAACCAGCAATAACAACAGGAATCAGCAGAAGAGTCAGAAATGCTCCAACTTGGTCACCAGACTGACTATTCATCATAGCAAAGCAAAACACCATGAGTGAAAGGATAATCGCAAATACAGCGGCAGGAATAACCCAAACCCAGAACAGAATTTCCATCTTAATCCTTCTTAGGGAACATCATGGCAATGATGCCAAAAACAGACAGAGGAACAAAGAGCGTTCCAAGAATAATTGCAAACAGTAGAATCAGCAATCCGTCATGGATGCTTTCCCTAAATGCTCGGTAAATCCATGGACCCATTGCAGCCATCATAATAGCAAACCCGGCCAAAAAAACGATAAGCAGCCAAAGCATTTCAGTCTCCTCTAATCAGACCGCGAATGTAAAAGAACAGAGCATATGGAAGCCAAAATGCCGCAATAAGAAGTCTTACTGCAATTTCCAATGTAGCTCCTCGGTACATACCGTACCTCGGTATAAATCCATCATACTTGTCAATACCACACAAGAGCATAAACATCATAATGGCTGCCACAAGATAGTAGATGATTGTTACCGTAACTACCCAATCAGGCATTATTTTCTCCTTTTTAGACAGCTCCCCCAGCTAGACTCGAACTAACACCTCAGGCACCAAAAACCCGCGTCACTGCCATTAGACCATAGGGGAAAGACCCTTTACGAAAGGGTCAAAAATCACGCAGGAAATAGAGTCTTCAAACTTTTTCCAACCATCTCTGCTGCTTCGTTGATTGTATCAGCTTCACCAACTTCTAGCAACTGTAGGTCGTCCTCTTCTTCAGATTCAATTTCCTGAAAGACACCATATGTGTAGGTGCCTGCGTCATTACGATAGATTTGTACAGCAAAGCTGTATGAAACTGTTTCTTCCATGAGTATATTATAGCAGCTTAGGCGAGTCAAGCCAACCCGCCCGGATTTTTCAGAACTGCTGAGCAGCCTTCAGAAGAGCCTCATGCCAAGCACGTGCTTCTGTAATCCTCTTCTTTTCCTTCTCTAGACTTTCTACATCATTTCTGAGTGACCTTTCGAGATAGCTAACCTTATCATCAAGCCACTCTTCAAATGTAGGCGCATTGAAATTATATGTCTTGCAATCAAATTCAATGCTGCGCTCAAGCTGCTCCTTCATGAATTCCTTAAGGTTGTTAAGCTCCTTAGGAACATTCCATGCAATAACCCTACCAAGCATTTCGCCATACCGCTTAGCAAGTTCAGCATCCTTAACCTTCTGGTCAGAGTAATACTTTGTCATATCAGCAACATACTTGTTGTACTGCTGCCGCTGCTCATCTTCGGTAAGGGCAGTGAAATTGTCATAAGCAGTCTGAGACTTATCAACATAACCAGCATATGTAGATGTGCGGTCTTCAATTTGAAGAGTTACTGTATTCAGGTTGTCACGAAGATGAACATATGCACCAAAAGCCCGAGCACAATCAAGAACGAAATCGCTGAATGACTGCTCGCCATCATGAAGCTTGCTTGTATAACCAGTGGCCATTTCTTCTCCTAAATGAAAATGCCCCGGAACTTTTCCGGGGCTAAAGAGCGCTATGCGGGTGCCGCCCCCGCGTATCCAGTTTGGAAGACTGGCGCTCTACTGTTGAGCTAATAGCGCTTAAACTACAATGTTTATGTTTCTAACCCATCCTGCTCTAGTATGGGTTCTTCTTCTGTGACAGTTGGCACAAACAAGTTCACATTTTTCGATTTCTTTAAGAACATTGTCCCAAGAATATCCTTGCTGGACCATCTCGGCAATTCCCATCGTTTTGTCACTGATGTGGTCAAACTCCATTACTACAGGGTCTACCAATCCACAATCAGCACATGCATGCTCACTTTTGTACTTCCAACACTTATCGATAAGTTCTTGTTTCCTAGCCTTTACCTTAGCTACGACCTTATCTTTATTTACCGCATAATGCAACTTCTTATAATCACTGTTGCACTTTTTACAACTTGCAGCAAGTCCGTCGGGTCTTGCCTTATTCCTTGCAAATTCATCTGTAGCTTTTGTGTCCCTGCACTTTGGGCAATACTTCGTATCCATAGATGAATTATAACAAGCTTGACTTCTAATGTCAAATATACTAGAAGTCATGTGTGGATATAAAAGCGAAGAACGATGTGTTTACCCATAATTAGTTTGATAACCGTTCTTCTTCGACCCACACTTAAATACTACCACAGGCAACCAGGAGTGTCAACGCGGGACTGCAATCCATCCACGACTGCTTCCAGTCCCGTCCCGGCAATCTGGGCAATCTTCAGCAACAATGGCCTGCCCACGTCGATTATTTGCCTTCTTAGTCAGAAGACGTTTGCCTGTTCCTCTGCATTCTCGACATACTGTGTAGTGTCCGCCACCGATTGGCTTTGGCTTTTTCTTCATATCAGCAGTCTAGCACACGAAGATTGCGCATATCAAAAACATCACCCGGCTTAATAGCCTTCTGGACAATCATCATTCGGTCAGTGTTCTCAAACCACTGAAGACGAGAAGTCTCACTGTCAAAGTATCGAACACCATCACTATGACGATTACTGCCAGTAATCTTCAGTTGAACCTTATTGACCTGACGGGTGCCACTGTACCATGAGTGTTCAGTGTCCTTGAAGTCAACAACCTCACCCTCAATGATTCCGGGGCGGTTACCACTATACACCACCTTGTCACCAATCTCAAGAAGAACACCCTTGCAATCCTTCATCTCATAAGAGTATTCCTCAATCTCACTACGATGAACAATGGCCTTAGCAGTGTAGTACCTCTTGCCACCAGGGTAGTAACTGGCCTCATGAACATAGCCACCCTCAATATCAAGAAGGAAACGCCGCTCAATTGCTTCATCACTAGGAGTCTCAACATCAATCACAGTTCCGACCTTTCCAATAACATCGGAAAGGTTACCACTGTAATTGTCCTTAATCTTAACCTTAGAACCCTTAACAATCATTCCGCAAAAACCTCATATCCAAGAGAAAGCAGAGCATAAGCCTGCTTGATAATAAACCCAATAGCTTCCGCCTTCGTATCGAAGTAATGAGCTGTGGGCTTTCCAGTATAGTCAAATTCTAGAACAACTTCATCACCAACATACGAAAGAGAGACACCGCTCTGTTCGTTATCCTTCTTCCAAAGAGTGACCTGCATCATAATTTACTCCAATAAAAATGCCGGACTCTTTATGAATCCGGCCGGAAAGTCCCGTAGACGAGAATCGAACTCGCAAGCCTTCTCCTTGGCAAGGAGACGTGCAGCCATTACACCACTACGGAATAACAAGGCACTTTCAATTGGGCTAGCTCCAATTCGACAGTATTTAACATGCGCGTCAGACATGACCTTGCAAAGTACCCCCAGCGGGACTCGAACCCGCTCCTAAAGATTGAAAGCCTCTAATCCTAACCCATAGACGATGGGGGCATTGCCCTTACGGGCGGTTAATCAATGTTTACATCAAATTCTTTTCCGGCGTGAGGACCTTCATTAAGCTTAACTCTTGCCTTATTGCCGGTAATCTTCATGACTCTAGCACCATATCGCTTACCTTCATAACCAACACGGACAGAATCTCCAACTTTGTACTTATCCTTAGCCATGTACCGCCACGGGGAATCGAACCCCGACTTCTGGACTGAGAACCCAACGTACTAGCCGTTATACGATGGCGGCATAGAACCCTTTGTGGCGGTTCTTCTCCATTCAGTATATCTTAAGCGACTAGCTCTTGTCTAGTGCCTCCGCCTACTGACAGACGTTGAGGGTCTTTCTCCCTCTCGCATGTTCTATCTTAGCAAAACCATTATGGTCTGTCAAGCGTCACTCAGGTGCATCTTCAAGCGGAAGAATTACGTTACCGCTTGGGTCTGCCTCTCTTCCATAGATACCACCCGGAACCTCACCATCAACAGATGGTGGACGCCACTTCTGAATAAGCGTGGAGTTACCATCTAGGAAAATCTGAGCCTCATAAATATCGACGGGCTGTGCATCAAATGCATGCTCATATCCTACTTCTACAGGCTTAGTGATATAGATAAAGACATTGTCTGTATCATCATCATAGTAAAACCCGGAAATCTGATAATATGCCAAAACTTACACCTCCCTTCTTAGATGCGGAGATATAGCGCTCCGCTCGCTTGCACTGGTCAAGGTTGTCCATTCGCCTTGTTCTGTGCATTGCGCAAAGCCTCGGCAAGGTCTCCCTTTGCCTTCATGAATTCGTCCATAAGTTCATAGTACTTGCCTCGCCACTTATCAAGTTCATCTTCAACTGTGCGCAATTCTTCCCTAAGCCCCTTAATTTCTTCACGAAGCTCAGTCCTCATTTGCGCGGCAGCATCATCACGAATCTTTGAACGGCTAAGCCAATGCTCAATAAACTTAAGTCCTGAACCACCTAGCAAAGCCCCAAGCAGGGCAAGCCACGCCTGACTAATCTCTGGCATGATTACCCTCCTCCCACTTCAACCTTAGATGTGCCACGCCTGAAATGAGTGCCAGTGCAAATGTAGCAATCCATGAAACCCTCCCCAAACCTAGAATCATAGTTGAGGAAAGTCCGTAGAAGAGATAGAGAATGAAAATGGCAAATGTCGCCTGACGACGAATCATTTGCCTTCTTGCCCAACCTTTTCTGACCAGAGCAAATAGCAAAAGACCTGCTACAACCATCTGTACAGCACCAGTATATTGAGGAATATGTGCGCTTTCCCAAATCTGAGACTGAACAGACGAAGATGGCTTATAATATGGAGTAAGGAACCAAAGCCCCGCCAAAAATACAGCCAAAGCAACAATTGCTTCGATAGCTTCTGTCGGTTTTTCGGACACACTCCTAGCGTATTTCACTAGTCTGGACATATTAAAAGTATAACTTGGCAATACTTAAATGTCCAATTACGTATTTATTATGGTCCCCAGTGCGGGATTCGAACCCACAACCAACGTATTATAACTACGCCGCTTTTGCCAGTTAAGCTAACCGGGGTTGACGGGAAAACCCGCCCGTTTTTCAATTGTCAGGGAATCATCTCGCGCCCAAGAATAGCCTGCCCACAATACTTTCCGCCTCTAATAAATTCTGCAACAGAATTTGTTCCTTCCGCCCTGGCCACAAGAATCAGAACATAGCGAGGCTCATGACCAGCAGCCTTACACTTAGAACAGAACATATACTTTTTGTCGGCAATAAGTTTTGATTTGTGCGCACGTAGTTCATGGCGCTGCTCCCCACAACAGTAGCATACTACTTCGCTCAATCGCTTTCATATCCAATCTGTTCTACAACAATGTAATCATCATTGAGAACGTCAATTTCATAATGGTGTCCAAGGTAGTCATACGCGACCCGCGAAAAAAATGCGTTCTCTTGGATAAGCCAACCCGGAACATTCTCATCAATCATATGAATCCGGGTCATTCGGTCAGTTTCTTCTAGAAGGTGGTGCATTGGTAACTCCCTCAATGTGGCAGTTGACTTCGGACCTAATAGCATCTCTAACCCTGTAGAGATATTCTGCAAGTGCTACTTTCTGCGACTCACTAAATGACTCAATGTTGTCTTTATACACTCTCAAAGAGAGATAATCATTGAATTCAACAATATCTACAATAAAATTTGGATAAGGTGGCTTAAAACCCTTGAAGATTCTCTGAATCTCAGTGGTGTATTTTGTCATGTGTTTTTCACCACACTTTGAATCTCATCCCAAATTTCTTGGGTTTTGTGAGAGTTTCTATTCTTTTCTGGATTTCCAGCACCATTCCAATAAACCCCGCCCCAAACACCGTGCTCTCCGTCTGCACCTGCAAAGAAACACCGTTTCATTACTGGACAATGAAGGCAGACTTGGTCAGTTGCCTTTGCCGTTTCTTCATCAGTCTCATATTTATCGTAAAAGAATGATGTAGGCATATTAGCACACAAGGCCAAGTCTTGCCATTCAAAATCGTCAGGGTCTAGTCCAAATTCATCGAGAAGACTTGACATTCTTATTAGGGACCTTCCACACACCGTCAGTATCAACGGAAATCCTGCTCTCAACGCCCCATCGGCCGTTAAGAAATGCTCCGTTAACACTGTTGAAGCCATGGCGCGTTGGCTTCCAAAACACCATATCCCATCCATCCCAACGAACGTTGTTTCCAAGCGAACGCTGCTCACGGACAAATCGGTGTGCCGCCTTGTAACCAAGATTAGGCATAGGTCTTTACCTTTCGTTCAATTTGCATCATACAAGTATTTTAACAAAGTTGACACGTCTGTGTCAAGAGTAACCCGAGTGGGACTTGAACCCACGACCTGCAACTTAAAAGGAAGCTGCTCTAAACCAACTGAGCTACCGGGTTATGGGCCTAAGCCCTAGTCTGTCAAGATGCCATCGGCAGCCTTGACAATTTCTCCTACAACTTCAACAAAGTTGAAGTCTTCTACATTGATGGTCTCCCTCAAATTCCCGGCAGAAATTACCACATTTGCTGAAGGACCATATGCATAAGAACAATAACAGCCTTCTTGGGTTCCACCGCAACACGCGAATCCTTCATCAAAGTCCATGAATACCATGACATCATCAGGGTTAACATGCCTCTTGTCTGTTGAAAGTCTCTTTGCTCCCCAAACTCTGACAGCCTCTTGGTACTTCATTCCTTTGGCCTTCCACATAGATGACAGTTCTTACACCACCAGTTCATTTTCCCTCCTGGCTTTCTAGTATAAGCAAAAACCCGGCGCTTTGTCAACACCGGGTTTTCACCAAACTTCTTAGACTTACTTAGATGCAGGCTTACGAACAGCGGAAGTCTTGTTTGCTGTCTTGTCGTCATCAGAATCTGTAGAAACGTCCTCAGAAGTGGTTACTCCTGCATTGTCCGTTCCTCCAACCTCACGACGGAATGAAGCTGCGTTGAAATCACGACCACCCTCACGAGCACGACGCTCATTTAGTGGCTCAACGTCAGGACGGGCCTGGTAATTCTCTAGAGCCTCTTCGTAATTAACGAAGGCAGGGTCAGTCACACCAGCATCCTTAGCACGCTTAGCGGCAGCCTCCTCAACACCATGTGGACCATGTGGTTCAACGGCGTCAACTGACGTGTAAGGCTTGTACTCCTGCTTTGCAGCCTTAGCATCAGAAGCCTTTAGTGCCTCAGCACGCTCTTCCTTAGAAAGGATACGTGACTCTGGAGCCTTTTCATCATTTGCCATTTGAATGTTACACCTCCTTCAAACTTTCGGAGGCTTCAACCTCCATAAAGTCAATTATAGAAGGTTTATTTTCAAATGGCAAATGACTCAATTCCCGTGCTCGATAACCTTGCCAGTTGCCATCTTTACGCTATCAGAATCTGTGTCCAAAATCACATAACTGTAAAATTGGAAATCGCGGTCAAGCCCATAAACAAATGAATAGCCCTGCTGGTGCATAAAGGAATATTCCATCCACTTATGATAGTGGCCATGGAACCAAAGGTTCGGCCGGGTAGCCCGCCCAATTCGGTCCATATATCCACGATGCCTAGCAGAATCAATGTCAGGCTTCAAATTGCTCATCGGAACACAGGTAGGTGCATCGTGTGTGAACAGATAATCACATGGACGGTTAGCCTTCTCAAGTCCATAAACAACCCGCTCAGGAATTTCCTCATCAAGCCACAGAGTCTTTCCAACTGTACGATGATTCTTGTCTACAGAAACAGCACCACCTACAACCTGAAAAACTTTCTCAGAACCCTTTTCTCCCCATACCCAACGATTAACTCGCCCGGTATAAAGAATGTGAGACCTAACATATACGTGTCCGTGATAAGACTTCGCGTTGTTCTTTTCCCACCAATTGAGGTGGTCCCAGTTTTCATGATTCCCGCCGAGAAAATACAACTTCAAACCATTTCGTCGTAGTTCCTCATTTGCAGTATCAAGAAAGCGGTGACCCTCTGCTTCGTGAGTCCAAATACCAAAATCGCCAACCTGAAGAATTCGGTCACAACCCATTCGCTTGGCCTTATTAACCATATTCTTCAGCCACTGAGTCTCACCATGTGTGTCCCCAAGGACCATAACCTTCATTACTCATCCATTCCATGGCATTTCGTCATACTGTTGCCAGTGTGACCTATTATCAATCCATCCGCCCGGCTTCCAGAAGTCCTCTTCTTCAATCGTAGAAAATTCTGGAACATCGTCTTCAGGGTACCAATCCCTATCCATCAGCTTGCGTACAAATTCTCGCATAAATATACCTCCTTAGATAATCTGCCCGAAGAATACCCTTGCACAAAACCTGTAGTCGTTTGCCACAAGACCTCTTGCGTATTCCATATCACGAATGATTACCATATCGGCAAAGTCATCGCATGGAACAATATTATCATCCCTGTCGAGTCGGCAAGGCTTTCCAGTCGAACGTTCTTGAATGTAGAATAGCATTTCCTTCTCCTTTATTAGAAAGCTTGCCCCCAATTCAGGGGGCGGAATCAATTACTGATTCCAGGGTGCATCGTACTCGTCATCATCATCTTCATCATAAGGATAAGGAACGGTGTACAGATGTCCTACCGGCTGATACGTCTGGACATTCCGAATGTTGTCAAACTTTGGTCCAAGTTCCTCTTCAGTAGACTCTTCATCATACTCATCAACATCCGGCGTGTCAACCGTACCATGAAGAGCACCAGGAAGCTCCTGGTCTACAACCTCAACAACAGTGTACCGGCAAACGCGCATCTTTTGGTCCTGACAGTCCGTTGGTACGGAAACTACGTCCCGTGGATTAATCTCGACAGTCAGAACTGCACCCTCAGCAAATCCACTTGCGTAATTCCACGTACCGGCGTGAAGACCAGTATGGCACCCGCGAGACGGGTCATGCTGAACTTCTCCGCGAGGCATCTCAATAACCGCGCCAATCGGGTTAGGAATGGCACCATTGTGAACCTCACCATCTACAACAGCACGACCGTGGTGAATGCTCTCATAAGCATCGCCAACCTTCCGGACGCCCTTGTAAGCAAGAATGTTGCCGTCCGGGTTAATCGTGAAAGACCTGTCGTTAAGCCAACGGTAAAGCTGCTCACGGCTGTGAGGATTTGGATTCGTCTGAACCTTCTCGAAAAAGAGAATCAGAGGATTGAAGTCTTCAACACCCTCATTAATGAATCGAACAACCTGCTCGGTTAGAGCATTGTTTACTGGCTCACCATCAAAGTAGATAACGCCACCACTGATGGAAACCCGCTCAGAAAGCCGCCGAAAACGCTCTTCAGCAGCAGAAACATCGAACAGGGCAACAACAGAAGCATCGCCCGCTTCGCACATTTCCTTAATGCGGTCATAATTGTCATGACCGCTTGTGCAAGAATACATCTCTCCATCAATGAATGCAGTCAGATTAACTTCATCGGACTCAGAGAAACGGAAGATGCTAAATGGAAAACTCATTTATTACTCCTTATTAGATATCTTAGGAAGCTTGCGGGCATAAAGCCCGCCGCGATTACATCGCGTAAACCATGTTCACATACTGAATTGCATGATTGCGTGACGTTTCGTAGTCATGACGATTCAAGGCGTTAAGAAGCGGATACTTTTCAAATGGCTGATAAATCTCGCCAAGGTCAACTTCATCAAGGTACTCAAATTGCAGCACCATAGTCCTGGCAGCCTGATACTTCTTAACATTATCAGATTCAACCAGCGTCTTGCTAGCCCTAATCATCTTAGCAAGCATGGGGTCATGAACTTCAGACTCGTCCAAATTCGGCAGGATGTACTTTGAGTTGTAATCCAACATCATGTAAATCTTGTCGTCCTCTGTAAGAGAGTCTACCACATTCTTGTAGTGCTTCACAAGAACCTCATGAACCGTGGTGACGTTCTTTCGTTCCCGCCGCAACTTATCCCATCGATTGCTGGCAAGTCGCACAACGTGCATGTCTGGAAATTCCTTGCGCAGCCAACTAATGAAGTTTCGGTCAAGCTCCTTCAACTTAGCTGAAGAAATCATAGCCTTGACCTTTTCATCACCAATGGTACTGAGTGTCATTGACCGGAATCCCGCAGAAGTATAGACATCATAAGTTGGCTCAGTCCTCTCAACAGTCTGTCGAGCAGCCTTAACCTTCTTTACATCTTCCCAATCGTATGTGTGTTCATCACTAACCCACTTACCAAAAATCTCAGGAAGTTCATCCACAACAAGAATTACATTTGTTTGAGGAACGGAACTCTGACTAAGCCACAGCCTAATCTTCTCACGATTATGACTCTTGATATCAACGTTCGTGTAATTATAGATTACCACACGATTCGTCAGAGAATCAATAGACTCATAGCGGGCTTCATCAACAGCACCGCGACTATAATGAAGTCTGAAATTCATTCCACCCTTGATATTAATCTCAGTGGGAATAGACTCATCCATGTAAGTGAACTTATGTCCACGCTGAATGTGCCCATAAAGAATCTTAGACCAGTCACAGAAAGCCTTTGCAGCATCCATGTGATTATCACAGGCGTCAATATCGCGCTGCGCCGCCGCAGTTAGATTCTGAGCGAACTTATCCCTCAGCCCATCAAGAGTCTTTTCTGTACGAATAGTATACTGCAAAGCCTCTCGTGATGGTGTAAAGGTTACATCACCAATCTGAACCTTGGCAATAACACCAAAACGGGAACGCCAGTCCCGCCGATGAATTGCATGCTCACTATCAATCGGATAAGCAACATGACCCATAACAACAAAGTCATTCTCAAGGTTCGGAACAAGAATTAGGTCATCAGTAAGCTTACGCCCCTGAATCTTTTCTGGCTCAGCTCCATTAAGAAGGACAGTGCCCTCATGCCAAAACCTGAAGAACTCCGTAGACTTGCGGTGAAAAAGGTTATTCTTCTTAACAGGAACAGTGATTTCAACACCATTGCTGTCATCAGTTTCCGTCTCAGAAAGAATCTCCATAATACCAGAACCATCTTCGGTCCGGGAAACAACAACCTGAGTACGAATTCCATCCTTCACAGAATTAACCATGAACTGATTCGTGTAAGTAAGTGCTGCCTTACAACCAAGACCAAGCATTCCTGTAAACTCATCAGAATCACGCTTAGTAGAAGCACCATACTGAGAATAAACCTTGCGGATATCATCCGCATTCATTCCAACACCATTATCCTTAACCTTAAACATAGGGCTTAGAGAATTTGGTGTATAAACTTCAATGGGACTAGTAACACCCGCCCGAACTTGTGCATCCCAAGCATTGGTGCTGTACTCTCGTACAATAGCAAGCTCCGGGTCAGAATACAAGTCCGTCAGAACAGACATGATATGAGCAAGACTGTTCTGGTCAAACGACATGGCAACCTTTTCTCCACCAAGGTCACCAATTCGAGTAGCTACGGCCGAATTTGGTCGCATTGGTTATCTCCTTTTGTTGTACCAATGAAAGCTTGCGGGGACGAATCCCCGCCAAAATCAAATTCTCCTAAGATTTCTCTTAAGATATCCGATTTCTTCACCAATCTTCTTGGTCATCTTAAAACTAGGGCCAGAACTAGTAATTCTTACAGTGCATCCCTTAGAAGTAACCTCAGTTACAATTCCCTGGGCACCCTTTTCCTCACGTGGTGACAGTACTTCCACCTTGTCACCATTTACGAAATCTCGCATTGTCTACCATTCTACAATTTTAACAGTCTTGTTAAGGAACCTATTCTTTACGGCAAGCTCCTTAAACTTCTTTTGCATAGACCAATTATGTGGTGTTATATGCTTCTTACAAACATCGCACCATGGCCTAGACCACTCAACCTTCCACTCCGTCTTGGTGTAGCAATCATAGCAATAACCCCACGGAATGATATCAATATCAAACAAATGAAGTTGTTCAAAGGTCATAGACTGTGACATCGACATCCCTCAGCGTTAGCGTTCGGTTGATAATCGATTCTACCACATCCCACGAACCCCCCGCAAGACCGCAACCAATACGAGGCATATGAACAGTCGCACCAAGCTCAATTGCAAGCTCAGCAAGTTGCTCAAGAGCAATCTCAAGGGCATCATAGCAAAGAGGCTGCGGATTCAACTTGCTCACTGTACCATGTTGAGCAATCATATTCAAGACGTACAGGTCATCAGACAAGTAAACAGTCTGGGTCGCGCCAAGAGGCAGGAAGTAATCACGCCTACGCTCATACATATTCCGATACAACTTCTGTGGCTTCATGGAAAGCTTATTCAAAGCAAGAACAAATCCAGCTCCCCAGCCACCCTTATCATTGCACACATGAGCGATAATCTTCTTACCATCACCCTGTGGCTTCGTTGCGTCACCCTTGACATACTTTACCATATCTTACCTCACTTAGGCTCTGTTGTAATGACATACCGAAAAATACAGATTTCAACATGTCCTGAAGGTCTACGGCTAAATCTTATAGAACATGGCAAACTCTTATGGACCTTATAAATTCTCACAGAGACTCCAAAACTTCATCGATTACTGAATCACAGTCCTGATTAAACACCTTATATGCGTACTTGTCAAACGGTGTCTTTTCCTTGTTGATAATGATAGACTTTGAGATAT